CATTGATTTTACATTTTTCATAAGCACTCCCTTACCATAACAACATTTATGACCGAACGAATGTTCCCATTTTGACTTCTTTACAAATTTGCTCAACTCTTTGCTTGTATCGAAATGAATATAAAAGCCTTTCTCCTTCGTATCCATCGTTTACTGTCTTGTGGGTATAATATATAATAACGCTGCGACTTTATAGTTATTTCAATTTTTTAATTTCATTCAACAACATCTCATTGCTTGTCACACTTATTCCTTGATAGCGTCTCATTTCGCGGATAAGTGTGGCACGCGAAATATATGCAATCGCACACATAATACAGAATGACGAAATCAAAAAAAGAAATATTTGAATAATGACCCAAACAGTCAACAGTGGATTGGAAGTGGGGTCATTATTTGTAATTGTTGTTGTCGGCATCATTGATGGTTGCAGTGTAGTTGAAATGTTGTAAATAATTCTTGCCATTTTGTATGGTGTATGTCCGTGCGTTGTATATTATATTAAGTGTATTTTTATATTGTTATTAATATTGTTATCAAGTCATTTTTTGTATTAGACCATCACAAAGGAGGCGTCTTTCGCAATTCCACAAACACCTTCAGAATCTTCGCTATCACTTCGTCCAATGCGAATATAACCATATTCGCCCCAATCTTCGCCCCACGAATTCTTTACGATCCAATATTTCTTGCCATCTTCTTCGCCGTAGCCCACCGCCAACACGCCATGGTCCAGTGTTGTACCGCAGTTGGATGAATCCAAGATGCCACCCTTGTAAAACTGGAATGTTTTGGTGTCCGCTTCAATGCTAACGGCGACCGGAGACCGATACACCGCTTCACGGAGTAGACGCTCATTGTTTGCCGGAATATTGAAACATTGATTGAAATGAGCGACCTTTTGACAATCTTTCACGGTTTGTGTACAAATTTCACTTTCAGCGTGGTAAGGCACATCTTCCAATTTGCACATGCCAGCGTCAATTGCGTATTCAAACGCCTTATCCATCAAACCACCATTACACGCCATATTGCCGTAGCGACGCGAACAGTCCATCAACTGTTGCTCGCTGAAATTGTACAAGAGACTCGTACTGATTGCCCACGCTCCTTCCAGTGCGCCGGCCGCACTGAACGACCAACAACTTCCGCATTTACCTTGATTCTTCACGGTAGTAACGACCCCACGCTTGCGCCAATCCCAACTTTCTGGAGGAGAATTATAATCACTTGAACTCATCGTAAAGACGGCACAATTGCTCTTGTAATCTTGAGATGCTTGATTGAGACCTTTGTAGAGTTCATCAAATTCTTCGCGTGTGTGGTTGATAAACTGGTTTTCTTGAAATTTCACACCATTTTCACTCATTTGATTAAGTTTATCAATGTATTCGCGATTGTTGTACGCATATGACGTTCTAATGAATGCCGCAAAAAAAATAAATAGATTTGTCGTCGGAATTTTCATGTTTGTTTTTAATAATATAGTATTTGTATTTATTTTTATATTATATTCTTGTTAATATTCATTTTAATATTCATATTATACTTACCAAATGTTATATTTTCTCTTTTCATAATCGGTAAGAACCTTGTTTGATGGTAGAGATACGTATTTTCTACCGTTCAAATCCGCATCTCCAGTAGAATACAGTGTATATTTGGTTGTGTCGTTTTTTGAAACACGAGGGACGTTCTTAATAGAGTTTTTCCAAAGATCGCTGTTGCTTAGTTTGTTCATTTCTTGCGACGTGTAGGTTTTGTTTGAGCTCATATTCTTGCTAATGCTGATATAAAGCGCGGCGAGTTATTATATCAATTTTTTTATTTCAAAAAATTGAAATAAAAACAAAAGACAAATGTCACTCTATAAAGTGCCTGGCAGTAAGACAGATGGAGCGTGTAGAAAGACCCGAAGAAAATGAACTACAAAAACTTCAAGAAGAACACAAACTGCGACTTTTACAACAGCGCCTCAAGATACAAAAGGAACACGAACGTATATTTGGTCGTCATTTCGAAAGGCAATTTATGAAATATGTTAACGAATGTCATTTAAATCCCGATTGCGAAATCGAACTTGTCTATGATATTTATACAACTCGGTTTACCAGCGACACATATTACCAAAACATGCGCCACAAACAAAATATTCGCTGGGATGGAGCGCTGTACAGCACGATGCTAACGTTTCCAGTTAACACGCCCGATAAGTTGCTCTTCGTTCTGGATATGAACAACACCACAAATAAGATCGTTGGTATTGGACTGGTCCGGAATGTACTGGCAAAAGATCAAGATGTCAATATTTATGCGAATCCTGGTTTCAACAACTATGTATATAAAAGCACTTACTATATTCCGCTTACAACAACCTATGGCGACGATGAACATGGCTCTGAATGGCAAAAATTTATTGAAGACGAATTTGAGACTAAATTATTTTATGGCAAATCACATTCCAAACGCGGCGGCTCTTTTATGGTGTTTCCGCGCAAATTTAAACAACGAAAACATTTGTTCTTCTTGATTTCGCTGTTTATATTGATGAATCCAAACAAGTTTGTAGAAAATGTTATGAACAAAGTAAAGTTTTGATATGAGTTCCATCTTACTGTTTATTTAATATCTTATCGTGCTATGCTACATTTAAAATTGAATCTCAATCTATATTTTTTATTCTACACTATCAGAAAAGATAAGCCATCATGGACCTATTTCAGAACACGTGCGCAACCGAGCAAGAAATTGACACAAGTGGACTCACATTTGATATAGACGAAAGTTTGTCTGATGGCATTCCTAAGAAATACAAACATATCAAGAGGACTAACTCTTTCACGGAATGGGAAATCCCACCTTGGGACTTGAAATTGATGGAAGTAATTGGACAAGGACAGTTCGGACGTGTCCATCGCGCTCGATGGAAAAGCACGCCAGTCGCGGCAAAAATAGACAATGAACTCACAAACGAAGACAAACAAATTATTATCAACGAGTTAGATACACTAATAAAAATACACCATCCGAATATTGTCCAAATATTGGGGTTTGTTCAAGAACCATTTGCAATTGTCATGGAGTATTTACCAAACAAAGACCTGATGCATTTTATCAAACAAAAGAAAAGTATTGGTATAAATGCAAAAGTGAAAATATGTACGGATGTTTTGCGTGGTCTTGAATATCTGCACGGACGCAAACCGAAGTCGCTCATTCATCGTGATATCAAACCGCAAAATATTGTATTGACACGATCGGGACACGCGAAAATTGCCGATTTTGGTCTCAGTAAATTTATTGATAACAAGATCAAACGAAATAGTAGCAAAGACAGTCTGGAACAAATTCTCTCTTCGTCGCCGGGCGCTTCTACAGAAATATTGGAAAGTATTGGGGTGGGTGACAATAGCGAACTCACATCCCACGTAGGCTCCCGGCGTTATATGTCACCGGAAATGAAAAACAATCAAAAATATAATCATAAAACTGACATTTGGAGTGCTGGTATCGTTTTTGCGGAATTGTTTGAAAATGCGCGGTATGACGTGGAAGGAGAAGTCCCTACATTTAGATGGAAAAATACTCCGCTTAACATTCAGAATCTAATCAATCAACATATGCTCAAAGCAGACTATAAAGAAAGAGGGGGCGCAGACGAGTTGATACTGTTATTTGAAACGCTTCACGACGACTCGCCTCCGACTCCGAGACGTTTTAGTTTGGGATTCAAATTCAAATGGTAAATTCATTAGATATGGTTGATATGGTTAATTTTGAAATTATTTGTCAAATAAATGTCCAACATTTATATTTATATTGAATTATTTTTATATTTTCGCATACTAATGAAGCAAATATTTACAATGAGACTTGTCACATCATTGTTAGGGATTTTTCATTTGAGTGTTTGTTTGAATCAGCACGCAGTTGAAGGGATTCGCTTGAACGGCGCGACCAGCGTTAGCCGAGTGGGCGGCGGTTCAAGATGTCTGCTTTTTTTTACAGGAGGAAGTAATCTATTTCAATCCAGCATTTACAATGAGTTCATAGAAGAAATGGAATCAAGAGATATCGATGTGTACGACGTTCCATTTCAATATCAAATTTCTCAAGAAAATATTGACGACCTCTATTCAAAATACAAATATCAATATTCCAGTGTAAATGTTATGGGACACTCGTCGGGGTGCACGACACTTCTTAATCAGTGCTGTAAACTAGACGGAATTAAACACGTGTTTTTATTGGATCCGGTTAATACAAAATTTTCAAAAGACAAGTGGAACATAAACGGAAGGTTTGAATCTTTGTCTTTTATTCGCGCAATGAACTCTTACAAAATAACGCTTGACCCGTTTGGGTTACCTTTTATTCCAATATTCAAGTTAACAAGAGAAAACTTGAATAGTGATGTAACGGGAATATGGGAGCTGGACATCAACAACTACGGACATTCGGACATTTTGAATCGGCCTCTGGCGGACTTCATGCACAATACGCGCCTGAGCGTAGGGAACAAAAATCGGGGGGTGGAGTCCAAGAGAGAATATATTGACACAATTTTGTCTTTTATGGAGACTTTTATTGAAGATTAATTAACTAATTAATTTATATTTTCCCACATACTACCAATAAAGTTGATCTTGTTTTCAAAATAAAAGATACTGTCCGCCTTTTCAAAAAATAAATCCTTATAAGTAAAAAAAAAGCTGTCTATGTTGTCATCTATATTTGTGGGCGACAAGTGCTTGTTTGGAAGATTTTCGGGGTCCTTGCGCGGCGACTTCAAGTGTGCGTTCACTAACGTGTCATCGTAATACAATTTGTCATATATTCCATTTTTATAATATATATAATCGCTGTATTTGACCAACTCTTTGCTCGTGTGTATTGTCAATTCTTTTAAACTGTCTGTTAATAGTTTCAAACTCAACTTGATTTTGTCTTTTTTAGACGAACAATCAATGTATATTTTTTTGGTCCGGTAAGAGTCGATATGTGGTTGATGAAGGACGTGATATTCAACGCTACCGTCTCTATGGGAAGGTGGTAGCTTGAACAAGTTGACCGGATCCATCGAGAGTTCGTTTGATAAATAGTCAAGAATTAACGTGCCATATTGTCCGGTCTCCATGTCTTGAACATAGGTGTTGAGTTCGCACCGAAGGGTCTGCTTGTTGCCGTTCAAAAATGCCGGACTAGAACAATTATAAATGTTGACGCTCAAATATTTTGTGGATTCATCTTCTGGAAAAAGACAAACCGGAACAATAGACAAATTTTTATTATATTCATTGATGTAGTCTTGTAAGTAATTTGAATATTGCGGGGTTAGCCGGAAATTCAAATAAATGCTGCCCTCTGAAACAGTCAGTGGAATGTTCAAGGGCGTCTTGGTATATGGGTTGTACACTAGCGAGGGCATTCCGGCTAACAGTCCACCGTGAATGAATTTCAGAAACGGAAATTTCATCTTATGTTCTGATAATATTATATTTTGACATATGAATTATGGTTTATATTTAATAAAATTGAAATAGATTACGGTGAATACATATAACACTATTACAAACAACATATTCTCATCGGACAATGGCGAAACAACCTATCGCAGAGAACCTATTCGTCTTGATGGAGTGGCTTCGCCTGGGAAAATTATTTCACATTCACAAAGAGTTTCTCCTATATTTGGACATTACAGACATTGCAAGGCTGTGTTTTACTTCCAAACGCAGTTTTGACAAATATTTTCGGTTTTCGTGTTTACATTATATTGGTGTCAATAATAATTTGCTATCCCAATTGAGAATGGCGACTTTTAGGAAACAGATGACTCGTCTGGAAGTCTTAAAAGAAGGCGAGGAAAATATTCATCTGACCGGGCAAGTTAACGGAGCACGACGAGTAGGTACACTGCGTAAAATGTACGAACATAACAAAAAGTTCAAAAGAACGATCCATTCTGTATTGACCCAAAACTGAATGTATGAATGTATGAATATAACAACATTACAAACACGAATCTACCAAATTATAATAATTTTGTAAAATATGCGAACCCATATCGTCGCCCATTTGAGCCAATTTAATGGAAGCTAAAATAATACTTTTTTTTACTGCGTGGGACAAGTTTTCATTTTTCAAAATATTGGCTATAAAGTCATGATTTGCGCTCAATATATTGTGACCGACCGAATCGAACTTGGGTAGTGCGGACGAGACTGACAACACAATATTTTTACCCACCTCCTCGCTAAGATCATTCGCCCTTTCAGAGAAGTGGTTTACACTTTCGTGGTAAGAAAGATCGTGAAATGGTATGAAGGGCTTCATGTCAGACGACACCGAAGCGGGTTGAGCTAAAAGATTGAACGCCGAAACGGACGTGGAGGTGGACCCGGCGCTGAGAATGCTAAAGGCGACCGAAAATACAGAAAACGACTTGGACAAAGACAACCACTTCATGTGAGAGGTGTATATAAATGTAAAAGCATTTAAATAATTGATAAAATACATAATATAACTAATTAATGTTCATGATTAAAAGACAAATGAAACTAGGAACGGGACTATTGTTTGGTCTGATAGGTGCGATGATTCAAGGGGCACATTCGCTATCGTCCACCATGATGAAGCCGATGCTGAAGCAACACTTGCTGTTTTTTCCGGCGCGATTTCAGCAGCCGGTGCCACGTGAAATGTACGGAAATTTTATTTCCAAATTAAGTCATAATTACGAGGTTCATATTGCAAGCACCGACTCAAATAAGAATGGTGAACTATTAAATAAGCTAGCGCAAAAGACCGACTTTGACACAGTCTGTCTCATTTCTCACTCCAGTGGCGTGGCGGATTTGTGGGACACCTATTCGTCTTTCACGCAAGGTGAAATTGACAAGATCATTTTGATTGAACCACTTGACTTACAAAGTAGGGGCGTGGGTGTTTCGTTACCTTACAGCAACTTTTTTGATAAATTCAATGTGAATTTCGAAGTGGATATGTTACAGATTGACAAAATCAACGACATGATTGAAGGCGTTGTAGAGACTAATTATTTGGAACTGCTCAAGTCCAGTGTTTTTGGCGGATTTAGGCGTCAGAAAGGGACAAATGAGGACGAGGATGAGAAGGTGGTGGGTGCGGAGCAAAGCGTTCTTTCGCGCGAGATGGGAAATATGCTCGTGGTCAAGCACAAACAATCCGACAAATGGAGATTTGTTCCCACCATTCCACCACTTTCTATGTTGAACGCGGATTTGATGGATTTTCAAGATTCCATGGAGATTGACGAAGTTTTTATTGATAAGTTCAGCCATTTTGATATTTTAGACCGACCGTGGGCGAATCTGATGAACCGCGCATCGTTGCGCAACAACAAAGAGCAACAAGAACTTGACGAATACTTGGATTTACTCGACGATATTGTGTTTAGATTAATGTTTTAATAAGTTAATAAGTTAGATAGGCTTTGTATTATATATGATTTTTATATAATACAAATATGAAAATGCTACAACTAGCATCACAAAGTAAACTTCAATTGGGGCTTTATCGCGGTGTTGGAGGCAGAAGTGGTATGAAGATGTCGTTGGACCCACTGCTGCATACAACCACGCTTCCGTTGAACGGAATTGACATTGGGATGCCGCTCAATATTATTGATAATATATTTACGAATTTACACTATGGTTACGACATTACCACGCTGAAAGTTGTGCTTTTACAATTCTTGATTGGCTACTACACCTACGGAAAAGACAGATACAAAGACGCGGTGGAGTATATTGAACTACGTCAAGAGGGTCAGAAGCATGAAGGTGGCGATAGAATCGTTATTGCCGAAAAGAAGAAAGACTTGTATCAAACATTGTATAACAATTCATCATTCTATAAGAGGTCTTATTGCGCAGCATTTTATTGTATTATGTTTCTATTGTTCTATGACGATTATTGGTACTTGAATATACCGACCGCTGGGTTGTTATACAGCACCGAATATTACAAACAGTTGAAAGGACAAATTGTTGGATTCAAACCGGTCTTTGTGGCGAGCATGTGGACATTTTCGGCGGTTTTGTTGCCGTGTATTTTACACGATCATGATTATTCCATTTTGAGTGACGTGGACGATTATCTGCCTTGTTTTTTGGTCTTGTTTGCGTGCACTAATTTGGCGGATATCAAAGACATTGACGAAGATATTGAAAATAGCGTCAATACCATACCGGTTGCTTTTGGAAAAGAAAATACACAAATGCTCGTCATGGTCTGCTTGATGTTCTCGTCGCTTATTTTCGGTCTTCACCCCAATTACATGAATAGACCGTTGGTCAACGGCGCGTTTGAATTACAGAACGCGGTTTTGTCTTTTTTGACTTATCTTATTTGAGTTTCATTTGTTTGAATCCCATTCCACTACTAAATCTTTGCCTTTTGTGTAATTGCGATTTCCAATCTTATCAATATTATCCCAAGAAACTTTGAAAGTTCTGCGGGTTGTTTTACCTTCTGGTTTCAGCTTGTCAAATGAACCATAAGCATCGTTTCCCCAGTAATCTAACTCTTTTCCCTTTTTCAAATGAGGCGGCATCTTTCCGGATTTCGCCCAAATATAACTCACGACCTTCATATACCCCTTTTTTTCTTCTCTCCAATCTAAAGGGACCAAAAAATAATCTGTTGTTTTCTTTTTGGGATCATACTCCCAAGCTTCTGTAAAACTATATTTGTCTCCTTCAGGAGAACCTGTGTTAGAGACGGTTTGTATGATGACATTAACATTCTGATAAATCACTATATCATTCTCTTTACTGTCAATACGAAAATCTGCCGCCACTCCGTGACGTCCTTTTAAATTTTTCCTCCTTTTATTTATTATTTCCACTTTCATTATAAAGTAAGTGGATATAAATATGTAACTAACTTAGGGTTTTGCGCGTTCGTGGAGAACGACGAGTCTGCGTTCTTGATAATCGCGCAGAGCGCCGTAGCATGTCGCCATACACTTTGCGTGTACTTTTCTGCTTTTTACTATTCTTTTTGCGCGTGGATTCTTGGGGTCTTGCTACCCGCACTAGCGGAGTAGGAAGCGCACTGCTAACCGCATCCACATCCGGATTTGGCAATCCATACTTTTCATATAAGTGGTACATGGCGTTTTTCTTGAATTTTGCGTTATCTAAAAATGTTTGGATACTACGCTTGTGAGCGAATAACTTTGAATTATTATCAACTTCTTCGGTATTGAATTCCCATATTTTGCTATTGTCAAATAATATTTCATATTGATATTCAAATTCTATTTTTTTAGTATCTTTATTCTTGGCATAATTCCACTTTTTTTGTAAAATAACGCCGATATATTGTTTCGGGTCGTCCTTACCATCTTCTTTGAAATAGTTTTTGTCAAATTGAACAAAGTCAAATAAATCGTAAGTTTCATTTTTCATGACGGATTGACCCGACGTGTTTGGACTGTTATCTATTTTGTATTTTACTAGTTCGTGTTTGATATTATCGTGGAAATCAACCGTAAGCTTGATGGCAATCATTGGTTCTGCCTCTTTCACAACCAGTGGACGTTTAATCTTGTAGTTTTGTTCATGAATTTCATTATAAACAATCTTGGACACCTTGTTATTACGAGATGTTTTGATGTTCACCGCACGATACAACTTATTTTCGGTGTCACGGACAATCCGATTTAACAACCATTTGCATTGAGATGGCGCATATTCGTAGTTTACTCCACTCTCTCTATTTAAAAATAGTTTGGCTATTTTGATTGGGTAGTTGTGGTAATAATTGTAATTGGGCAATAAGCCATATGTCTCAATCGTTGTCATCTCATGCATCACATCCAATATGTGACTGATATGAGAAAAGTATTTCTTTTCACTTCCATTATCGGTCGTGTACGATAGTATAATACCACCGGGGGTCTTCTTCGCAGCCTTTGTCTGACTATTTTTTATTTGCACATAATATTCTCCGAATTTACGCAACGAATCAGTTGCCGTCCTATGGTAATAAATATCAACGATTGTTAACTTATCGCCTAGAGGAGGCGGGATATCTTGGTTCGGGTTGTTTACAAGTTTGTCCATGAAATATTTTTTATTCCCACGTCTCGTCTGAGGACGCGTTGATGCTTCTGTCGCTTTTTCTTTCTTGAACGCAAGAAAATCGTGGCGATACTCAATAATTTTCTCGGGAGACTGACTCTTCAAAAACATATCTTTATGTTCGCGAACTAATATTTTACTATTTCTACTTTTTCTTTTGAAGTGGTATGCCTCTTCAGGTCCTGGATTTTGTACCGAAATAAACATCAGCGCATCATTTATAATCTCTTTATAATTTTTAACATCTGGTAAGTACCACTCCGAAGGACGATTCGACGGCATATGTATAATTGCTCTTTCATACTTGTCCTTGAGAAATTTATGCAGACTCCTTTCTATCAACTCTGCGAAACTTGTTCCAGTACTCGCCGCTTCTCGACGATAAAAAAAGACATAATGCAACTTAAACCCATTATTCTCAAGACCGGGGATTAAAAACGTTTGTGCGCTCTCCAACCGAGTACTTATTTTCTGGCGCGAGTTTCCAAGTCTGCTCATACCGATCTTTAAAAATGTTCGCCCATCCACCTTTTTGGATATGATATAAATATAAGAACGATTCACATCGTACGAAGATTTATCAGAACCTACGTGAACTTTTGGTGGGAACTGTTTTGTGTTGAATAATTGAGAAATTAACGGTTCAGTGGTGGAATATTCAATACCATCAACAACTAACCATGCATCTTCTTTTTCAGATTTTTCTTCTTTCCGTTTCTTGTATGATACCTTTGGCGCATACACTATATCGTCCTCATCGTTAGAATATCCCATATCTGCATTGCCGTTTGACTTCTGATTCGGCGGTCCGGCAGACAGTCCTGACGCCATTTTATCGTGTTATAATATGATGGGAAAATAACTAGAACCAAATGAGTGCCATATATTATCGTAGCCATTATCTTTCTTTTAATGTTGCTACTATTGCGATAGATGCTCAATGTAATTTCTTAACATTTTGGTTTGTTCTTCGCTTTCTTTATTTATACTCTCAATCAAACATTGGAAACTTATACCAATATTTGATTGTTCGTTTTTATCATTTGTCATTTGTCTTTGATATCTTGCTAGCTCTCGCAAACAATTTACAAAATACGAAAGGCGTATAATGTTTCGCAGTGAGTGGCGAATAATTTGGTTTGTAGGGTGCTTGTAACACAATTCTCTTACCCAAATGTTTTGTTTTAAATACTCTTCAAAATGTCGATGATTATCCAAGATCAAGAGGTGCTTATGATGTAAAAAGTAATCCAAAAATAGGTAACTGGGAATCAAGAGTGGTGGTGGTGGGCTAAAGTAATATTCACGTAACAAAACAAATATGTTCTGGGTGTTGTAGTTTAGAACTCTTTTACAATTTTCATAAAAGACAAAACTTGGATAAAATGAAAAAATATTTAAAATCATTGATTCTGGTAACTCTGGTAACTCTGGTAACTCTGGTAACTCTGGTAACTCTTGCAATTTCATTTTTATGATATTAATACATAATCATTTTTGTCTTTTATTCTCATTGGATTGGTTGGATTTGTTAATTAGTTAGTTGTATTTTATAGCAATGAATAGTAATGTTTACTTGTTCGTTCATACCCTTTTCCTGTCGGACAATAATTGTGAGCCAACCAGAGCGGAACAAATTTGCTTTGGATAACTTGAACCGCCCATATTTCGCGAATAAGGCGGACTATGAACTTCTGACGAAGTGGACCAGTGACAAACGTACTGAATCCGCGCCAAGAACCATACGGCTTGTGCGAAATCACTTCTTCTTTCAATATTTGTTGGATTAGCTCTTTCCACCTTGGGTGTTGGCGCATTGTTTCGTAGCGAACTTGGGTATAGATATGTGCGTTTCTTGCGATGGTTTCGTCCAATGGCTTGAGGTTTTCTCTTTCTTTGCTGAGAGAATTTGAGACAATTTGACACAGGTACTTATTTTCTTGGGCATCATTTGTCTCCTCGCGCAGACAAATGTAAATATGAGAGTTTTGCATGTATCTTTCTACGTCGGATTCGGAAGGACAAGATGTTTCGTACCAGGGGTCCATGTAGTTGCGGTGTTTGTTCTATGATTGGCGATTATAATTCAATTTTATTTTTGTCTTTTATTTTTTTGTTTTGTTTTGTCAACTCATTATTAAAATTCTAAATACTATATGTAGGCAATATATATAGACATTAATATAGATAATATGAACATTTCGTATATTTTGAATTATACGAAATGTCAGTTACTCTTTTTATCTTTTCGTCAGTTACTTTGATTATCTTTTCTTTGTATTTGGTGAAACATCTCGACAGAGATCACGAAATAAGTAGTGGCAGTGGTGGCAGTGCTGGTGGTGGGCGGTGGGCGGTGTCGATTTTGAAGAAGTTAGTAAACGAAAATTTTCGTTTTTTGCTTTGCCGACGATCATTATTTTCTCCTTTTTCGCCGGTTGCTATTTTTCATCCCTCATTGTGGAAAACGAGGTTAACAAGATTGATAAATATTGTGGTATTTTGTATTTACTCTTAGTCGGGATTATTTTGCTTCTTTCTAATTTTTTCATATTTACGCAAGAGAGGTTGCTGAAGCTCGCTGCGGGAACCAAGTTCTCCAAGGTCGGTAAAAACTTACCTCAAAAATGACATTTTCAAACAAGAAAAATGGCATTATTAAAACGCTGACAAATTTGAAGTTGCGATACTACATCAATAGTAACGTCGATAAAAAATTAAATAATGAAATTGATAACTTTATTAACACAATTGGAAATCTATTGTAAGATGTGGGTGGTGGGAGGGGGGGTCGCGGATTCAGATGAAATCGCGGATGTAATGCGAAATGTCCTTACAAAATAGGCGGTTCAATGCGAGACCTATTTTCACGCCATAATGTTTGTCATACTTTTTCAGAGTCTTCAGCGCAAGATTATAATAGGTGATCTTCTTTTTCATGTTGCTAATTTCTCGTTGTTGGGTTTTTCGGAGAAGCGCTTTTTCGGTTGCGCAAATCATCTCATTTATTTCGCATTCAAACTCCACTATTTTGAACGAAACAATCCTCCAAAACGGTTGGTCTTTTAGTGCAAACGAAAACTGCTTGTATTTTTCGCGATTCAACATCAGGAACAGAGAACGCACCTGCGTGACTTTGGCAAATTTTGTCACGTATTTCTTATCATGAACCAACTTCTTCTTAAGGTTTCCGATGAAAATGGAGTCCATCTTATTTCGGTTGAACGTTCTTGTGATGATGCGATGGCGTGATGTAATGGTGCAATGGCACATACAAGCTCGTCGTTTGTATTTCAATTTTTTTTATCTTCTATTCTTTTGCGTTTTTTTACGATTTTGCGACTTCATTTTGATAGCTTTTATAGAATTGAGGTGTTTTTTTTGGAAAGCCTTGCTTTTATTGCGCGTTCTTTCCCATACTTTGGTGCGCAAATAACACACAATAGACATGCGGATTGCGTCTTTGGAGTTTGGTACCATTGGCAAATTTCCGTGCCATTCGTGGACGTCCATAAATAAAAGGTCCCCTTGGCGCACGTCGATGCCAATACCATACTGGGGCAAGCACGTCTCACCACCGGTGTAGGACCCCTTTTCTATTACCGCCAGATTACCGAAACCCTCTTCGTCGTCGCCGCTGTCCTTGTGAATAGAGGTCTGAAAGTTGATATTGGTGGTGATGGTAGTGAACGATGTTTTTGGTATTTTGAAGTTTGTTTCGTCCGCCTTTTGTCTTTGTTTTTTGTAAAATTTGTTTAGCATCTTTTGGTAATATTTGTCGATTGATTTGATGAGTGGAAGGGTTTTTTCAAATTTATCGGGGTGGGCGGCAGAAAATCTGGTTTCGCGGACTTCTAACGGAATTGGTTCGCCCGCTTTGCGGAATTGCATTTTCTCCTTGGCACCCCAGCGGTCAAAATATCCCAAAATAGCAGATTTCACTTTGGGGTTGTTTCGCAAATTTCGCGTTTCACTACCAGTCGTATTGCCACGATTGGTGGTGACCATTTTACTTGTGAACTCATAGGTGGCGTCGTAAAAGCTTTGTAACTCTTTAGGTTTGAGCACCTTTTTACGGAACTTGGCGAGTAGTTTGTGAGTATCTGCGTCGTATATGTCCACATTTGTGTTGAATATTTGAGAAATCTCGTCGGACTTGACAAATGTATTGGCACGATTTTCCATATTTTCATCATCAACCACTTTTGATATATATACCTTTCTCATAGCGGGTGATTATGTCTTATAATATGCTTAGATAATTAATCAAAATAGCCGATAGTGTTGATTTTGAAGTGATTTCTAATGCGAAAAATGGCGTGGTATTTGAACGCGGGGTCGTACACGTAGCGGGTCATTTTTAGACTCAAACTGTTGGTTTGGATCGCGACGAGGACTGCTTCCTTGTTGTGTTTGTAATCTTCGCTTTTGCCGTCATTATTTCTTTGAAACATTTACCTTTATTTGTATTGAGAGTTTGAGTTTTGTTTTTATATAATTTGCGAATGACTTAAACCTAAAATGGCACGTAGGCTAACGCGCAAATGAGGTTGGTTACTTATTTGAGAGCGGGTGCGAATAGCACATCTGATTCTTCCGACGATATAGATAATGGTGCGGTATGCCATGTTGTATGTCCTTTGTTGCTGGGCTTCTTTGGATTAATAGTTGTCATTTACATAACATTTTGTTCGGAAGAGTTATTTAAGTTTCGTTGTAGATGTAGTAGCAGATGAGGACGAATGTTGCAAAGGTGATTGCTCCCGCGATTGCCTTTTTGTCATTTTCCATTTTTGGGATTGATATATTTAAAGTATTGGTTGGTACTTTATATGTATTTTTGTCTTGTTAAATTTATGTCCACGTTAATCTTTTACAGATATGTCATACAAAGCCACCAAATCAGTTATGGTACCCCAAAATCGCATTATATCCGTTTTGAAATTACCCCAGAAATGAGTGGAAAAAAAAAGAAATGAGTTTGAAAACACAACACCCCTATTTACGAAGCATCAAACCACAAAACGACAATAAAAAATGGGGAAATTTCCCTGCCTTGAACTGCCAAATATGTACCTACTTTTTATTATTTTTTGGGTGTATGGTGTTCTTTACCTAATATGTAGTGCCTTTGCCGTGTAACGCTTCCAACTGTTTCTCTAGTTCGGTTCTCTGTTGTTCGGTTAGAATTTTTCTCAGTTTTTTCCCGCTAATCCAAACGTTCCTCTGACCCGCCTTTGCCTCGTCATCCATCATGATGATGTTCCGTCCCCACTCTTCCCAGGTTTGTAGTCTTGTTCCTCCATACGCGAATATTTGTTCGCGTTCGCGAATTCCCGAAATGACCCTAATGTCGGGGAGTTGTCGTTGTAAGTGGGCGAAAAACCCTTCTGGATACTGATCGTTCCACATACAAGACGAGATCGTCTCTTTGAACAGGCTCTCACTATCACAATGCTCTAATGCGAAAAGCTGTCCATGATTGTTTCCTACCATACTCTGCATAAGAGTATCCGAGTCCTCCTCGTCATCACCATATAACGCGCAAATAAGATGAAGTCCGTTGAAGTTCTCCTTATATCCGTTGTCATCTAGGTATACCTGCCACCACCTCTCTGAGGGAGTTTTGTATACAGCCATTGCTTGGAAACCGCGAGGAGTATTGAATGTTGTGCCAAAAGGCGGGGGTGAATTAGCAATATTCGCCTAGTTGATTTCAATTTTTTGGGCATGTTTGTCCTACAAAATGGCAATAAAAAATGGGAAAAATCCCTGCCTTTTGCTGCAAAATTGCTGCCTATCTACCTACTCTTTATTTAGTTTTCTTGTTTATACCCCCACCACCTCACCTATAGATCCTCCCAAGAGTCGGGCACATCATCTTCCTCCTCCTCGGCTGCCTCCAGTTCGTCCGGTAAACAACCGCCCATGTGCGCCAGTTGATTGGCTTGTCCGGTAGAGCACCCCAGACACTCGGGCAACTCAGTAGGAGAGCATGGCTCCGCCTCGCACGCTGATTGGCGGATGAGTACGGTTGGCGAAGCTGGTGGTGTTCCGAGTTCACGAGCCCACACTGGCTCTTTTTGCTGGGTTACAATCTTAGCATTCGCGCGCTGCGCCTTGTTGATCTTCTCCATCGTTTTGTTGATTTTTGTGGTAACAGTCGTGTATTCGTGGTATATTTTTTGTAGTTTTTTGTTCTGCTTGATGGAGAGTCCCGAGTCTGTATTTGCCATGCACTCAGAGAGTTTGAGGTGTAGGCGACGCGGATCTTCCCATTCAAGCGATGTATTTGACAGCGTTGTAAACTCCAACAATGCCACGATATCCTTCTGACACTTCGCTTGCTGTTGCAGCTGCTTCGGCAAGAGAGCGTCGGTTGTAGTGGACAACTGGCTCTTTGGCGCTGAGGCGTTGGCTGGGGCTTGGAGTTTCATCTTCTTCCCTAGCAAGAGAGGTGTCCACACGCGCTGGATTCCGTAGCGAGTTGTCTGCTTCATGACGTTGTCCTTGTAAAAGAAGTTGGGCTTGGTGAAATACCATACAAAGAAGCACACAGCAATGTGTATGTTCTTCTCAGCAAGGTACCATTCTGCTTCTGCGCTGAACCACTGCGATATGAGAACGCGCACAAACTTATAGAGCCGTTCGGTTTCAGCCTGAGACTTGGGCAGAGCATCACTCTGACGCATGTCATAGATCCAAACTTGTCCACTTGGGGTCAAGTTACACTCAACGGTTGTATTGGACCGCCTGCTGAAGTCAGCAGCCATGTCGCTGAAACGCTGAGCCAGGGTTGTTGGGTCCCTCCCTAGCTCGTGCGACATCATGCGGGCCACTCGCTGAATGGGGTCTTGGTTGTCGGGAGAGCCAATAGTCCAGCACTTGCTCTCGTAGTTCATGGCTCCAACCTTCTTATTCCACTTGTCAGCGAGCTTGTAGAAGGTGCGCGGAAGGTTCTGCGAGATAGAGGACATGTTCAAACGATAGGGTGTCTGAGCGCGGGTAATCGAATTTTCTGTGTGTTTGCCAAAAGGCGTTGATATAGAGTTATACCTACAAATCGTTTCAATTTTTTTACAACCATGCATTTTACATGTAAAACTGCGAGTTTACTCGTGTTCCAGAAATGAGTAGGAAAAAATAGAAATGAGTAAGAAAAAATAAATAATAAAAAATAGGTTAATACCTTGCCTTATGCTGCCTTATTTTTCTACTATTTATTTACAATTTGTCTTTTTATGGGTTTTTCATTTTCTTATTTTTTTGGATTTGGATTTTTAATCATCTAGTTTCACCTCCCTGGTCTCCGGGTTCCACTCACCCACATAAGTGGTGAGGTCGTAATCTGAGTCATGTTCCCAGACACAGTTGTCCTCATTCTCAACTACATATGTGGTGCCTTCCCAGAACACTAGGAAGTGGTCAGCATCTAGTTTCTTAACGGATCCGTTTTTCTTTTCGATAGAATCGGCTGCTGAGTCCGACTCTTTCTCGGCTTCCTCGTCTGATATTGGCTCGGACTCTAATTCCTTATCAACATTAGCGGGCTCTTGCTTGGAAGTTTCACTGGCTTCCTCGTCGCTGGCTCCAGACTTGGTCTCTTCTACGGGAGCGACGGATTCCTTCTTGGGAGCCAGTTTCTTGGGAGCCGGTTTCTCGTCTTCCACACTGGCTTCCTCGTCGCTGGCTCCAGACTTGGTCTCTTCTACGGGAGCGACGGATTCCTTCTTGGGAGCCAGTTTCTTGGGGCGTCCAGCTTTCTTGGGGACCGGTTTCTCACCTTCCACACTGGCTTCATCGTCGCTGGAAGTAGATACCGTCTTCACCGCCCGGGATGACTTAGACTTGTCCAGAACCCAGTACTCGTCCGGTAGACTAATACCATATTGTTCCTGAATCAAGGACTCCACCTCAGAGCGTTCCACCCCACGCTTCTTGAGCCAAGTGCCAAACGAAATTTCCTTCTTGCCTTTCGGGTCCACATAGCACAGCATAGAGCATTTGGAGCGCTGCTCCATTGTTCCATATTGGTGATTCGCTTTCGCGCAAGCCTTGCAGAATTCAGAATCCTTTGCCGGGCGAGTCAGGCAAGGGCTGAAGAGTCCTCCGTCAACCTTGAGAGATTGGCAAGTTCCGCTGTAATCGACCTCCGCGAGATACGGAAATGCGATTTTAACTTCAACTTCAACCTCAACCCCATCTTTGAGCTCTTTCTGAATGATCTTCAGCGGGTTCTTCTTCAGCTCCTTGGAGGTCAGGTTGGTGATCTTCTTGAGCGCCTTGGGTGCTTCAGCAAGAGGTGCTTCTTGGACAACTTCCGGTGCTTCAACTTTCTCGGCAACGTCATCGCGAGGAATGTTCTTAGGCGGCGAAGAACTTTCTTCATCGCCAAAAACATCCTCCATGATCAGTCCGTAGAGCTGTTCATCACTTGGGGTGTCCTTGATCCCTTGTTCGTTGAGAACCTTAACGGCACTCCGACAGAACAAGGACAGGGCAAACTCAGTGTGGCGCTTTCCGAACTGGGCAGTGTACGACGACATGTTTGAGAATGTAGAAGACTGGAAGCTTGAGAGTAGATAATGTGTGTGTTGGTCTAGGACCGATAATGCCTTAAACTGTGGCGCAGATTTCATTTCAATTTTTTACATATTTTTTTCTGTTAAAAACACAAATTTTAAAAACTCGCACTTTTCGGAAAGTGCGAGTTTTTACTCGTTTATTTGGTAAAAGTGCGAGTTTACAGAACTTGGGGTATTTTAGGATTATATACAAAAGTCGCACTTTTATGAAAAATACTACTTTTTACTCGCACTTTTCATAAAGTGCGAGTTTTTGAGTATTTGACGTTTCACACAAATACCCCCCTTTTAAAAATTGAGGTTTTTGACACGTTATTGCTAAAGGCATCAACATCCGAAAGGGAAAAAACTATCTACTTTCCAGCTTTTTAGCGACCATGGCGACATTCAGTGAGAGCCAGTCAACAAACCGGCTATATGAAGGCATCGACCAGAGCAAAATCGTAGTGGGTAAAATATCTCCACGAAAGGCTATTCGGCGCCACGGGGTCAAGATGAACGAAGATGGGGCGTGTCCTATTGATGGTTGCGCCTATTTGTGTAAAAGCCAGAAACAAAGCACGTTTGCTATGCACGTAACGAGGAAACACCAGTTTATCACGGGCAATAGTATTCACACATACACGTGCGAAACGTGCTTCCGAGTTTTCAGTTCGCGCTCAATTATGAACAACCACCAAGAAACAGCCCACAACAAATGGAAATACGCCTGCAAAGAAGATGGATGTGGGAAACTGTGTCCAAATAAGAGCTCCCTAATGATTCACCACGTCTCTAAACATTTAAATATGCGAGACGAAGACTGCACGGATGAGAATGGCTGTTGTCTTAATTGTGCCATGAAGCTTACGCGGACCGGGCACAAGAATCACTATGCTAGATGCATTGGTCTACACGAGAGATTGTTCGTTTGAAACGCGGAAAAGGGCGAAGGGGGGAATAGATTGTATTGTAGTTTTTTGTTTTTTTTATGAGAGATAATATATTTCTATTTATTAAATGAAATACCTCGGAGGCAAACAAAGATTAGGGAAACATATAGAGCCAATACTTCACTATTTATGGGAATCTACAAATTACAACGGATATCTGGAACCATTTTGTGGGTCTCTGGGCGTCTTTCAGCACATGACAAAATTAGATGGTGCCAAAACAATTATCGCAAATGACTATCATCCGGATCTGATTTCATTATGGAACGATGTGAAAAATGGTGTGTTTAAACCACCTGTTTCTGTATCAGAAGAAGACTATAATAAAGCAAAACAGCTAAAATCTCCTAATTCGATGAAAGCGTTTATCGGATTTGGGATGAGTTTTGGTGGGCGATATTTTGGCGCATTTGCTACGAAGTATCTTGGAAACAAAAAGGAAGATTTTCTTAAGGAAATGGTAAATAGTCTAAATCGGATCGGACCTAAAATACAGCGACCAAATGTGAAATTTACTAATTCAAAATATCAGACACTTAGACCCAAAAATAAGCTTATTTACTGCGACCCACCATATCGTTATCAGAATTACCCGATTAAATATCGTACTGATACCAAACATTATGATGTGTTTGATAATGATGAATTCTGGGATATCATGCGCAAATGGTCCAAATCAAATCTGGTCATTATATCCGAAACTACTGCTCCATCTGATTTTGTAGAAATATGGAAGGCTGATAGATATAGAAGTGCTGCGCAAAGCACCAAAACTAGATTCAAAACGCAAACTACTGAAACTGTCAAAACCGAAAAAATGTATGTTCACAAATCTCACAAGTCGCTAGTTTCTCAAATTATGTCAAATTAAAATTGAAATGATTTCGTGCTACAAACTTAGAGATATCAACACCCAGGGGCAAACTAGTTTTACCTCGGATACCATACCATACCATACCGGACTACCATGTCCAAGCTCCAGCCTTGCTTCTTCTTCGCGCCTAGAGAGGAACTGTATACCGGGGAGGAAACGCCGCTAGATTTACTGTTGAACGGCATCTCACTCAGCAGCGACATACAGAACCATATCAACGGGTTTTTGGACGAAGAGCCGGAGCACCCTTACATGTGGGAAGGACCCGATGCTTATTTAATATACCACGACGACCTAAATAACGAACAGCGCTTTCTTATTGATGAGGACGAGAAACACTGCTTTGAGCATGAGATAGAAGGTGATTTTATAGTAAATGGGGGAGTTTTCACGGATTATAATCTATAAAAAAGACAAAAATGAATAAAGACAAATCTGCAGGGCAATAGCCCATATTTTTTATTGTTTCGTAAAAATTGAAACATACCACCACCGCTTATAGCAAATACCAGTTATGACGCAACACGTTTTTGACCAGGCTTCGTGGCGAGTCATCAAGGAATTTGTCGGAATTTACGGAATTAAAATGGACTATTCTACCATCTGCAAACTTCATGTGGGTGATATCCACGACGCGTTGAGATGGTCTGAGATTATACCGCCGACCTTTATATACAACTATCACAAGAATCCAAAATCATGGAAAGCGCGGTTATTGAAACGGGCGAGTCTGGGATACAAAAGTCGTCAGTTTTACGAAGAGTTGAAGTTGAAAATTGACATTTACGAAGAGACCAAGACCCAAGGTAATAAATAAAAGACAAAAATACATAGTAGTTTCGGCAGGGCAATAGCCCATATTTTTAATTGTTTCGTAAAAATTGAAACGACACTCGTTACTATTGACGCTTACACCACTACTAGGATAGTTTCCAAACTTCCACCCCGGTATTTCCAATATGTCCGCTCCACAAAGCCACAAGTTTGCTCAGGCTGCTTGGCTTATCATCCGCGAATTTGCAGGCATTTATGGAGTTGAAATGGACTATTCCAAGTTCGGTACCCTATCTGTAAGCACGATCGAAGATGCGATTAATTATAGCAAAATACCTATCTTGATGGGAAGCACTCGGCGCGAGAGCAAATACTTTCGTCACCCTAAAGCATGGAAGTCATTCTTGCTGAAACGGGTTTCGTCTGGATACAAAAGTCGCAAGTTTTACGAAGAAATAGCACAACGGATTATATTTAAAGATATAGCGTGGAGGTCGCAAAATGCCCACCTGATAAAATTGAAGGAGGGTGCTGAGGAGCGCATTCGGGAAAAACGGTGGGCGCGCATTAAAGCAAAACAGGCAAAGTGGGGTAGTGTATCACAAATATAGGTAATAATTACATACAAAAATACTACAAATAATTTATATACTTGTCATATGTGTATTTTTGTTTCAAAAAATTGAAATGGATTATCTCTGATAACAAACTATCCATTCGCGGTGTATTTTGTACAATTCGCACACACTCTCTGAGATGTCCATTTCCCCGCTCAACGACCCACCCATGACGATATGTCCGGTTTCAAGTCCGGACGACGACAAGAACCAAGCCAAATGTATGACCGAGTCTCAGTCCGCTCTAAATATGTTGGAGGTTTTGAATGAAGCACATCATTCGAATAACCAAGATATTTTGTGGCATTTACAGAACTTCCAGGTAGATGGTGAGTTGCCTTCTTTTGCACAGTACATCTATGAACGTGTAGACAGGGTGACAATTAAGGAAATCCACGATTCCCTTCACAAATGTCGGTGTTGTAAAAGGCACTGTAATCACCACCATATACAAGATGACAATCTAGGCGGGCGGTGTCCGTGTAAATGTAGGCATTACCGGAGACAGTTGCGCGAGGTTATTGACTTTATTGACTCTATTTAGAAACAAAAACATTAATTAGGGTGGTTTGTGGCAAGGTATTAACCTTTAGTGGGGCAGCTCGTGGCAAGGTATTAACCTTTTTATTTTTTATTTTCATATTTGTGGTTCTTTTCATCATTGACTGCTTGTGTGAAAAAATTGAAACATCGTCAGTTTTAGGTTTGGCTTTCACGACAATAAAAAAGCATTACAAAAGCAACATGTCAGTATCACGCCAAGAAAAGGAGAGAAGCGAACAGTTTACAGGAGCCTTAAATGAAATATTGGATCTCATTGAAGATATCATACCACATATCAATGAAAACGATTATTTGAAAGCATGCAATAACCTGAAACTACTAAACGACTTGCGGAATGGAGGAACGGTTGTTCAATATGTTCGTCATGTAATAGAAAATGTACAGTCAAATGAAGTTGTCATCGAACATGAGCGCCGCGCACTGAGAAAGATACGCCCAGAGTACATAGAATTGACGGACTCTGAAAAATTGAGCAAGGGGTGGAAATGCTGTCCAAAATGCGACCGCATTGTCAAAAGTCTGAATATCCACAAAAAGTCTGATGTCTGTCGCCGAACCCGGGAAAGTAAAACGTTGAGTGTGTTGACAACTTCGCCAGACATAAATAACAAACTGGTTTTGATACATAAAATACGGGCCTGGGCAATTAAAACACACAGATACCGCTATTACTAGAACAAAAAAAATTGAAACTCTCTGTTATGAATTAACATTATTACACACGAAAAAGAGAAATACCGAACCATGAAGAAACATTCTTATGTGATGGTGACAAGCGGGCAAGATGTTGGTAGAATCGCACAAGTTATTGATTTTCTCCACGACAAATCTACTTATGCTATTATGATCAACGACAACGGATGTATACGGTTTATTTCGCGTAATAATTTGCGCATACCCACAAAACAAGAAAAAAACAAAGATAAAAAACAACACAATCGCGAACTCCAGTTGGACCGCAAACAAAGAGCGTTTTTGAATAGTTTTATCTACACAGAACGTACAGAAATGTAATAATTTTGGCAGTTTTTAGGCAGTTTTTAGGCAGTTTTTAGGCAGTTTTTAGGCAGCAGTATTTTTAATTTAAAATTGATTTTTACACCTTGATATTATGAGTATTTGTCACACTTGCTACATTCTTCCACTATGAATGCCACAGCGACCACGAAGAGCAAATATGGAAACACCGACAATAACGATACTTTGTTGAGAAGAATTACAAAAATGTCTAGGGAACAATTGAGTTTTCGTTTAGAAGAACTACTTCAAGCAGATTTGTCTTTTAATTCTTCTGAAAGGAGAAATCTGTATATAGAAATGGGTATGATTGTGATCAAATTGAGAGATTGAGGAATTGATAATTCGTGCCACATAAATTTAAATTCATATTTTCAAAACGCAAAAAAACATATTTTTTCATTTGCAAATCTTCTTCATAGTTTCAATTTTTTTGTTCTGGAAAAAATTGAAATGAATTTTGAGTTATATGCTTGGTCTCATCACTACTTTCGGGTATATCTCCTATCTCGTTCTCCATACAGAATCATGGCTTCCAACAACAACACTATCGCAATTCCTTCGGTATGCCTTCCGCGGGTTTACCATAAGTTTGACGCGAACTATGTTGAGGGAATCTTCTGTGAGCTCTTCGGACCAGACATGTATGGCAACAGCTGTGTAGACAAGGTCGATATGGTCTCCAGGACCGACCGCAACACCGGCGAACCATTTCACGTGGTTTTCATCCACTTTTCCGACCACATGTATTACTCTGAGTACTTGAGTGATTTTGCGACACGGATTGGCAACGATGAGGAGGTCAAGATCCAGTACAACCCGCCGTGGTTCTGGAAGGTTCGCAAGAACAAGGCTGCCACTCGCAAGGAAGTTCGCGCCGGACCTCGCATTATGAGCCGCAAAGATGAGGCAGAAATCTTGAGGGCGCAGTCAGAGATTCTGCAAGGCCGCAACGACGCATCCGAAGATGCGTCCAACGGAGATACATTGGTTCAAGCACGCCGCGTGTGGACCAATCATCTTGCCCAAGAACAAGAAGAAGAAGACGCGCTCAACCGCCTCAAGGAAGAGGATCTCAAAGAGGACTGGCCACCCCCACTTGAGTGGGGGGAAGATGCCGATGTCGCAGAAGTTCGGTAATAAAAACATAAAAACACAAAAACATAAAAATATAAAAACACAAAAACATAAAAATATAATTTAAAAAAAGAAATATAAATATTGATGGGATACTATCCCACACCTGACTGGTTGCCCGAGTGGTCTAAGGGGTCAGACTCAAGTTCTGATGTATTCGTACGCGTGGGTTCAAATCCCACACCAGTCATTTTTTATTTTCACTTTTACAAACTGACAACTTCTCATTTCGGGATTTGGGCAGCATATTTCTCTGCAAATACAACAATAGTCTATTACACTCTTCATTTATAACCACATTGTTATTTTTATCTATACAAATATTTGAATACTTCTCTATTATTTCTTCCAATTTGTCAAACGGCATATAGTACAATGTCCCCCTTTTCTTTATACTTTCATATTCATCTATTTCATATATCAGGACAGATTTCATACATTTAGGGGTGTTCCAGAAATGAGTGGGAAAAAAAAGAAATGAGTCTGTTTTTTTACCTGATTTAATAATACTTTTTCATGTATTTGACAACACCATATAGCTAAAATGGTCTAACAAATTCGGACAATGACACACATAGATTTCGCCTACTCTCAGATTTTTGTCTTTTAAATTCAAACGACACTCCATTATTTTTTTGCTATCTCCCTTTTTATCCGTGTTGCTTTCTCCAATCAAGTAACGCCCCAGCAGCTCGTAGATATTCTCTTCTGTGTAGATACCAACCTTTTTGTTGAGATAGTGTACTATTTCTTTTTCATATTTATAGTATTGAACCGTTTGGCAGATGCTCGCCAGCTCTTGTTTGCGATACAAAACATGCTCTTCTATATTGTAATTCTTGATATATTCTTCTTCCAATCTATGATGACGCGACGAACGACGCAGGCGGAGATGCCGAGGTTCGCGGAATTCTTCATACAATTTGCACGATTTCCTGATCATATCTTTTACAATCATTTCATGGGTTGCTGTTATTTCAATTTTTTAAAATTGAAACATTTGCCCTTCTTGTTTCTTGGACACACGCAGACATTTATTCTATTTTGGTCGCACAAATTATGATTTCCGTAGAACATAATTTGAACCCTTCTTTCGTGAGGCGGCCTATATCGAGCGAGGAACAAGCTAAACTTGACAATATTCAAAACAAGTTGCTCAAGAAGCACAAGGAGGTTCGCATCAAACGGGCGATTTCCAAGCATTTCGTGTTCGACGATGCTTGGATCAGGAAATCCTTCATCGTGATTGGTCGGCCGGATCAAGACATCGAGCAACTTTACCAGAATGATACTTTTGAAAATCAAAGACAATTTGGCCGCAACATTTGTCTGGCTTTTCACGACCTTAACGTCACTCACGTCTTGGCTGTCGCGCCCACACAGTCTGGTAAAACGGGCTCTATGCTCGCAATCATTCGCGAGTTCAACAAAAACGACGCCAAGTATCGGGTTGATTATGACAATATATTCATTTTCACCGGACATTCTTCTATTGAGTGGACTCAACAGACCAAGCAACGTTTCCCGGATTCTATGCACAAGCGCATATTTCACCGCAATCAGCTTGGGCTATTTATCAAATTGGTCAAGGACCTTGACAATGTTTTGATCATATTTGACGAGTCTCACGTTGCTAACAAATATGGACAAACGTTGTATTCGCTCTACAACAAACTTGGCTTTTTCAATATCAAGCGCCTTTATTCTAAAAACATCAAGATTGTTCACTTTACGGCTACGCCGGATTCGCTTTTGGACAAGGTTGACATTTGGCGCAATTCTTTGAAGGTTCTTCACATGGATGTGCCGGAGAAGTATGTTTCTATTCACACTTATATGCTAAACAAACAGATTTTGGAATGTAAACCTCTTATTGGGAATCACGACAATATTTCAAATATTTTGACTCACATTGATGTTCACAACCCTTTTTACCATATTATTCGTACTCCTCGCGGTCAAGCGCACCATGAGTTGATTGACGACTTTCGCTCTGTTTTCAAATCTTTGGATTTTAAATACATTTCGGAGCCTTCTTATCGCAAGAACAGCGCAGATTTATATTCTTTGCTTCACAATAAACCTTCTACGCACACGTTCATATTCATCATCGACAAGTTGAGGTGTGCTAAATCTATTCCTATACAAAATATTCAAATCTGTTATGACCGGTTTGTTATCAAACCTTCTTACGATTCAATCGCCCAGGGCTTGCTCGGCAGGTGCACCGGCTACCACGACAATCATTCTCATATACGCATCTTCACTTTCAAAGATTTTATATTATCGTACACACAGCGCGATACATTTTACAAACACAATATTTTACTTCCTTGCTGATTTTACTACCTTCTTTGGGATTTGGATTTTTTTTTATTTGGCGGGGGATTTTTTTGGACACATTATGTATATGAATAAAACTTACAAAACAATTCCTAAACGCTATGTTCCACAACATTTAAGCAAAGCAGACAAAATTATACAGAAAAAGGGTATTATTAAATCTCAGAAATTATACAAAAAGGGAAAATATGTCATGCGCGAGAAAATCAAATCATTCAAGAACAAACAATCGCCCCACATTACTAAAGCACAGTTACTTTACAAAAGTAATATTATTAAACCGTCTAAAGAATTGGCAAAAAAGACAAAATGTAATATTAAGGGATTGCGCAAAATATTCAAAAAGGGACAAGGTGCGTATTATTCAAGCGGGAGTAGACCGAATCAAACACCACATTCATGGGCATATGCGCGTCTTGCAAGTTCTATTAGTGGCGGCAAGGCGGCGGGCGTTGATTACAGCATTCTAGAGAAATATTGTTCCAAAAATTCCAAGGCACTAAAACTTGCTAAAAAATCAATGAAAAAATATAAGAAGGGTATGAAACGCGTACCTCAGGTGCCGCTATCTTATTCGAAACCTAAAAATAAAACTCAAAACAATAAAAAAACAAATGGTATTTCATAACAATGTATTAGTTTGATTTCAATGTGTAAATTAAAGCCGTATAACTATTTTTTTAAATCGCGATTTTATTTTTTTGATGATTTCTTTTTTTACTTTTCGCCAGGCAGTGTTGGCGCTGTGAAAACCCTTTCGGTTTCTTACAATCAATACTGTCCTTGTATTTTTTGCTCCATTTGCGGACACTTTTCTCCTTTTTCACTTTTGTCTTTTTTGCTGTTTTTCTTTTGTGTTTCTTTTTTATGCTACCGCCCGTTCCACAACAAAATGTTGGTGTTTCGGATTTAATCCAGGTGTTGGTGGTGTTGGTGGTGAAGATGTTTATCTTTTATAATATGTATATATAAATATCGCAAATGAAAAATAAGAAATCTGTTAGCAAGCGCAGAAAACAAAAAATGTCAAAAACGCATAAAAAAACGAAAAACACCACCAAAAAAATTGGCGGTTCAGCGAATAATAATAATAACGAAAGCAATAATAAATTTGAGAATGGAGAATTAAACTCATTATACAAAAGAATGGGGGAATTACAAAGTGAATTGCAAGATATACAAGGTAAAATTTTTGCGATAGAGACAAATCAGTACCCTGATTCTAACAAAAAATTTGATGTCATTGAAAAGAGAAAATTGGAAATACTGGACAAAATTGCTGTTCTGAATGAACAAATAAATAAAAAAGAAACCGCGTGGGAGAAACACGCTGATAAAATGCTATCGAGAATAGCAAGTCGGGGTATAAGTAATGCAATCAGAAGAAGCAAACCAAACCACGTAAGTGTGACGGGCAGGACAACTTTACCTTTACTACTGATTGGTGTAGTTGGTATCGCTTTCGCTGCTGTCAAAACCAAATAGGAAATAGAAGAATTGTTTAAAAATCCTTCAAACAAAAATATGATTTGTATGATTGCAATGAAGTAGTATTGGTAAATTGGTATGATGAATATACGAAAAAGTATCCGGATATAATTCATTCATTTCAGCGATATCTCAAAAATAAAGATGATAGTGATGTTAACAATGAAGTTAAACATGAAATTCTGATAATGTTGTATAATAAACGAAATATGATTCAAGAAGAAGTAAAATGAACTATAATTAACAAATATAACTCAATAATGAATTCGGTTGGAATAACATTGGAATATTTGCCAACATTACTAAAAATAGTTGATATGATAAATACAAGCAGGCAAATGCGCCAAGTGGTAAGAATATATTGTAAGCAATGAAATAAAAAGTTCAAAAAAGGTGGTTTTGAACTTATCGATAAATCTTTTTTCTTTTTTAACCTTTTTGTGTATATTTTTCAGTATTGGAACACTTCCAAGAATAGAATCAATTAATTTTCCGGGATCGAAATTTAAAAATCAGTAACTTTACCGACCTCCCTTCCAATCTTCCCAATATTGAAACCTTCTCGTCTCTTTGTTATATAAGCTCTCCAAAAGCAATTCAAAATAATTATACACAAAAGAGAAATAAATAAATGTTGTTCATATCATAAAATATTTAAAAATATGTAAACAATCCTCAATAAAAACGATGATTTACAATCTAACATGTGCCTGGTGTTTCATCGCCAACTCCACCTTATTGAATATAGAATGGCCTGATGGAAATTCTCAATATTACGGAACAATTATCAATAGTTCACTCATAAAACTTGATGGTGTTTTTCCAAATTCGCGATACTTCTCCTTTGAAATGTATGACTTACAAACATGGGAACCGTTTTGGGATATACACGATGTCAATATAAACGCCCCCGCGAATCCATACAATGATCCCACTATACCATACAACAACAGTCTAAAGTATCACATTGATTTAAATGTTGACAATCAATATCAAGAGAATCAAGACCAATATTACCTTTTGATTTATCGCATTTATATGGGGGTTAATAATACAGGTGGCGTTCAACTTCCGAATTTGTCTTTATTTTACAACAAAAAATGGAATCACATTGAACCTTGTAATGACAAATCCCGTCCGGTGATTGATATCCAGGACACTTCCCCCCAATATTCACTGTATAAACCAAATGAAAATGACAACTTCTATCCACCACAAAACAAAAGCAATTTATTTATTAACTACGACGCAAGATACATGATTGCGTTTTACAACAACAGTCTGGATAGTTTTACTGGTGCTAAAATAAAATTTAAAATGCCGAAATATCCAAAAAGTATTTATAATATTGCGACCAATAATTACGATGTGAGGTATTTTTCGGTTAGCATTGTTGATCTGAGTAGTCCACGTCAAACCACACAAACAATCAGTGATAATATACTGAAAAATCATTCAAATGAAAACGGCGAGGTTTGTCTTTATTTGTTCTGTCACAATCTTCAAAATATATCACTTCAAATGTTTCCACCCACCACGAGCGATCATAATTGTTCAGGTCAGACGCAATATTTTGGGGTACTATATAGACAATTGTTGCCACAGTTTGTAAATGAAATTCCAGACACACCAGACGCAACCCAAAGTAAACTCATGAAAATGATGGGAGATTATTATCCAGAAATGAAATGGTTTTAAAATTTTAACATCATTTCAGATACTCGTTGTCAAATTCAAAAGATAAAGTCCGGTATCACAGTTTTAATTAAAAATGGGATAAACTATATATAATGAAACCACGTTCTAAAACAAGTAGAAAACCGTTGAAGAAAAAACAAAATGGTAAAATATCTACCAAAAAAAATACCAAAAAACATAAACAAACCCACCAAGCACGGCGTAAAAGGGACGTGTTATGCTTGGGGGGGGGGGAGGCGGCGGATGGCGCCCAGGTCGGGCTGCTCTCGAATGAGGAAATTTATGCTCAAAAGGAAGCAGAATTTTATCCTTTATCCCCAGGCGCTTTGAAAGCATCTGGAAAGTTGGTGGTGATGGGTGGGGGCGTAATTGGTTTAATTGCATTATTTGTGATTACCCGAAATTAAATGCGTTGTTTTAGTTTTTAGACAAAACTATCCCACTTACCATCATAAATATACCAAATACTTGTTTATTTGTTAATATCTGGTCGTTAAATATATAATCGACGATAAAACTGGTAACAATGGTCAACGCTTGAATTTGAGATGTAATGCTACTTGCTGAATTATCCTTCAGTAGCCTAGTCATATGATAAGAACTTAAAATAGTCAAGGCACTGCTACCCATAGAGAATTGCAACTGTTTGTGGGTGATATCTTCCAACTTGAGCAAGTGTTGGTTTCTCACAAGGTAAACGACGTTTCCTAACATTGTTGTAAATTGTATGAGAGCATAGCCAGTATAATTGTTCAGTTGTGTAATGGCTATTTTGCGAATGAATGGATTGATACTGTAACATAAAAAAACAATGATGACTTGATGTTTCATGATTTATATAATATATATATGGGCTCAAAATTTTTTATGTTATTTCTAATTCTCAAAATGGGAAAACATAGAATAAAATCGTTGTAATGAAATAGAAAATACACTTTCACACTCGTTGTTTCTTGATTCTATATTTTTGAAACATACGATGGTTGGTAATTTCTTCGGATATATTTTTGTGACTTTTACCATATTTCCACATTCACTTATCCATATACTATTGATGCTTGGCGCGAATTCATTATTGGTAATTCTGTAAAGAACTGGTATTGGTAGTTGTTCCATAAGTTGCTTATAAAATAAATAAGTTATTATATTATTTCAATTTTTATCTATAAATAAAAATCCAAACCATTATTTTTTTATTTTTTGAATTTTTTTGAGAATTGAAAAAAATGATTCCCCCCCCCCTCACTCATTACTTTTTTGTTATCCAAAGGTGACTATTTGAAACTTTTTGTAATTATGGTAAGGAATATTATATTATATTATATAATTTTGTTATGATATCAATAACAAATGTTTCTTGGAATAAAAAAGTAATGAAAAAGTAATGAAAAAGTAATGAAAGTAATGAAAAAGTAATGAAAAAGTAATGAAAAAGTAATGAAAACTATTTAAAAATAATATTTATCATTTTATATATGAGTAAATATTATTGTCATCACTGTGAATATGATGCGAAAATTAAAGGGAATTATGACAAACATTTGAAAACAAAAAAGCACCAAAACGCAATAAAAAGTCACCCCAAAACCACCTCAAAGTCACCATTGAGTCACCCCAAAACCACCTCAAAATCACCTTTTTTGAACGAAGAAAATAGCAACGGATATCCCTGTAAATATTGCAATCAAGTATTCAAATATAAACAGGGAATGTACAGGCACATAAAATATACGTGTAAGAAAAACAAAGATGAAGATTTCAAGGAACTTGCGCGGTTGTTTAATGAAAAAGACAAACAGATCAAAGAACTGATTTCAGACAAAAACAATCAGTTTCAAAAGATGCAAAAGCAAATAGACAAGTTAATAAACAAGCTCCAAATTCAAAATATGAACAGTGGAAATATTAATAACGGAACTATCAATAACAATACAATGAACATTCAATTATTGAATCACGGCGATACAGATTATAGTCATTTAACACCGAAAGATTATATTACCTGTATCAAGGACTGTAATCATTGCGTGAAAACTCTCATAGAAAAGGTACATTTCAATACAGAGAAGCCGGAAAACATGAACATCTATCTTTCGAATATCAAAGGAAAGTATGTAATGATTTACAAAGACAATGAATGGCAAATAAAAGACAAGAAAACACAAGTAGATGATTTATATGACTATAATGAATTTATATTGGAACAATGGTATGACGAATACGTGGAAAAACGACCCGACCTTGTGGAATCATTTACAAAATATCTAAAAAATAGAGACACAAATACAATGTTGAATGAAATAAAAGAGGAAATACTTGTCATGTTATACAATAAGCGAAAGATGATTGCGAACGAATGACGTTTTTTTATCCATAATACAATTTGTTATCTTTTAGTCAAATGTGTTCACGAACGAATTGAAAGTGTTTTATCGGCAATGTCACAGACTTTCATTATTGACGTCGCGACTATTACTATTAAATAATGACAAATTTATCCACAAACAAATTTTGGGACTTTTTTATTTTTATATTTTGAAATTTTTGAGAAATGAAAAAATGATTCCCCCCCCCCCCTCACTTGAAACTTTTTTGTTATCCATGGATAACATTTCATTCCTTTTTCTCAGTTATGGTAACAACAACTATAATTTATATTATGTTTTTTGTTACTATATCAATGACATTTATTATGTGAAGTAAAAAAGTTTCAAAAAAGTTTCAAAAAGTTTCAAAAAAGTTTCAAAAAGTTTCAAAAAAGTTTCAAAAAAGTTTCAAAATCAATTTAAATATAATATTTACTATTTTATATATGAGCAAATATTTTTGCAATCACTGTAATTATGATGCGAAGGTTAAGAGTAGTTTTGACAAACATTTGAAAACAAAAAAACATCTAGAAAAAGTAAAATGTTATCCAAATGTTATCCAAAGTTATCCTCTGTTATCCAAATGTTATCCAAATGTTGTCCAAAATGAGCAACAGACGATGAAACTAAATGAATGTAAATATTGTGGGAAAGTATACAAGTACCGCTCTGGATTAAGTAAGCATATCAAATACACTTGTAAGAAAAACAAGGACGAGGATTTCAAAGAACTCGCGCGATTGTTGAATGAAAAAGACAAACAAATCAAAGAATTGATTTCGGACAAAAACAATCAATTTCAAAAGATGCAAAAGCAAATAGACAAATTAATAAACAAACTTCAAATACAAAATGTCAATAATGGAACTATCAATAACGGAACCATCAATAACAATACAATGAATATTCAATTATTAAATTACAAAGACACTGACTATAGTCATTTAACGCCGAAAGATTATATTACCTGTATCAAGGATTGTAATCATTGTGTGAAGACCCTCATAGAAAAGGTACATTTCAATACAAACAAACCGGAAAACATGAATGTATACTTGTCGAATATCAAAGGCAAGTATGTAATGATCTTTAAAGATAACGAATGGCAAATCCAAGACAAAAAGACACAAGTGGATGATCTGTATGACTATAATGAGTTTGTATTGGAACATTGGTATGATGAATATGTTGAAAAGCATCCAAGTATTATAGAATCATTCAAAAAATATCTAAAAAATAGAGACTCAAATACAATGTTGAATGAAATAAAAGAGGAAATACTTGTCATGTTATACAATAAGCGAAAGATGATTGCAATAGAAGGATAAAATAGAAAAATATATATCTGTGAAACATATTGTAAGCATTTTTACATTCTTCTTGAGTCAAAACATTGTGAACAATTGAATATCCGAATTCTTCCAATTCTTGGCGAACGTTTGCGTAATTTGTTTCGGTAAGTGAAGCCATCTTATTGTGGGGGTTTGTTACTTTTATTTCAATCTTCTAAATTTATCAAATCAATTTTTTGAAATACATGATTAAAAATTGAAATACTAGAACGTCAAAATTTTAATGACATAAACAATATCCATATATTGTAACAATGGCTCTAGCAATGGTTGTTTTCGGAAACAAGAAAACAAAAAGCAGCGATTTTGAAAAGTGGCTTTCCGAAAATGGGTATTACTATATGAAAACAAAAGACAATCGTCCGTGCTTCAAATCAAAATTGACACGCAAATTAAAACAAAAATATCAAACCGAAAGTCAATGTTCAAAACCCAAGATGTTCTCCTTTAAGTTCGCAGGATAATGTATTACAACAAATGATATAAACACATAATACAATGTATATATGTAAAATAAGTTACACCATGGTCTTATGGTGTAATGGTTAGCACTCCATGCTTTGAACGTGGCGTTCTGGGTTCAATTCCCAGTAAGACCTGTAAACCCGGTTAGCTCAGTAGGTAGAGCGCAAGACTTTTAATCTTGTGGTCGTGGGTTCAATCCCCACATCGGGTGCTGATGTTGATAAAACAAAAATATACATTCTAATGTGATTTACATAGAGTACTGATGGCCGAGTGGTTTAAGGCGCCATCCTCAAGAGGTGGTATCTTCGGATAACGTGGGTTCGAATCCCTCTCAGTACATAAATATGTTTTTATATAACGAGCTCCTATAACTCAGTTGGTTAGAGTGCTAGTCTTATGAGCTGGAAGTCGCAGGTTCGAACCCTGCTAGGAGCATAAAATGACAACGTGTCCGAGTGGTTAAGGAGATGGACTGCTAATCCATTGTGCTGTGCACGCGTGAGTTTGAATCTCACCGTTGTCGTATATACACCAAACCAATCCGCATTAGTCTAGGTGGTCAGGATCCCCCGCTTTCACCGGGGTGACCCGGGTTCGAGTCCCGGATGCGGAATATGATATTCAAATTCGGCAATATTATTTATATTTACAAACTGTAAATTTAAATACTTGTCATTTAATTTGTGAATTAAAAATCCATTATTGTTATTTTGGTATAACGATTTTACCTCAATATTTGAATTGTAATAATTCAAATCCGATTTATATGCACCTACCCCGTTAATACAGAAATGTATGCCGTGGTATTCCAAAAGTTGAAAATTATGTTCATGACCCGAAAAATATGCGGATACCTTGTATTTTTTTAACAACGGTAATATTCTCTGTATCATAGTGTTGTAATTTCCGTAGTAACCATTAGAAAACAATTGATAATGACCATAAACAAATATCCATCTCGATTTGAGTTTTTTGGCATCAATGAGCATACCTTCTAAAATTGCGAGCGAGTCTTGCGTATCTTTTTGTGTATAAAGTCCTTTTGTCTTATCATATAATTCTGGATAGATTTTAATCGTGTCTATAAAAATATGATAACTACTTGTATTTTGATCATATGAATAATACTCATTTGCCGGCATGACCCAATTGTTAGAATGATTTGTCATATCAATCTGAGATTTTGCACCATTCATACCAGCGTAATAGTCGTGATTCCCCAAAACAGACATCCAATTTATATTTTTTAGCAAAGGAAATGGTTTTATAAATACAGAAAACCACGCACTATCCCACAATTCATCCCTAATTCCGACAACTCCATTTTCATAAAAATTGTCTCCCAGTGAAATGATAAAGTTTGGTAGTGGATTTAAATATGGATAATAGTCCGCCATAGAATTTGCAACAAATTTCGCGGCATTTACACTCGTATTAGTAGCACCCCAATCACCAATTGAATAAAATATAAGTTGATATTTCATAGTTTGTTACTATCTATAAGATATGTTTTATTATTAAGTATTACAACACAAACATATTTGTTATTTTGATTTATAAATATAATTGTTTTATAGATATGGATCACATATTGAATAATATTACAACAAACCCATTAGATATAAGAACGTTAATTTTGAATATAGTTTCATTCAAAAATCAATCAGATTGTGATAAGATTACAGATGTTATTAGAGAATGTTATGACAACCACGAATATTTCAAGATAATAATAGAAACAAAACACTTAACCCCTCAAAATGTAGGCGTCCAATGTTTGTACTCTTTTTCATCTTTTTTGAACTCTCTAAAAAGACAAAAATGTCACTATTTGAAGAAAACATTAATAAAAATATATAATAATTATTGTTATGACCTACTTTATTTCATGTTCACATATTTGTCTTCTCCGATAGCCATTGTCGAAGTTATTCTTTATAAAAATTGCAAGCTTATTCAAGATCCCTCACTCAAACTTACTAATTCATCTAATATTGAAAAAATAAAACAATACTTTCCATAAAATTGAAATAAGATATTCAGTATTATTCATATAACACCGAACCACCTCAATCATGGAAACACAACACTTTCTCAAATATCTCGCCGAAACAAATCAAATCTCGAAACTAAGCAACATTAACGCCGATGGAACTCCAAACATGAAGTATAAAAATAACCGGGACTTGTACCACGAATATTTATATAATAGTATACCATCATTTGAATGTTCTATTTGCATGGAAACAGTAGAAAATTATGGGTGTAAAATGAAATGCGGGCATTATTTCTGCGTAGATTGCTTTTCAAATCTTGCCAGGGTCGGTAACAAGTGTGCTTTATGTCGTAGCAATTTGAGCGAAACAAGCGTAAAAAAGGAAGTAGACCAAAATGCGCTAATTGACATTGTAAATTACGAACTAGAGACACCTTATGCCGAGCGCGGCAATCAGAATGTGTGTGAGTATATTTATGACCAAATGAAGAAACTTGTTGGAACCGACAAACAAGATGACGATACAATTGCGAACATCGCCGACACCATTTCTATGGAAGTATTTGATTCACTTCACGCAGTTGCCTACATAGTGGCGGAAACTGTAAACAATCAAGAGCAAGTGGTTGAGTAAAAAATTGAAATGATTACAAATACCATCTGTAAACAAACCAAACCGAACTAAACAACCCGTCAAATGGAACACCTGCCGATTGAGATTCAGAGAGAAATTATCAAGTTCATTCCACGCCACGATTCCGCACAGATCATTTATGATTCCAGATATTTGCTATCCTTGAAATATGTTAGAAGATTCTTGTTTGAAGATAACCCGGCTTATGAGAAGCGCATTTGGGACGAACTAAAACCAACTCACTTGAGGAGTGCGTTTTATGGAGACACTCAGAAAATAACACGGAGTCAACTAAGCAAGGGGCAATATATCTATTTGAAACATCGCGGACTCGTTTGATGAGCGTTTTCTTAATCTTGAATCCTTGGAGTCGGAAGTATTTTTACAAAATAAATTCTTATTATAGATTAAAAGGCGGATGATAGTCTTTCAACGGTTATTTTTTATTTTATTACTAATCCTTTTGTTGGATTTCGTGTATATATCATTTTTCAGAAACGATTTTGTAAATTTATTTAAAAATGTACAAAAAAGTCCGTTGAAAATAAACAAATTCGGTTTTGTGATTACTTACATGTTGCTCACGTTTACAGTATATTATTTTGGTTTTGTGAAACAATTTACAAGCAAGGATATGTTTATACTCGGTGTTTGTGTGTATGGTGTATATGAATTCACAAATTTGACGACCTTCAAAAATTGGAAAATGAAAATGACTCTTTTAGACACGCTTTGGGGTGGTATATTGTTTTATTTAACACATACCATTACAACAATGACATTAAAATAAATAACAAAGTTTCATAAATATTATTTTATTTTTATAAATTAATATTTATTTTTTATTTTGACACATATTTCAACTAACAAATGACAGACCTCTCACTATTTGTTAGCAAATTAAGATCTACAAATATATCGACGTCGGCTTGTTTACACTTGTTGCAAAAATATAAATTGCCCGTGATGTCGTTACTGGTCTCTTCGTAATTGAACCACGGGAGCTTTAGTTTCTCAAATACACCATTTTTAATACATATAACAGAAAAATCAACATGGTTTACTTTTACCAACGATGGTGGCTTCTCAATCGTTTCAATATTCTCTTTCAAATTACCAGAAGCGTCGCGAATACTCGCTTCGTATTCGTTTAGTTTATTCATCTTGTCTTGAATGTCTTCAAATTTACAATAATTGTAACTTTTTTGTTTGATTTCACTTAATTCAAAGTCTTCAATATAGTTTGTGTGTTTTAAACTACGTTCATTCGAACTCAAGCAAGATACCACATCCAAATCATGTTTAATCATCTCAATCACTATGTTAACCGACGGCAAGCAATCACTCTTAATATAAATAATAAAGTCATAATCCAACTTACCGCCAAAGGGGGCGTTAATATCGCCACTAATAGATAACGCCGCCATCTTGGAATTAAATTCACTTGATTTTGCGGACGACAATATAGGTTTAATTTTATTCATCAGGCAATACCCAACAATCTCCGTCCATATTCGCATAAAATCTGAAGAAAATGTTTTACCTAGCAAACAAAAGACAATCTTTTTTTCAAATTCAATATCGTCCATTTTTATAATAGCATTAACTATAATCTTCTATTTATATTGATTATTAGTTACTTTTTTAAAGTCCTGCACTACCCTGAACCAAATACAACGATGCGATAAATGACCCTAATCCCATTACATATACATGAATCCAATGCGGCGGACACTTCTTCATACCAAACAACGAGGCAACTTTGCAGTGTTGTTTATGCGACGCCATTCCCCAGAAAAGCGCATTTAGTAAAAAAAATAAAACCAATAAGTTTTTCAACATTATATAATATACATGACATTTTATATTTCAAACACTTACAATAAAAACGACAATAGCAGGGTTCGAACCTGCGCGGGATAAACCCAATGGATTTCAAGTCCATCTCCTTAACCACTCGGACATATTGTCAACTTAAAATTATTTAGAAATTCACTTCACAATTCACAATTGTTTTTCTTTAATGATTGCATCAAACGAACCGTCGAATATTACATCATCTAATTCGGCGAACTCAATATTTTCCCATTCATGCTCATCAGTCTGAATTATATCGGTTTTATCCACAATTATAGTTATTTTATCGCACCCAGGTTGCTGTATAATTATATTATTGGACATGTCGTTGATATCACAAGTAGGAGCGTCTTCATCGCTACTATCTTCTTCAGAATCTGTAAAACAATTGCTATTACAAAATTCAACTAATGCTTTTTTTCTCTCAACGCTCATAGGACATATATTTGTTTTTTATATTAATATTCTTTGAATAACTCTTTTATTTCATTACTTGGATACGTATATTCGTGAATGGGTTGATCTTCTGATCCATCTTTGACAACTCTGTGTTCGCCCGAATGAACGTTCAAATCATATATATTGAAATTGTCTTCAATATTGAATTTATTTGTTCTTGTTGAAAAATTTACACTAATACTTCCTTCCTCGCCACTAATTATACGGTGAAAAATGCCGGCCGGCCATACAATCATAGCGGGACCATCATAATAAAGTTTATCGTTTTTGTAAACCTTATCTGGCGTGATGATGAAGGACGCTTTTACCATGGTTGACGGATTAAAAATATCAACATATCGTGTTCCCTGCAATACCATCAAATTATCATCTTGTCCTGGGTGCATATACCAGGGTCGTTTTACTGGCGGCGTTGATTCTTCCACCGGACCGGGTGAAATGCTGTTTGGACCATGAATAACGCGATCAACGCCATCTATTTTTGGAATGTCGGACGGGACAATTTCGTCAAACTTGACACCGGTAGTCCTGCGGAGAACGCGAAGTGGAATAATGCGATACAATACAGATGCCATTTGTATACTCATTTATATTTCATTATTTTTAAATAGTTTTCAATAATGAATTCTAGACAACAAGTTGCGTTCATTGCTATGAATCGCGTATGTATTCCAAATATCCTCAAAGTCTTTTTTAACTTTTCCGTGCGCCACATTTCTTACCATACTCAATGATGGTTTTCGTATGTCGATGTCGCCGTGTTCCCAATATACCCAATTATTTAATACAATCCAAATATAAAACGAGTCAAAAACACCGTATTTTGTGAGGTTACCTAATGGAGAAAGCCCCCAATGAATATTGATATTCCGACGGCGGGTAAAATATTCACACTTCATTATTGCCTGATAGTGAAGTGGTTTCTTATAACAACTATGAAAATGTGTCATTACAACCCCCCATAATTCAACTGGTAGTTCATATTCGTTTTTCATGAGGTTCTATGTTAATAACAACTATCAGTTGTTTATAAGAATCAATTTTTTGCGAGTTCATCTCTGATTTCCATTAGAACTTTTCCCAACAAGTTTTGTCCGTATCTATTTGGATCTTTACGAATCGCCGTTTCTTTATCATAACCAATCCCCCAAATCTTGTCCCATGGCGATGCTTCATATAATTGTTTTGGATGGGTCTCCAAAAGTTTTTCTTTTATATTGTGATTCTGGATAAATTTATTTCTGACACATTTTAACATAACATCATACTTTACTTGATTCCATTTTGCGTCATCGAAGTTCCGAACACTTCTTCCAAGTTTTTTTATTTTATTAGGGTTTGTTTCGTGTAAAATTTCTGAAAGGAGAGTATCGTTATTTTCATCAAAATATTTGCATTTATGATACATAAACGCCTGTTCTGAGCACGTGAATTCTATTTTGTCTATTGAAAAAACCGTCGGATAAAAGTTGCTCAAGTATCCGTCATATCCAGACGGTCTGAAGAAGAACAATCCACCTTTGTTTTGATTCATAGTTTTGTAGTTGTGATATACAAGTATAATTGTGAACCTAATTTCAATTTTTTTCATTTATTCTCTATCAAAAAAAATAATATATGACTTTATTTACAAAATTCTAGAGGCGACCGTGTTTGGCGTTTAATCTTCGCTCGCGGCACCATTTGACACAGTTGCGTTCTGTTTGTAATTTTTCTTTTTCTTAGAATAACTACAATATTTATGGTCAATTATCACCCACTCATAATTTGTCTTTTTACTATTATAATGCACCATTGGTGAATATATTATTCTTGGTACCGACCTATTATAGGAAACGCTAATAGTCTCTAATTGTTCATTGCAATAACTCGCTAGGTTCTCAAATAGTTGGAGGTGGGTGTTAAGTTCTTCTGTAAATTCAACTCCTTCGTTCTTACTAGTGACGATTTGTGCGAACATTTCAATCAATGAAACACCAATCAATTCGAAAATGTAAAGCACATCCTTGTTTTTCTGTCGAGTATAATCTTTCTGATAAATTGAGGAACGCAACTCCTCCTTTGTCTTTCCCTTTAAAATATATTGTACGCGCAATGATTCATTGTGATCTATATCCCGTGCTTGTTCGCGATATTTTGGCAAGCAAACGTGTGAAATGTGAAGACCGACCTGATGGAGGCTATAAATATCATTCATATTTTTTTCAATGATTTCGTGGTCGCGTTTTAAATCCTCATTAGTTGACATTTGAGACACGATTTTATACTTGATTATGTTTCTCAGCGTGATATAATTACACATACCACCACAAACAACGTCGCCAGGATTCCGCGGCGCTACACCATTTGAATCCAGTGTTTTTTGATATTCATAAAAGTGTGGATTGTGAACAGGACCGTTGTCAATGACACCGCTACTCCAACTGAACGCGACATTGCAATTCGTACACCACATTTGATTACACCCCGATATTTTCGATATTCGTGTCCCACAAGAGGGGCACGGTTTCGTTTCTTGTTTGATAAGTTCAGCCGACTTTACCATATCTTCGTTGCAGACGTGTTCTCCATTTTTGTCAGGACCAATGATAACAAGACATTTTGAACAAGTGTGCATGTTACACAAACCACATTTGTATTGCGAACTTAGAAATCCACGACAGTCATTTCCAGGACAGGGCATAATGAACTTTCTTTTTTCAGATGATGGTGTATTTGTTGAATTGTTACGCAAATAAAGAATCTCTTCGCGAGTCTCGCGTTTTTTCTGAGAAAGTTCTTTCATTTTTAATTGCAGCGCGACAATTTCTGTATCAATCTTTTCTAATATCTGTTTTTGCAAACCAATTGCCTTTTCTCTTTCAGCTGCTTCCATTGTTTGCGGCATTTTACTCATTTCCTTTTCAAGGAGGAGATCCATCCGCTTTGCTTTATATTCTTGTGAAACAAAACTCCGGTTTAAATTCATGGTCATAAAATCTTGACTCCATGCTTTCTTGCAATTCATACAGTGTGGATCATTTGTAGTTGACAGTAAGTATGTCCGGACACAGGTTTTGCACGCCTCAAAGTTACAATCGTCGTAACAGCACCTTATTGCCGAACGAGTGCTTTTATTGTAGTATTCGCAGCAAATGTTACAAGAAGAAGCCATATCTTACACAAGTTGTTGTATACTGATTAGAATAATGGCAGACACGATTTCAATTTTTTTGTGAAAATTCCATTAATTGTTTTTCAGACAAGTCCACAATTTCTCTTCTATATTCTATATGGTTTTCATGGAAGATTTCGTTATGTTTGCGATTTTCTAATAACATCCTAAATTTATATTCTTCGCAAAAATATTTTATATTCTCGTTGTAGCGCATATCAAGAGTTCCGTCTTTTTTCCGTTTCATATTCGGTTTACCCGCAACTTTTTGTTTCACGATTTCATAAACACGAGCTTCTTTTGAAGAAATCATTTGTCTTTTTCTTAACTTGTTCACAATATATTATTAAATAGTCCTTTCAATTTTATTAGCTGCGTCACTGTGTGTATTTTTGTTTGCGCGTTTAACGCCATTCGCGAATAACATTCACCCGTCCGTCTCTCAAGTAAGATGTGTCGTATTTATTAATTTCTTGTCGCCTCTTGTTTGAAGTCATAAGAATAATAACATATGGGAACATACCATATTCAATCTTATCCATGAACGAGTTCCACGAAGTTTTGTCATGTATTTCCTTATTGTATTTTTTATGTTCTGTATTCACATTATTGTGAATTTCCGAAATGAGAATGTCTACCTCGTCGAAAATGACAATCATCGGTTTTTCACTTGAAATTCTCGCTCGCGTATAAACTTCATTAAAATTGCTAGAAGGTTCGTTGCCTTTGTAAACGTCGCATAAATAACAATCAAGTTTTTGTGCCATCAAATACGCAAAAAACGTTTTACCGCACCCAGGCTTGCCGCTCAAGAAAACCTTGCAGAAATGATTGTTCTTGTAAAAATTCATAGTATCGCGAAATAATTGTTTCTGAATATCATAAAAGGTTAGTGTCTTGTTATTCGACATATTTTCAAGATTGACAACGCGAGTTCCATATTCAAAATAACCATATTCTCCGCGCTTCGTAATATAAGTAATATTTGTACAAGACGCAGAATTGTTTTTACACGGAACATAATCTTCATCAAGGTCAATGTGCTCCTTAATTTTAATCTCTTCGCTCAATTCCTTATAAAATGATGTTTTACAAACAACCGTCAACACTTCTTGTCGATATACGTTATTGAAAATAATAAAATGTGGAATTGTGCTTTTGTGAATGATAATTCCGATCGGTTCATTATTTTCATCATACTTATTACAAATAAATTTATGATTAATAACTTTTTTGAATAGAATGTTCCGTTTATCCTTAGAAGAAATTTGATAAATTCTATAACCAAAATGGTTCAGTGCGAAATAAATGATGAAATTGAAGTTGTGAAAGAAATTATCTAATTGTGAAAAAAATATGAAAATATACGTGAATAGGTTGAAATTAGATGTCATAATGTAATATTTGGATTATTATTTTTATATTTATTATTTATATACTACCAACAAAGTAACAATGAATGAAATTGAAAAGAGAGCGAGTTGGGGCGAAGAGAATTATTTCAATGTATTCTCTCTCGCATTTTTATTCATATTTTTATATTATGGTATAAAAAATGGCATTGAATATGGTTCTAAAATAACAATATTTATATGGTGTCTGACAGTGTGCACAACCCCAATTTCATCTGCGTCTGTATTGTTGTCTTTTCCAATTAAAATTTTCACCAAAATTCCAATGTTCGTGACAAAATTTGTTTCATCAATTATTTCCTTAGGAATGTTATCATACTTTTACAAATACCAATTTGAATTAATTAACACAATACCACTAGGACGGGCATTTACAAAAATAATTGACCGTAAATTATATGTCTTGTTTTTGGTGTCCATCGCGGCATCCATTATCAGCTCATATATACTAGACAACTTTGTGGATTATTTTGTTTTGCCTCATACCGACCCATTGGAAAAAGACAAATTGGCGCAGATGATGGTGTTGTTTTTAGTATTTGTAATATTGAATTTTATATATTTCAACATTTTGATCAAAAACAAAATATTTCAGTTGGATAAAATATATTACTTTTTGTAATTTATATCCATTGCGAAAAATTGAAACGCTTGCGGCGGTACACTATTTTAGCAATGACCAGCAACCGATTATGTCAGGGAAAACAATTAAACGTGGGGGTACTATCGAAAACATGTACGCAAGGATTGTGTATAAATCATTTTTAAGCCCCGAATCAAATAATAAAGGCGTTATGGAAGATATCATTCGCAGTTCTAAAAAAAATAATAGCGCTTCAAATATTGGTGGGAAACTGATTTGGGAACAAAGCACATCTTCAATTTTACAGATTTTAGAAGGTCCCGTTGAAAACGTAGATAAAATCTTTGATACAATAAAGAAAGACAACAGACACTTTGATATATCTCTCGTAGCATGTGAAGATATATCAAAAGAACAAAGGCTTTATCCAATATGGACGATAACAATGACTGAAGATGTCGCCACGACACATGAACCAGACATCAGTGATTATCAGATTTTGTCAATCATTGGAACTGGTGGATTTGCCACGGTTGTAAAAGCAATGTGTAAAAAAAACCAAACATTTGCGGCTATCAAGATAATGTCCAAAAAGAGACTGACCAATAATAATTACAATATTGCTCTTAGGGAACGCGCTATTTGGAAAGAACTAAATGATACGAAATTTATCAACAAATTGCATTTCTGTCTACAAGATCCATTAAATGTATATTTTGTGATGGATTTTGCTTCAAGGGGTGACATGTACTCTTGTATAAATTCTTGTAAATTAGATTATGATTCATGTCTATTTTATTTCGGTGAAATTTTATGCGGACTCAATTCAATACACTTCAATGGTATCGTATTTGGTGACTTGAAGTTAGAAAACATTCTCATCGATAATTCGGGGCACATATTATTAACTGATTTTGGAATTTCAAGAAAGCGCGACGAAATAGACAAAAATGTACGCGGAACCCCCGTTTATTTCGCACCTGAAATGATAACCGAGAAATTGATTCATCCAAAAAGTGATATTTGGGCACTGGGTATCATTTTATATGAAATGACCGGAACCCGTTTACCCTGGCAAGGATTGAATCGTGATATTATGTTCCAAATGATATTGAATATTCAATTATCATTAAATGTGGTCTTTGATAACAATTTGAATGAACTCATACAATTTTTGACAAAAAAAGACCATTCTGAACGCCCGGACTGTCAAACTATAATTCAATATTTAAAAACCGAATCATTTATAGATGATTGGGACCAGGTTCAATCGCGCTCACTGGAACCACCACATCTGCCTGACCTTGTGAATGAATCTAATAATATCATGATGAATTTTGGATTATAATGTTGATTGGTAATATGTGATGAGATTGTGTTATATTTTATATTCATTATTTTTAATGGTCGTTGAAATATTCATATTCAGAGAAGAGAAAATAAAACAGGAATTAAAGACAAATTGTCGCATTAGATTATTGATAACAAACATAATGCCTACATCCTACGAAACAACCGAAGATGAAACCTATACAATCCACATTACTTTAAATGAGTTGATAACGATTGTGTTTGCGCTACAATATTTTTATATTTTCTTCTCATTTATGCGGTATAATTTCAAAGATAAAATTGAAAACATTTAAAGCAATAATGATAATTACATCAAACATCTATAAAATGGCATATCTCGTCCAGCGTAACGAAGAGACCCCAGGAAATGTTCTTGTACAGTCGGAATATACCTTATATTTGAGCGTTCAGAACTGTAATCCCGAGCTACAAGATATTTATCGCGCAAGTGCTCTAAAACACAACGAAAATATGTATCATGATAATTTTCCAGATAGTGGTTTCGACGTCTTTGTTCCAAAAGAGCAGATTCTCAGCCACGAGCAAGTGAATAAAGTGGATTTGTTTATTAAATGCGAAATGGTTCGCCACGTGAACCGTGAAAATATTCCGAATGGCTTCTGTTTGTATCCTCGTTCAAGTATTTCCAAGACCAAGTTCCGTCTGGCAAATAACGTCGGAATTATTGACAGCGGATATCGTGGTAATTTGGGAGCCATGTTCGACGTAATTTATTCTACAGAGGAAGTCAAATGTGAAAAGCATCAGCGACTTGTTCAAATTTGCGTTCCAACTTTGGCGCCATTCAAGGTAGTAATTGTAGAATCTGATTCGGAACTAAGCACGACCCGACGTGGCAGTGGTGGGTTTGGTTCAACCGGATCGGGGGAAGTAAATGTTTAAAATTTTGATTCATATATGATATGCGACCACTAAAATAAAAAATATTTTGAAAACAAACAACATATTTTTTATTCTGAATTGTTCAATTACTTGTTTACTATTGTCTTGACGAATCTAAAATAGTTTTGATCGGCTGAAATTAATAATTTTGATCAAGTCTTTCATTTGTACAAATGGCAACTCAATTTTTTCATAATTGTCAATTTCATTATCAGGATGAATCACAACCAATTGAATGTCTCTGATTACGAAACCATATTTTGTTTCAAGTATCATTTTATATAGATTCAATTGAAGAGTATAATGCCAATAGTTCGTGTCTGGAATATGCCCAGCACCTTGAGCAATGCACGATTTATTGAAGCCACTGAAGCGCTCAATCTTTTTACAACGCTTCCAGTCATATATGCTAAGAGACCCATCGTCATTTAGAAATGTCATATCAACAGAACCGGCAATTTTATTTGTTTCGTCGTAAATACACCACTCGGTGCGATATGGAACCAGTTCCGGATGGTCGTCAACAAAATTCTTGAAATATTTATATTCGATTGTATCTTCGTAATCATTATTATTCATAAAATCTTGGAAGAATTTTGGATGATTAGACAGTTCACTGTTGTACATGTCATTGTAATGATATTCAAATAGGTAGTGCATTGTTGTTCCCAACTTCGCGGCTTCGTTTCCGTTTTCTTTCCACTGCTGTTTAATTTCTGGTTTTGTCATTCCGTAATATTTACTTTTTTCCCAATTAGATGACGCCATCATTTTATCGATAATTGCGTCGGCGTCGAACTTTTCAAAAGCGTTGTGTACAACAGTTGTGATAGACTTGTAACCGCGCCTTTTCTTCACATAGTAAACGTGACCATTTTCCTGAAACTTGATATCGTCGTCACGTTCGTGTTTGTTCAGAATGGACAGCATCTTGGAGTGTGTTATTATGAGTGTTCATTATTATTTATATTAATTCAATTTTTATTCATAATTCCAGATCTACAATCTCATAAATATGCCAAGAACCCCCGATTTGAAATTGAGAAAAATTGAAACTACCGCGAAGAGAATATATATTGTACACATCAAGCCAAATATCAAAAACATGGCATCAGCAAACCCCACACTGATTTACAGGGTCAATGGAATGCTAGACATGCGCCGTAAAGAGAACAAAGAGTGGTTGAGAAAAGAACATGAACGGAATATGTTAAACCTTCGCGAACAATGTAGTGAGGCAAACGCCAAAGCGGAACAACTGGAAGCTCGCGTTTCGCGCCAAAATAAGACAATACAAAAACTATCTGGCGGAAAAGAAGCGGAATTAGACCCCGAAGAGTGCGACTGTGCGATTTGTATGGAACCAATGCAAGGACGAGTAACTCTTCGGTGTGGTCATGAGATATGCCCCAATTGTTTTGCTCAACACGCCCGCCAAAATAACACGTGTCCGTTTTGTCGCGAAGAGTTTTCATGTAAACCCAAGAAACCGCGCGAAAAAATGCCGGATTCTGTCGCGGACGCAATCGTAGACCACTGGTCTACAATAGTAAGAGAGGATTACTTCGCAGCACATTGTGAAGTTTACAAAAATAAACGTTCCGCTGATGAAAAAGAAGCACATCTGCGGTGGTTAGTTGTTGAAAATGCGAAAATAATCATCAAACACGGTGTTCGTAATTGGTATGAGAATACGTCAAATTTATAGACCATAATCAAGACAATAATGTAAACACTATAATTAAAAGGACAAAAGTTGCGGATATGATGTTCCAAAACAATAATGCGTCTCCGTCTCTCAAATGGGGGCTATTGTTGTTAATCAATATTCCATGGTAAATCCAAATACACATCCCGACAAATATAATAATCATAAACGCAATGCTGATGCCACTTGATTTTCTATCTTTTTTATTTTTAATATTTGCGTTAAATCTCATTATCGTATATGATTTCCATATTTGGGGTATAAAACTACTGGTTGTTAATAATCCTGCTAAATACCCAACATTTGTAGCATTCATGATTGTTATATTATTTAATTATATATAATTATTCTGGTTTGACATTTGGTGTCATTTCAATAGTTCCATCATTATCGTTCACACTATCAATGTTTAAAGCAACTGAGTCGTTTCTATTGAGTTTATACCAGTAAACATTTAATATTTCCTTATCAATTTGTGTGCTATCCGAAATAAGATTGGAACATAATTCATTCAATGTTGGTTTGCGCATCATTTCGCTTTCAAATAATGTAACAAATTCTTCAATTAACAGCCCCCGTTTATTTTCAAGTTCTTCCGCACTATCATTCGCATTGTTCGTAACAACATCTGTCAATATTTTTTTGTAGTTTGTCTTTAATTTTTCACCGACATCTTGTTTGTACAACGATAACTGTACTGATTCTAACGAATCGCAAATTTCTGGTTTTTTTAGTTTCAAGAATGACTCCTTTTGTTGGTCGGTCATTCTCCGTCCCGAGAAGGTTGATTGGAATAGTTCTATAATGCGTTTTTGTATTATTGGGCTTGTTTCCATCAACCTGTCAAATTCTTCCGTACAGTTTTTCAAAAAGTCCGTTATATTTTGTCTTTCTTGAATTGGTTTCGACAATTCAACTTTAATCTTGCGATAAAATTTATCCCACGCAATCGCGCTTACACGATGTCCTTCGTTCAGTTCGGATATCTTCAAAAACTGTTGAATAGTAGTAATAATTCCTGCTAAAATATTGACAAATCCAACTCCCATAGAATAATACCCTCTATAATATTCGGGGACGCGATCTTGCGCAAAATTTGCGGTACCAGTTAATGTGCTCATTACAATAACCGGTATTGTAAAATATGTATTTATTTTGGAGAATCTCTGATGACTGCGCGCGTGTAGCCATCTGTAACACATTGCCTTATCAGCCCAATCTATAAGTATCTTTTCGTGTCCCGGACTCCATTCAGACACAACGACTTCATCATTTTCTTTTTTCTCATTCATTAATATATCTATATGGACAAAAAAATACATAAAGAGGTTGACGATGGGTTTATGACAATAATAAAAATTCGTTCAGATATTAAAACTCGTATTGAAGATATTGAAAAAATCAAACACTCTATCAAACAAAATTACATTGAATGTATTGAGAAAGAGTCAAAAAATTACTTCGGTCTCGACTCGGTACATTTTCAGAATAAACTGATTGAGTTAGAATTTGCCAACATGCTAAAGTTATACAATTACATTGACAATCGGATTTATGGCGATTATTACAAATTATTTTTTATGATGAATGATTATTTGAGTGACAAATTGTTACAAGAACAATATGCTTCAATAAAAGAATTGAAAAAAAAAAGGTTATACCCGGTTTACAAGGACCTGGATAGTTTTAAATCGTACGATTTTGATACTATAAACAATATACATCAAGATGTCATTTCTATTGTTAAAAAAGTTTATGAAATACACGGAGAAAACGAAGAGAAAATAAAGACAAGACAAGAAAGTTTGTATTATGGAATAAATTTGGATAACTATATTATAAACCAACAACATCTGAACCAAGAATTGTTAATGACAAACAATTTGCACCGAAACTACATTTGCGTTTATCATAAACTTCATGATAATATCTTGGATAATTTTTTGGAAAAAGTAGAATTATTTTTTGAACAAATAAATAATCATACAATCGTTGATTCATCAAAGAGTACAGAGTTTGACTTTCAAAAAAATGAACACGATGAACCAATTACTTTCTCCGACGAGTCCGAAGACAATTTAAATAATCATAATTTTGTTAACGATTGTGAGTCTTTATTTGAAATAAAAGAAATTCAGACAGATACAGATAAAGTTGATAATTTATCCAATGAATAAAGCGAAAAGATAACGTCGTATTAGAACAATATTTAATAACATAACTCGGTATTCTTAAAAACAATTAAAATACAGACTTGACCGATTGATAACCAAAAATATATTTATTGAGACATTTTTCTAAACAGCCCTTTATTTCATTTTTTGTTATTATTGCTACCTTTTTATTCATCTGTTTGGGTGAGTACAATGCGCCATTGTTATACAAAAACTGCTTCATATAATGATTGGCAATAATCTCGGGATTTGATTGGTTCGTTTTTTCGTAGTTTATTAAAACGTGTTTTTTGCGCGAAGTTATTGTCGACTTTGAGAAAAAGTCGTTTTTGTATTTTTCAATAACATTTAAAACAATGTCATGTGACTCTTTAATGTTATTGTGTGAGGTCTCATATAAAATCGTTATTTCACGCCCACAATGTGATCGCGACGAACTACACTTGAGATAGTATGTCATCTTATTTTTATAACGAAGTCTCATAAACAGCGCATGTCTTAGACAACTTAAAGAAAAGTTTACCAACAAATCATTATTGTCGTCAATATTATCAGATATGTAAGTAAATGAACATAATGCGTTTTTAGAATCTTTCCGTTGATGAAAAATGTATTTATTTTCATCTAATTTGTTGAAGCACGGCATCAACTTTGAATTATATAAGGTACATTTTGGGGGTTGTATTACATTGCTCATGATATCAAGCACGCGGTTCTTGTCGATATCTCCACAAATAAGAAACGTGGTGTTTTCTGGAACATAATGCTTTTTATAATAGTCGCTTAGCATTTTAGCATTGATATTTTTCAGGGTTTTTACTTGGGTATCCCAATCGTTTGAATATTTACCACCTTCGCTACAAAACAACTCTTTTTGTATTAAATTCCACAATTGATTTTTGGGATTATTTCCTAGTTCTTTTAGTTCATTGAAAACCGGATTTATTTCTCTATTCACATTTTGCTGCGTTATTTTTGCACTTGTTGTTATTGTTGCTATATAATCTATCATTTCCCCAAATGATTCTTTTGTGGAAGTTGTGTGATAATTTGTTGTGGTAATTCCAGTATGAGCATTGCATTGTATTCCTTTTTCAGTTAAAACTTCTAGACAAGGATGTTTTACACACTGTTCCCAAGAATTTACTAAAACGTGTTCTAATAAATGGCTAATCCCGCAATTTTTTTTTGTTTCAAATAAAAATCCAACATTAACATATGACTGAATATATACAAGCTCGCTACTTGGTATGTCTATTAATATTACGTTGTAACCGTGTATATTATGTATTGTCGGAAAAGTTCTGTCCTTTTTCAAAATTATCTTTTTAATAGTTTTAACGCTCATTTGTTTTTTAATATTTTTTACTTTTTGACTTTTTTGACTTTTTTGACTTTTTTGACTTTTTTTAGTTTTCATTATATCTTATAAACATATAATCCATTTTGTAAAAAAAAATTGAATCGTTGTGAAGAATAAATGGATGTGATATAAACCATATCCAACTTCCACATCATGGATCATTATTCTTCAATCGAACATATGTCAGAGGTTAATGCGGTTTTTAGTGATTTCGGAGAAGAGATTGATGACGAGATTGCGTTATTTACCACAATGAAGACGAGTACGAATTCGTTGTGGTACATTGTATGCGTCCCTGGCGCTTCTTCGGATGATCCCGAAAATGCGGATGAAGAAATAAGAAAACGAATGCTTCGCGTAAAGAATTTGTTCCCTTTCTTTGAAGATGTCGTTCGTCCATCCAGGAAAGATTGGAGAATGATGTGGAAAAACGACAAAAATGCGACATTCATCGTGGGTCCACCATCAATTATGAACGAGACCTGCTATGAGATTCACAGTCTTCTTCGCATCGCACCTTTATGGCATATTGAGCCAGAATACTTTAAAAAGTTTGTTTCCATTGATCAATATATTGTTATGGGTGATTTACAGCACCCGGAACAATCTATTAATTTGACTAAGGCTATTCCTCAAAATAACGCTGCGCTAATCGAACAATATAACGAACAAGAAGAAATCATACAGGGTGTTTCTCGTTCAACGCTGAGCATTCCTACTAATTTAGCGCGCAATGTGCCGATGCCATATGAACTTTTGGAAAAAATGCCAGACAATTTGAAGACCCCACTTCTAAATACAGCGTTTGAACAAATGGTTGGTCGGGTGCCCGCTCACTTGCGTTATGCAAATAATATATCAGTTGTGAACCAAAATACAATCTTGAACTATTGCGACGAATCTGTGAAAAACGACATTATTGAAAACAATGGGGTAAACGCAATACCTTTTGAAATACGAAATCTTATTCGCGAACAAGTGAACATATTCTTGCTTGCCGCGTCAAATGAAGACCGAGAAGATGTAGAATATTTTAAGCGTCTTGAAGTCATTGCAATGGCAATATGGAGTATTACTGATGTCAAATATTGTAATATTGAATATTTCAAAACATTCAACAAAGAAAATCTAGAACACGAGACGTCAGCAAAAGAAAAATGGCTTCAAAGTATCAAAAAAAATAATTCAAATCTCACCCCTTGTTATGACCTCTTAGCAGTCATTGTCAAAAATAAAGGGTATGTTCCAGATGCCGAAGAATGTCGCGCAATTGTTTCATGTATATTTTAAATTGGCGAGTATGACCCTTTATGAAAAAAATTGATTTGCTCGCGTCATACAAGTAGAAATTTACATATATACCAACATGTCATCACCATTTAAAGCCGGAAGCAAATACGAATGCAATCAAGGTGGTGGGATGAAAATAACCATTATTACTATGAACGATGACCGCAATCTCTATGATGATGGAACATACATACGCACAGGAGAAATTATATATATATATGACCACAACCATAAAGTTGGGCAAATGAAACAATATTCGGATGATATGTGGAACAAGGAATGGAAACAAATTGAATAACTATATTTGTGAAATTAAATTCGCATAATATGTCATTATTTTATTAGGACTAGTACCATATTTTTTCATTTGACTGCTGGTAACTTGAAATCTGGAACCGTGTGGCAACAGCAGTTCATCTTCATCTAAATCGCTGAACGCAGATTCTGAAGATATGTACAATCCCTTGGTATTTTTGGGTAATCGCAAAACGAGTAAGCAACAAGGGCTATCATCTTCTATAAAGTCCAGCGCAACATCTTTATTGAACGACGTTGAAATGAGACCTTTTTGTGTAAATAATAGTTCATCGCCTTTGTTCAGACGCTTCCATTTCTCTTCCATTGCTTCCGCACCCCTGTAAACAGTTGTATCTCCTGTACTTCGCGGCGCCTTGTTGATTATATTGTTTAAATGTACAGTGTAGTTACGTAATTTGTCTTTTTGGCGTGGATTGAGTTCTCCCAAATTATGCTCTCTTAAATAATTGTTTATCCATAACGACTCGCCACCCGTATACATACTCAACGCTTCTTGTTCTTTGGGCGTCAAATCATCCATTTTCATCGGATTAAATGGAGGCATTCTGAAGTTATTTATAACTTATGAGTATATATATTTATTGTGAAAAAATTGAAATAAAAATATAGACGAACATTCCTCTCCAAGATAAAATATGAAAGACAAAATTGCCAAAATGGTTGTTGTTTCGTGTATGGATTTGAGAATGGTAACAGAAACAATTACGATGCTGAACAATCAAGGTTATTGTGATCAATATGACCTTGTATCCGTCGCTGGATCGTCTTTGTCTGTTGGTCTTGAGAATCGTCACCATTTAAGTTCTGAATGTCGGTGTCAGTTGTCTGCGTGGAAAGAGTCTATATGCAGCCATGTAGATTTGTCCGGAAAACTTCATGGCGCGAAAGAAGTATGGTTCATAGACCATGAAGACTGTGGTGCTTACGCACATTATTATGGTGATGATACGATAAATGAAGAAAAACAACACAAAAATGTTCTTGGGCGTATGCCGAAATACTTTCCAAACATTAAAGTAAGAACCTTTTGGATGGGTCTCGATGGTACCATTCTAGAATTAGAGAATAATAGATGGATCAAATCAAACATTTATAACCCCGACAAACAATATTGGATGAACATCTACAATAGAAATAAAGTAAAAATTCTTCGTCGCAATCATCGTAACATAGTATATAAATATTTAGATATTGAACAAGAGATTGTATTAGATTGCGAAACCTTTTTCAAAACATTTTGCGAGCTAGAGAAAGATGATGACACTGGTCGTTGTAACCTTGTTGTTACATGATATGATGATGACTCATACACCTAACATTGTATATTCGGTTTGTAAGAATAACACTAACACTACAAAACGGAATATCAAATGATTTATAATCTGACGTTTACCTTGTTGCCCTTGTAAAAAGCTACATAAAAAGAATATTAATATCAACAACGAAAAGACGAACATTTGAATAATTTTATTTTTCCTATAAGTCAAAAACAAATAATAAAGAATGAATGAAGTTGCGCTAAATACATCTATTAGAAGTGTATATATATTTTTGTAATTCCAATATAGTAAACTGCTCGCACAAACCTGTAAAATTAAAAATCGTTTTATATTGTCTACATTATTGAACCAGTATAGTAACATCAATGGCAAAATACTCAAAATTATGTCGTCAAATCTATATTTTTTCATGAATTTTATATTCATTTATTTATTTTATAACAATAATAAAATGTTTCCGAACAATCTTTTGTGCAATTATTAATATTATACCATAGCTATCCGGTTTTATTAATATCATCGCATGTTGACAGTTGTTCTCCGACTTGCCTCATAACGGACTTTTTCATTTTTTCAGAAAGTCCTTCTTCTATTTTTTCAAAATCGTCTTTTCCACTTTCAATCAAACTAATACATGCCAAACAAATACAAACAATATAATCTTCATCCAAATTTTTGTTATACATTTCAGTAAGACAAGTTTCTAAATTGACTTTTCCGTGTTTTCCATTAACATAATCAAATGCCTTCTTGAAAATGGCTTCTTGGACACCTGGTTTGAGAAGTCCTTCCATGATTTTTTTACAATTGTTTGATGGCATCCAAAACTAATGGTAAGTTGATTTCAATTTTTCTATAATTTTGGGGAGAAGAAATAATGATAAAATTGAATTTGAATGGGGAACGATTAATCAACAACACAATCATGTCATCTCCAAAGTTTGAACCAGTTAATATTTACAATTATTTGAAACATTTGGGGACGTCTTCAACGGGGCACAATAATTTGTCTCTTTTAAAGGAATTAATTGACAATAGCTTTGACGCGAACGCCAAAAATATTGTCATCGATAAGCAAGAAGGGAATAATAGTGACGGCACTAAATACTATCAAATTAGATACAAGGACGATGGAAGGGGGATGGATCAAGTAAATGTGTACCGTTTTGTTCAACTTCATTCGGAAAATATAGATGGAGGTATTGGAAAGTTTGGTATCGGCGGTATCTCTACTCTCGTAAATTGGTGTGACATTGAAGATGATATTTATGAAAAATTTATTGTTATCATATCGAGAACAGAAGACAATATTACAAGACAAGTCAAGATAAATTGGAATCAATGTAAAACACTTGATGATTATACGAATCAAGTTGTAGATTCATATACAGAAAATGACCCACTGTCACTTCAATGTTTGAAAAATGAAAATATTTCACAAGGAACAATCATTATCATACAAACAAGTGAGAAGAAATATACCGAAATTGTGGAGTTGGAAGATGATATGCAAGATTACATAGATATCGGTACAACATATCAGAACTACTTTGAAAAGGGTAAAAAAATATCCTTGTTTGGTGAACAGATAAGGCACTATGCGATTCCCAAACCGTTATTGTCAGATAGATTTCAGATTGAAGTTTGGATGAAAAAGGCGACGGTGGCATTTTCAACCAAAAATGGTAAGAAAAGTCTGGTATTCAAATATGACAAAAACAAAAAAGAAAAGAAAATTACCTCAGACGATTTGGAGAATGAAGATTGGAAGCTTATATGCGATGTTTCTCTGAAACTTGAAATGCCTGGGGATCTTTATATTACAAAAAATAAGAAAGATAAATTCAATTTAAAGGGTTGGGAATCGTTCAATAAATTTTGTATTAAAAATGGCATCGAAAGTGAAAATGAAATATACTGTCTTGCCGAAGATTACATCAAGAAGCTATACATTTCGCGAGAAGATAATTATCACAATGCGCGGACTCTTGGTGGATTAGATTTTTCCATGACCGGCTTTTATGACGATGACATCAATATTATTGGAAAATGTATCAAAAAGCAACTAGTATTTAATCATAAGTTTGACAACAAACTGGGGTTGACGCAGCAAAACAAAAGTGTTGTTGAGTGGACGAACGCGCCAATCGGTATGCAACAATATATTATCAAAATTATTAATTTATGGGTAAAAGACAAACTGAAGCCTCGTATAAAAGAAGTTGACAAAGAAGAGCAAAGACTAAGGGATTTTTATATTCCGTTAGAAACATCAATGATAAATAAAACCAACTATTATTTGAGAACAAAAGACAAGAAATATATACCAACTTATCTGAACCAATCATCGCCAATCTCAGCCGGAATGGCTATATTGAAAGCACTCCAAAAAAGAATGGAACACAGAGAAGATTCGTCACAAAAAATTCAAACATGGTTTCGGAGCCAGAAGATGTTTTCTTGTATCCCAATGACAGGATTCATCAAGTTTCAGAAATTCATTCAATGGGCTCACAAACATTATTACATTAAGAAAATCCAAAATTGGTACTCTAACATTCTCATTAAACGCGCAATTATTAACTATGTTCTTTCACAAATTGCTTGTAAAATCATAAAGAGTAGGTCTATATCACTAATCCAACGACACTGGAGGTGGTATATTATTTCCAAAAAATCTACAGAAAATGAAAATAATATGGCTATTGTGATTCAAAAACAAATGAGAAAATATTTCGCATCCAAATTGTTTGAACAAGAAAAGAGAAAAGAGAAATGTTTCAAAAATCTCGCACATAACTTTAAAAAAAATGTTAAATGTCCTGATAATAGACAAAAGTTCAACTCGTTTAAACGCGAGATTTTGAGCAAGTTGAAAGAGATGGAGGAGCTTTTATAATATCAGTGGCGATAACTTAATTAATGATAAATATGGCGCGTGATAAAATGTAAATATAGATAGTAAACAGCAAAATTCAATACATAAATTACTTCCGTGTAAAAAAAAGGTCAACATTTACATTAAACATAATCGTTATCGATAGAATTATAGCTAATATAAGCGAAAGTAGCAAAATTTTATTACTTGTCAACAATACATGATGAATCATGAACAACATAATAGATAAAAATATTGTCCCAGCAAAAAAGTAGTGTATCATATATGACTCATCAAATATAATCAAAAATCCGATGCTTATTAATATGGTAAAAATAAATATTTTTGAGTATACATCATTTCTATTTAATTCATATAAGACAGTTTGAATAGCCATCAAGAACATAAAAAACAATATGTTAAATTTACATTGCTTATCACAAATAATATTTGATACGCTATTATTGCGTTTATAGTTTTTACAAACTAAAATAATTGGAAATGTATAAAAAAGTAACATGGAAAATAAAAGTGCGTCTCTTTTCATAATATAAAATTATAACATATTATTATTCAAACATCGCTCTTCTGAAGTTGATATCCCCAATGGTTGTAATGTTTGTCTAATTTTAGGAGTTGTGTAAAAATCATTCCACCATGCTCTGCTCGCTCGGGTCTGAAGAATTTCTAGAGATTTTGAACAATATATATTTGACCCCCGCTTACTATTGCATTTTTTACAAGCTAGAGCTATATTACCGGTTTGTTTTGTTCCGCCCAAAGATTTAGGGATCAAATGCTCGGATGTCATTTTATCAATGGAAATTTTTTTATCACAATAACAACATCTACCTTTTTGAATATTATACAAAAACTCTTTTTTTGTAATTTTATAATTTCTAAATGTTTCATCAGGTGTTTCTGACATCCGGATAGTTTCACATTGGCTAGATAATATATTATTTTTCGTCTCTAATTTATTAACCGATTCTTCCAATTTTGTATGATATTCTTTAATTACATCATCTTTCGCGTTTAATTCATTAGATAATTCTTCAATTATATTATTGATAAAATGTTTATCAACGCTTATTTTGTGCGAGAGAAACATATTTGGGGTTTTATTATAATAGATAACATCGTTTTATAAATTTCAATTTTTTTAAACATCACCCTTCTGAAGTTCATATCCCCAATGTTGTAAAGTTTGCCTAATTTTAGGACTTACTTCATAGTCATCGTATTTTGTCTTTTTTTTATGAATCTGATTGATTAAATTTCTACGGAATCTACTTTTAGGTCCCGCGGTATTCATCCACCGTTTGATTTGTCGTTCATCGTCATCGCTCCGTTTTCCAGAATAAAAATCACAATACCATTGCGTCCACCCATATGGGTGCGTTTCATTGATCCATTTTTTTTCTTCCCAATATTCTAATGTTGTACCGACTTTCACATTATATTTATTTATTGTTTTGTCGTAATCGTCCCATCCAGAAGTTAACCAATGTTCTGGAAGATTTTTCCACCAACTCTTTGGATATTTTTTATGCTGGTTATTGATTTTTTTCTTCAATATAGTTGAGTAAATTGGTCGCCAATAAGTCCCGCCAAAACTCCCCGTTTGAAATATTTCTTGTGGTGTCAGATTTGGAGTGAACTCCGGATAATCTTTGAATATAATCAACCCGTTTTTGTCTTTTTTTGGCGCCATGATCTTTATTTAATATAACTAAATATGTTTTAAATATTAAATAAAGAGAAAATTATTATAAATAACTAAAACTATGAAAGTAAAACGTGGCAAAAAGTCAAACCGAGAAAATAAAATCGTTGAATTAGATAACAATATTGTACGTGAATATTTGAAGGAACACAATGCCAAAAAGTTGTCGGTGAATTATCTAAAGAGGAAACTCAATATTAAAAGTAGAAAAGTATTATATTACTGCCAACATTCTAATCACATTGAACAAGTTAAACCGTGGGAGGTCGGTTCATCCAAGCATACAGTTGATGTTTTCAAATATAAGGCTTAGAACACTTTAGAACCCGGTTTGAAGCATGATATCAAAAGGAAAAGAAATAATCGTCGTTGAAAACCGTCTTATTTTTAATGCTTCTACTCATCTTCGCCGCAGACATATTCTCTGAAGACGCCGCCTTGACAATCGTTTCCCACATATTCAAACATTGGTTGGTTTTCAAACACACTTTATTCACCCGTTTTCCGGTACTTGATGTTAATTTATGTTGGTACACGTCCTCCTCGCGGAGTGACAATCCATAATACCCTTCGTTCGTCGCACCATTCTTCCAAACGGTTGCCTTTTGGGCATACGGAGACGCGTTCAAATACTCCTTCAGCTCATCCATCTCTTTTTTATCGCCCGACACATCTTTCCCCAGTTTCTTCTTCCATCGCTTGTAATTCGCCAATAACTCGGAATTCAATACCTTGCCCTGTGGCGTGAACCGGCATACTCCGAATACGAAGGTCTCCGCGTCGCACTGCACCCCCCGACTCCGTTTGTACTCGACTACTTGTAATTTCACCCCTGCGTACCCGTAGACCACCTGATTCTTATCTTGCTGTTCTAACCGTTTAGGACGGAAACGCGTATCCAAATATTGTTTGAACTGGTGGAAGATTTGTTTCGTTGGTTTGACTCCGTTCCATATGCGAAACTGACCCTCCATCATACCGCTCGACTCCTCTACATCAGGACGGACGATACAACACGCACTGATGAATTCGTCAAAACGTTTCGTCTCTTCGCTCACCGGCTGCTGTTGCTGGTAATCGCAATCCGCCATCAGTTTGTTGATTTGGATCTCCTGCTCACCGACCTTGCGTTTCAGCTCTGCTATCTCGCATACCAACACCCCGTTCGTCGCCTGGTATTCCATGTTTGCAACATTAAGTGCCGCCAAGTCCTCCTCCAACATATCGTTCCGTTTCAACAATTTGTTGTAATTGTCTACACTGTACCGCTTGCTCTCAATCACCGATTTTATGTAATACGTCAGTTTATCTGACGTGAAGGTCGCATTGTACGCAATGATCTCCTTGTACGTACTCCCATCAACTTTAATCTGGCGCAACTGTTTCTTCACCTTGGGGTGCTGCTTGATCAGGTTCTCGATCTCGACCTTGTTCTGGACCTTGAATGCGTTCACCAAAACGAAATTCGCGAACTTGCTGTGGTGGTTATAAACGCGCGACCGCAAATCGTTCGTTTGTCCGAATTTGAGGAGGGTCTCGCCGCCCTCCGTGTTGTCGATCGTGCCGAAGTAGACGCACTCGGTATTCTTGGGGAATTGGTCGATGATTGCTTTTTCCACGGCTTGGCGTTTTTTCTGCTTCTCTTGTTCGGCAGTTTCTTGCGCTAGTTTGAGTTGGTTCTGGAGTTCCATGCTCTCTTCGCAGATGGTTTCCTGGATGACCTCCTCCAACTTGATGTAGTATTCGTGGATTTCGTCTGCCTTGGATGTTCCCGCTTTGAGACAGAATCGTTTGAAGGCGGGGACGGTCATTTTGAATACCTGTCGATTCTGTCCGCCGTTGGACGAAACCGCTTGCCCTGCAGGGCAAGCGGTTTTAATGTAATCCTTCTCAACAATAAACTGTTTGTCAAGAAGCCTTCTTGCCTTTGCTTTATCATGAAATCCCATCCACTTCCATACATCGTCTAGGTCAACCACAAAATCTGTATTACAACAGTTCAAGTAACAGTAAAAGTTGGCGAGGAATACCTGTTGTTGCGTTTCAGTGAGGAATACCTCAGTTTCCCTACCAATCGCGATTGGTAATTGCCAGAGAACTTGGTGATTGGGTTGGTTTCGATGAGATTTACGATATTCATTGTATAGTAATACGCGACTTGACTTTAAATGATTTTGCTATTAAAAGAGGAAACGATGTGAGAGCTTTGATTACCTATTTGTTATGACTACCGTGTGAAGAATCTTGCTCGGTGACGAAACGTGTCACCATTTATTTTTTTTCACGTTAATTCGTGGACCACTACTGCGCTTCACGTAAGACTGAGGGTCGTATGTTTCTTCTTCGTCGTCCGAACCAATATTTTTAGACAATTCCCAAAATTCTTTTGATCCTAATCTGAAATCTTTTTGTGCTTGCGCTTTGTACCAAAAGATTTGATCTTGCAATTTGTTTGATTTCGCATTATTATTAATCACTAAACACTCATAATTTTCAGTACATTGGTCCATTACTTGACAAAAAGACTCGAATGTCGGGAACATACCCGCGAAGTTTTCGTAGATACGCTTACGATTGGCAATGTATGGTTCGCGCAAAATAAAGACATAGTCAATATTGGTTCTCAATGTTGGTGGGATACCCAACGGATATTGCATAGTAATGATAAGCATAATCTTCCAATGTCTTCCATTCATGAATAGTAAACGCATTAATTTGTCTTTTGACCACGAATTATCATATAGACAGTCATCCAAAATAACAAACGCTCTCGGATCAATATTACACTTTTTGTACGTGGCAAGTTGTTTGTTTACTTGTTTCAATACAACCTTTTGTCTTTTCAAAATATTGGCAATAATAGAGGAACTATATTCATCGTGAATAAACAGTTTGGGAACGTGATCGCTATAAAAACCGTTGCCGGCTTCTGTACCCGAAATAACAGTGCCCAACGGAATATCTCGATGATGGAATAATAAATCACGAACCAAGAAACTCTTTCCCGTATCTCTTCTACCAATTAAGACAACGACGGGACCTTTATTTTCGTCTTTTTTGAATGTGATGTGACTCATACTAAATTTCTTAAGTTCTAGTGTCATTGTTTATATATTGAAAACAAATTTAAACCTCGGAATATTACGAACGCAAATCACATGAAGATGTTATTATTAATAAGTTTAAAAATATTAAAAATATTATATCAATAATAAAAATTAATGTGCGATGCTAAAACAAGAATTATTATACGATAATTTAAACAATCTTTCAAATAATGAATTTGAGGAAATTGTTAAAGCAAAAGCGCCGGTAGAAGAATTTTTGAATATTGAAATTCAAAAAAGAGTTAGGCATTACAAAAGTAAAAGTGATGAAAACTGTTTCGAAATAAAAGACAAGGACGATAATGATAGGGAAGTATTTTTCAAATATATCACACTGGTTGACTCTCTGAGATATTTGACTGGAAAATACAAAAACGAAGATTTAACAATATTGCCTGGTGTTGAAGAAAAAAATGCCAATAGTAAATATCAAAAATATATCCATGACAAAAATAACTATGCTTATGTAGATAGTTTATTTTATTACATCAGTGGAATATTGAAAACCGACAAACAGTTTTTCCACGGTATTGAATGCTATGATATGTTTATTTGTCAGAAAAAAAATTGTAAAATAAATGTGTCAGACGATTTAGAATATTTATGCGAATCCAACTTTTTTACACAAAATTTAGGGAAAAAATTTCGGTTTGAAGACAATGAGGCAAACGATATCTTTCAGCAAAATAAAAAGGAGACTTTGCTCATTGAAGAAACCAACGATTTAGATTTGGAGTTTGAATCTATTGTGGAAGAAACACCGGTGGACAGCTCAGGAGTATCTCACTCATTAACGAGTGTAAATGAATTTTTGATTGATGATTTAGAAAATGACGATGGGTTGGCATTGAAGTATCAATATGATACAAATGACACGTTGACTAATAATGACGAAGATAGTGACGAAGATAGTGAGGAATATAGCGAAGAAGAAGATAGCGAAGAAGAAGATAGCGAAGAATATAGCAAAGAAGAAGATAGCGAAGAAGAAGATAGCGAAGATAGTGAGGAATATAGCGAAGAAGAAGATAGCGAAGAAGAAGATAGTCAAGAAGATAGCGAAGAAGACAGCGAAGAAGAAGACAAAATTTATTTATTACTAAACAAATTTCCAACACAAGTAGTTGTTATTGAAAAGTGTACAAATACACTGGATGAACTATTGGATGGAGGAGAAATCAAAATGGAAGAAATAGAGAGTGCTATTTTTCAAATTATCACAACACTTTACGTATATCAAAAAAAATATAACTTTACTCACAACGACTTACACACAAACAATATCATGTATTGTGAAACAGACAAGGAGTATTTGATTTACAAAATAAAAGATAAAATATACAAAATACCAACCTATGGTAAAATATACAAAATAATTGATTTTGGTCGCGCCATTTATGATTACAACGGACATTCTCTATGTAGTGATAGTTTTTCCAGAAATGGAACAGCTCATACACAATATAATTATAACCCGTATTATAATGAAAAGAAACCGTTAGTAGAACCAAACATGAGTTTTGACCTATGTCGTCTTGCTTGTAGCATTTTTGATTTTGTATGCGACGATATCAACAATATTGATGAATATCGAAATATTGCCCCGATATATGATCTTATTTTCTCGTGGCTATACGACGATAACGGTGAAAATGTACTATACAAACAAAATGGCGATGATAAATATCCTGGATTCAAGTTGTACAAAATGATATCCAGGATTGTTCATAAACATATTCCAGAAGATCAATATGAACATAACGTTCTTAAAAAGTATATTGCGTCGGACTTGATAGTTGATAATTGTTTACATGATGACAAATGTCATTACATGGACATTGATGATATTATTTCGTAAATATATATTTTCAAATTGTTAAATATAATACGCAAGAATAAATAATGTAAGTATTATATATAATGGTTGCGTGCTCGTCTCGTCGTAAGACAAAACATCCCTTTTGTGGACATGACCCTAAGTGCTACTGGAATAATAGGTCTTGTAAAAAAAGACCTGGCGTAAATAACAACACGCGTAGGAATATGAATACTAATCGCGAACGCTTACACCAAGACCCCAATTCTAAACTGAATATGATTTTACACAAACTCAAAAACATTGAAGCAAAGTTGGAAAAGATGACTCGTAAGAATACAAACATTTTGTCAAAACCGAAATCTATCAAATCAAACAGAGAGACTGCTTTTAACTCCAATAGAAATATTAATAACAATGGTTCTGCTAAAACTGCGTCTCCAACAAATGTAAAAATGCTTTTAAATCAGTCTAGCGATAACACAGCAGAAACGGCCTCGCCGGGCGCTGTCAACCGACTTAGAGATTTATAGATGACTTAGAGATGGAATCAAATCAAAATTGAGGTTCGTTTGTGAAAATTGTGGTCGTTTTACTACTCTCAAAAGAGACAAAATTACTTCTAAATATTAACACAGCATAAGAAACAATTCCTACTAAAGCACTGTCTTTAAACGCCTTTTTTTTATCGTCTTTGTTTTTCTCCACTGAAACTTTTAAAATGAAATATATAATACATATGACTGCTGCTACAATAAAATTACTATTCAATAACTCCATATAATTTATTTGTTATTTAAATAAATTATATATAACGAAAATAATCCATTTATTTAAAAGGCTAGTTCTTCGATTCCAAGATCAATTGGCGGTTCACTTTCCGAATTTTTTGTTTCATCTTCGATGTTATCAAAATCCAAGTTTATTTCTTCAATCTCATTCATATTGGAAATAGACGGGCTATCAAAATCGCTATCCAGAACTAGAGGCACATTATCCCCAATGGTGAATGTATTTTCATTGTTGCTTTCTTGTTCGTTGACTTCAGGCGGCTCTTCACTTTCAAAAGAGATAGACTTATTCTCCTCTTTTTGGTCATAATTATTATTTGATAATAAATCATCTACTGTCGGAGGTGCTTCAGATAGAGATGGTTGTTCGTTGATTACAACACTATTGCTTTCATCTTTTAGAATAGAAGAGGGCGTTTCAATTGAGTCTCCAACTTGTTGTTGTGGCTTATTGTTTTCTTGTGGTTCTTGCTTTGGTTCGTCTATTACTTTTTCTGTTTTTTCAACATCTACTTCTTGTGTTTCATCAATATATTGTTTCAGAAGTTGTTCTACTGGAATATTATCACGAATTGTGTTCATAATACACGTTTGAACAATAATTTCAAATTCTCGATTGTGTTTTTGTTGCTGTAACGGTGTCGCCTCAATTTGGAATAAATAAATATTCGAATACAATTTTCGGGCAATGTTAATGTAAACGTTATGCAAAAATTGTTTGAAGCAAGGTATATCAATGTCAATTTTCTTGTTTTGATTTCCAGTGCGAACACAACTCAATATTTTTAACTGAAGAATATGAACACAAGTAATGAGGTCTTCTAAATATTTACACTGCGAACATTCTTTAATTCGTTCCACCTCAGCATCCACCATAGTTTGATTCCACTTTGGAATCATAGACAAGTAGTTTTGAAAGGTCATCAAATATTTCTCGTCTTCGTCATTTTTCTCACATACTTCCATTGCTTCGCTGTATATTGAACGAAAGCCGTCGATAATGTGTCCAGACAAAATATTCATCAAGCGTATTGACCATTCAGACTTAGAATCGTTCAGCAAATTTGAATTATAATCATCCATTTAATAGTAATCATATATTTCTATTTCTAAATTATTACGAAATACTACCAACAAGTAAAAAATAGAAAATAAGTCATTGTAAAAGTTTTTGTTGACCTTCCCAAATATTAAACTCAAATTATTGTGGTTTGGATTTGTCCTAAATTTTTGGAAAATTTCAAAACAATGAAAATTATACTTGTGGAATTCAACGCTAATTTTATATATTTCTAACAGCTTGTTGATTTGTGGGTCTTTATTTTGGAGTAAATTATTATATTTTTGAATAAGATATTTATATTTTGTATAGTTGAATTTATCTATATTGTTATGCAAAGACCTATTGCGATTTTCATTAATGTAAATGTGCGCGAATCGCGATGACAGCGGATTCAACAGACGATACTTATTTTCGCAAACAAAGATGAATCTCGTTGTTTTACTATATTGTTCTATTGTTCGCCTTAAGCTATATTGAGAATCATATGTCAAATTGTCGGCATGTTCCAAGACAATTGTTTTGAAATTCACGTCTTTAGTTTTGTTGAATATTTGCATTGAAAATAGTTTAATATGTTCTTTGATAATTTTGATTCCATTTGTAGATAAACAGTTAATTGTAAGGACATATTTAGAAATATTTTCGTTTGAATTATATAGATTGGTGATAAATTGATGGTATGTTTCTTCTTTTCCGCACATATATGGTCCGAAAAATAATATATTTGGAATGCTGGCTTTCTGTATATAACTGTCCAATTTCATTTTTGCTTTTTCCATTTCCACTTTTCTTAGTTTTGTAATATAAAAATATGTCTGTAATATTTAATATTTTATAAGTTAATAATATAATTAGATGACAAACACTCCTCAAAATTGTATTTTCAAAGAGATTCAAATGGCAAATCAAAAGTTATCCGATAAACATTTTTCAGAATTGTTTCACAATGTTTACAATAACGTAATATTTTCTACAATTCCTTACACAATTTATAAAGAATCACAATCAAACACTTGTATTTACAAGTATAACAGTGGCAACTGCATCGCTTTATCGCATTTCGTAAAAGAATATTTACAAGCGAATCATAATATCAAAAGCTATATTATTGCGGCAAGTGTTCCAAATAGCTGTAAAACACCCGGCACACCCCATTTGACACATTGTGCAATATTAATTCCACTGTCAGAAGACAAGTTTTGTATCATCGATACTGCTTTATACTTTTTAGAACCAATGATTTGCGATGTAAAAGATACAAGTACCCGCACAATTGAAATGTCCGATGTGTATCAGCACAATATACGGCGAGTAAACTACAATATTTCAAAATGCGACAATTGTTTACTTGATATAAACTACAACCAAAAACTGGCGAATAATTCATTGTGCGTCTCTTGTGTATTTGAGCACGATCAAAGTGAACATTGGAATTATTATCTAAACGAAATTGTTAATCCAGATAATAATATTGGTCATGCGTATCTGAAACATAAAAAAGAGCCTTTTATGATGTATACTCAAGTAGTAAACAAAAAACCAGTATTGAAATATAAACTTAAATTACAAGATGATGGGATGATTGTGATTAAAAAATACCCCGAAAACACTGTTGTTTTCAATGGAAATTCCGGTCAGTTTGATGAAAATAAGATAAAAGCTGAAATGCGTAAATACTTATCCGGCGTTTTTAGTATATAGTAATAATTTTATTATTTATGAACTGTTCAACGGTTGGGTATACGGATTTGATTTGAATGCGTCCAACAGCGACGCATCTAAGTGACTGTTGCTGATTTCTTGGTAGTTTTGTGGCATAGAGGTGGTGGTACCCAGACTATCGCTTGGGTGTTGATAGGAAGTTGGTTTGGGTCTATACACCGGAGTTGATCTAGTATTTTCACACTCTTTTGCGTTTACTTGCGCAACAATTTTGTTGTTAAAAAGGCTAATGTTGCCGTTAGATTGTACACCGCTCGCGTAAACGCGGTTGTTATTTTCTTGGTTATATTGAGCAACGTAGCTCATGTTTCCACTTAACTGAGAAGCAGCCGGACCCGTTTCGGATTGATTCATCGAATTTCTTTGTGTCGCGTTTAATATGGGGTTTACATTCATATACGCAGAATCTTGCTGTTTCTGAACATTCAAGTGATTCATATTCAAATCACATTCATACATTTCTCTATTGGTGGTAGAGACTTCTTGCTTGTTGCGAATGGTATGCGCGGCGACGTTATTTAGACCAACATTACCAGATGATTGTAAACTAGTTGTAGTGTTTACCTTCTTGCTGTGTCTCAATCCATTCATAATTGGTTGAACGATGCTGGATACAGTAGACCCCATTCCTCCAAAGTGAGACGTTTTTGTTGTATTTCGGTTGTTGTTATGTGCGTTATAAGAGGTTTTGCCATAATTTTGTTCACTTGTCGGATTTGTTGTTTTATCTACGCGATTCGTAATTGGAGCCCCATCTAATTGTTGTTTGTTTGCTTCCAAATAGTTTTGTTTGGCATAAGCAGCACCATTTTGGTTAATTCTGGTTCCGTAATATTCAACACTCGTGTTATCGCGATTTTCATTGGTAAGCATTTGATGGGCACCCACAGTGTGCATATTGGGTCCAGATGTTCCCGCAATCATACCTAAATTATCTTTGTTTACAAAGTAAGAGTCCGGCGTTTTTTTGTCAATTTTTCCATGCTCGCCTCTGTTTTGTATTGGATTTATCGCAGGTCCCATATGGTCGTGTAGGCAGTAAATATTTTTAGGATTATTAGAAGTGCGCAACTCATCTACACCTTTAGGCATCCACTGGTCTCTCGTTTCATTATAATTATTGTATCCACTTGTAATCACATTTTCATCGTATTTTTTGCCAAGACCGGGCGCAACTTTGATTTCTTCCCACGGTTTACTGTTCGCGTGGCGGTGAGAAGCATTCACACGTGACTGAAAGAATTCATTTTGGTTCTGATTACCATAAACGTTCTGGGTATTATTTTCTGGTTTGAACATGGTGGCAATCTCTTCCTTTTTAATATCATACGTCCCTTGTCCAGTATAAGAATCTAAAATAGAAGAAGTATTCATATTACCACCCCCGTTTGTTTTTCCTCCATAATAAAGGTTCATATTATTGTGATTAATATCGTCGTATTTAATTTTTTCTCCAGCAAGATTTTTGAAAATATTATCGCTAGTATTAGAAGACGCTTGTTCTTCGCTTGAAATATTATTCAAAAAGAATTTGTCTTGATATTGCGAAACATCTTGTTGATTGTTAATGTTGTTATCACTCTTCGCAATGTTCGGGTGAAACTTTTTATATTCTTTGGAGAGCAAATCGCCGCGCGGATCAATGTCGCTCAAATTAGCCATATTTTCTTTTCCATTACCAATACATTCTTCTTCATTTTCTTCATTTTTGTTTCTGTCATTGCTAATTAAAACCGCTGTTCCTAACAATAATAATGGAATAGCAATTTGTGCCATAATTTAATCTCTTATATATAAGTTTTATATTTTTTTATGATTTTTTCTATATTTGTCTTTTGTGTCAATATTTGTGTCCACATTGTTTTCAAATTTCAACGAAAAATGACTTTGAGGGTCTTCAAACAAAATCTCCGGTCGGTATTGTTGGAGAGAACGATACGTCCAAGATGGATGAGTGCTCCTTGACTCATCTGTCACGCTTTTATTCAGTTGATATATTGGAATTTTCCGCTCTCCATGATTGACACGATTTTTTTTGTTGTATTGGTTATCAATAAAATCCCGCGAATATCCACGTTCCATTTGTTTCAACTGCCCCTCTAGATCTATCATTTTACTATATTGTAAATTTCCGCTTTTTTGTAAGCGAATATGTGGATCATCGACAAAGACATTCTTTGTACCCGTGTTGGAGGGAACATTAAATGTATAGCTACACATAGATGTCGTCTCAATATTTGATTTTAAGATTCTACTAGTATCATCGTGAAATCTTGTAAACGCCATTATATATATAGTTTACTTATAAATTATATATATAATTATTTAAATGTTATGAAAGCCACCTCTTTCACTGACATGTAAAAATGAAGGTGGAACTAATGTTTTTTGTTTTTTAAAAAGAGGTGTGTCTGTAATTTTTTTGGTTTTCAAATCAGGATTAAAGTTCGCTCCCTCCAAATTTATACTTTTGATGCCTCTGAGTTTACTCTCAATATCAATATTGTTGTATGACAAGGTCTCGCTGTGTAATTTGGGAACTCCGCCTAGTTCCAACATCTTATGAACCGAACTATTTTGACAATAGTCAACATTCAACATATAATTCATTTTGTTGGAATTCATGAGTTTTTCTACATTGTATTCAGGATTTTGATTTTTGTTACTTGTAAAAGACATATTACAGTTAATATCTATTAATATAGTATTTTATAATAATTCATCTAATTACACTCGTACTTTTCATTTTTGTAAATCTCGCGCGAAGGAAGACCACCGCGCACCCAACCATTTGCAGCCGATTCTTCTACAATGTGTTTGCTGCTCAACCTCTTTTGGAGTTTTTTCTGCATCGGGTACTTGTCAACATTAACCTGACATTCTTCGTTTATTTTAACAGCACTCTTTTTCTCTCTTAAAGTGTCGCCTTTGCGCAGATCATTTTCCATTCCAACATCTACATTTCCTCTTCCTAAATAAGGAACTGTCTTGAAGGTGCGTTCTTGAAGACTTATCTTGAAGTTCAAGTTTGTCAATTTAGAATTTATTAACTCGCCACTTTCGTCAATGTTTCCACCATTCGGCGAAACTTGAAACCCACCTTTCATATTCATAGTCGGATGTGAAGATGCTAGATTAATTACCTTGTTGTCGTTTAATTCGCTAAAATTTGATGTATTGTATCCCAAATGCGTTTTGTTCATAAGATTCTCTTGAGTAAAATTATAATCATCATTTCCAATCCTTGAAATGTTGTTAAAAACAAAATCAACAAGTTGGGTCATTATTATATAAAATGAAATATTTTTTTTTTGTTATTTAATATATTAACAAGGGCTTTTCAGAATATAGTTCACCATAACAATAACTGAGGAAATCGCCTTGATCATTCGGAATCGTTGTACTCGGATTTATATAAAACTGCCGCATAGAAGATTCAAAGTTCAAATTGTCAGAAATATTATTGAATATATTTCCAATATCCTTGTTTCCTTTATTCGCTTCATAAATAAACTGCTTTGTCTGATGATTGATTTCGGACTCTTTATTTTGGTCGTATTCATCTCTCAACTTCTCTTTATTGACGTCATCTACATAATCACTATTCAATACATTATACAACGGATTCTTACTTGTATGTTTGTCCTCGTCAAACGAGTCAGGAATTGACGATTCAAAACTTTCCAATTTGTTATAATTCTGAATAAAGACTAACGCCAGAATCATGACAACCCCTAGTAACAAAATCAAATAGTTATTCAAAAGAATATATCCGAACAAAGATGAATACAAAATAAACCTAGTTGTTGCGTTTATTTTTTCATTATAGTTCATATGCGAATATGACCACACTTCTAATAATTTGTCTTTATGAAGTAATACTTTTGGGTCCTGTAACCAGAATTTTGTTTCCATTATAATAATTGTCTATATAATATAAAGCATATATTATTGTTAGTTGTTAGTTGTTCTTCTTCTTTTTCTTCTTCTTTTTCTTTGGATTTGTAGTTGATTTCTTATTAGTCGCCTTACTTTTATGTAAAGACTCGTTCGGATTGCTATTGTCATCATTCCATACAAACGTATCATCGGAAACTTGGGTCATATTGCCAGCCATTGCTTCTTTTTGCTTTTCTTCATTATTCTTTCTAAGTTTTTCTTGCATTCGTTCTTTCATCTTGGATTGATTCATAGATTGTTGCATTTTATTTGCCATTCCCTTCATATCAAAATTCCCACCCGCCATTCCCATTTGGCTCATCATGTTTTTCATTCCAGGCATGTCCTTCATTTTCCCCATAATTTCCTGAGCCTCCTTCATCAATTCACTTTCCTTCATTTGACCGCTCTTTAATTTTTCTTCTAGTTTCCCACCTATATTTTTAACAACACCAAGCAGTTTTGATGGATTTTTGAAAAACTGTTGTAGCAATTCGCTCTGCGACTTCTCGTCTTGACCCTCCTCGAATCCAAACTCTTTTGATGCTTCCTCAGCAATTTCTTTTGCTAAACTCCCTATTTTTCCTCCCATTAATCCGCTAAGATGGTCTTTTAATTCTTCCTGATTCATTGTATTTTCAAAGAAGTTACCAGAACCCTCTTCGCCACTGACCCCTTGTTGCGATGCCTTGGCAAATGATTCAAAAATGTTTTCAACATTACTCAAATCACCCATTTGCTCGCTAAACATTTCATTTAAACATGGGTCAACATCATTAAAAAAGACATTTCTCATCTCGTTCATAGTTTCTTCTATTTTATCTTGAAGGTCGTCTTCATTAATCGCCTCAAACAAATCTTTGGCAGCTCCAAAATCTTCTTTGCTATCGACACCCTTACACACTGAAAACAATATTAGTTGTAAGTATTTCCAGATAGTTTTTTTGGAACCGTCGCTTAATTTATCATCCAAAATAATTTCTTTAAAATTTAAATCTGGTAATAAAAAACATGAATCGTCGCTATCAAATAATTCGTCGTTTTCATACAAAATATGAAAAAAATTTTCTGGGTAAACCTTTTTACAATGACAATAATATTCATCATAATCAATCACATTGAATTTGTCTTCATATTCTGGAAAACTGATCAAAAGGTCCTTGACAAAATCATCGATTATCTTTTGGAAATCCTCGCTTTTTTCCATTATATGTATAATTGTAATTGTAAAATTATTTATTTAAATGACTTTATTTGGTATTATTGTATTATTTTGATTTTCAAATTGACTATTGAAATTGCGCTCATTTGCCAAACGCAATCTTTTTTTCAATGATTCTACTTCATTTTGTAGACTATCATTTTCTTTCTTAAGAACAGAAAAATTAGTTGAAACAACATTGTTTTTCGCCTTAACTTCATCATAATCGCGCTGAAGTTCATTAAAACGGCACACAAGATCATCATAATCATCTCCTAGTTTCATTGCCATGAATATCATTGCACTCTGATTTTCTTTTACTGTCATATTTAATCTTGTAGTGTCAGAGAATGTACGAGTAAGATTCAATTCGGGGTCTTTAAATCTGCGTATTACGATTTCCCTTTTTATGACTTCATATTTTGCGGTGCGTTTTCCCCAGCACCCCCTTTTGTTGTAATCATTAAACTTACGGTCAAACTGCCCCATAATTGTTGTTGGCATATAAACGACTGACACCGTTGATTCAATTTTATTTTTAGTTGGTATTAAAATACTGATAACTCATTTGCGTCAAAAACTTAATTTTCGCTAAAATAGATTCCACAACGAAGTTGCTCACAGAATTATATTTTTCTTTGATCAGGACAATATATTTCATCACGGAAACATTGAAATCCTTGTTCAACTTTGCCTGTAGTTCATCGCTAAAGAAATAGTTGACATTATTATCCATAATGTAGTGGTAATATTGCTTTGTGATATATTCATACCACGTTTTAATAAAGAGTTTGATATTTGTCTTTTTCAACAACAAATTTTTCTTGTAAAAATCGTTAAACTCTTTATTTTTGTTTTCTAGTTGTTCTTTGATAGTGTTGAGTAAATCAAAGTAAATATCTACAAACGTTTTTACGATTTGTTTTTTCTGAGCAGCAGAGTGACTCATATTGCTATTGAAGTTGGATAGTTGTTAAACTATTTGTCTTTTTAAATCATAATTCATTATTTCTCTCTTGTTGAATTTTGTCTAAACTAATCGGTTCCTGTTTCTCACTTAAATCTTCTGTTGGTGTGTAAATATTTTCGGAATGATTATTTGTAGACTCAATAGACGCATACGTGTACATTTGACGCGTCCCGCCGTTACCTTGTGCGGATAGTTCGTCGTGGTTTGTATCCCAGAAACTAAATGAATCACTTGATACCCCAAAAGAACCGTTTGTTTCAGACTCTAAAGAAAACGAATTTGGTTCCATATTTAGTTTCTGTCGCTCATCATTAATACTTTTACTCATCGGAGCAAAATACTCCACAATTTGACCCCCTTTTAATATTTCATAGTTTGGCATTATACACAGAGTTGGAACGCAAGTAATCATAGGTGGTAGTGGCATGGTCTGTTGTGGATTCAAATAAATATGTGTAATATTGTTTTCAATGTATCTGTTATCAATGCAAATCAACTGAACTTTATCAAGAAAATTTTTCTGTCTTAGATTCGCCAGCACTTCTTTACTGTGAGCGCAAAGTTCGCTAAAAAATAATAAATGTTTTGGATTTGTCTTGTTTAAATTTTGTTTGTTAGGCATCATATTCATATTTTTCTCGGTATTGTTATTCATGAACTATATTTCAATATGATTTAGAGTATAATTTTTTTTGATGATATAAACTAAAAAATTGAATTAAAAATAAAGTATAAATTTATACAACATACATCCATGAGTGTTCATGTTGAAAACGTTGTTGAATATGAAGGGACTTTGACGTTCAATATACGAGGAGTAGAAACGTGTGTTGTCAATTCACTTCGTCGGACGTGTTTGTCTAATATTAAAACACTTGTTTTCAAAGGATTCCCGCATCATGAAAGTTCTATTAATATAATCAAAAATACTACAAGTTTCAACAACGAGTATTTGAAACATCGCATTTCCTGCATTCCTATTATGAGCAACAAAAGTAACGAATTTGACCAATTAAAAGAGAACCACAAAATTGTCGTTGATGTGAAAAATGAAAAAGGAAAACAAGAAAAAAGGTATGTTACAACCAAAGACATTGTTCTTGTAAATAAACAGACCAATAATGAGGTTCAAAGCGAAATGAGTGGGTCATTGTTTCCACCTGACCCGATTAGTGGAGAACATATATTGCTTTGCGTGTTGTATCCAAACCATAACTTGAGCGATAATGAAATGGAAGAGTTAAATTTCGAGGCGGAATTTGAAATTGGTTGCGCTCAAGAGAATTCGTGTTGGAATGTTGTGCATAATTGCACTTATGAGTTTCTGCGCAACGAACCGGAAATATCTAAAAGGGCAAATAATATTGAAGATAAAATGGAAAAACGAGACTTTGAAATTCTGGACGCGCAAAGAATTTACTATGAAAACGAGTATAAAATGACAGTTGAGAGTTTAGGAATATTTACAAATAGAGAGCTAATGGCTAAGAGTTGTGAATACATCATAAGTAAATTGAATTTAATTATCCAGTATACTAAAGATAATGAGCTTGCGAATGTTCAAACAAAAGAAGAATATATATCGGCGTCAAATGACGGAACAAAATCAGCAGAAGAAATTGAAGAATACCAAAATATGTATTGTAATATATATACCGAGGATGATTTCTTTGTGTTTGAACTAAAAGAAGATGATTATACAATTGGCAAGCTTATTGAAGTTTATTTATATAGCAGTTACAAAGAAACGCTAAGTTTCGTAGGGTTCAAAAAGAATCACCCAGTCCAGCCAAATGCACACATTTACATTCGTTATAAAAAAGAACAATCAAATAAAAAGGATATATTCTCTCATATTAAAAACACCGCCTTATATCTCCAACAGGTCATATTCAAAGACATTCACTCTTCATTTATTGGGAATTAGTAATTAAGAATTAAAAATTAATAAATAATCTCATTCTTTATATAAATTATGGAAAACATAAATCTAAATAATTCTTTATTTTATGGTAATATTGTTAAATTGGAATCAGCCCGTAAAGAATTATTGAACGATACATTATTTTTTGTTGATTATATTGATGATTCTAAATTGAAACTCATTTCGGAAAATTTGGAAACTCAAATTTTTCATTTGAATGCTGATGGCGGTGTTGACAATATTGATAAAGTCATTGTCGTGAATCAGCAAGAAGATGGTTATTGTGTCATAAATCGTCTTTTACCTGGAAAACTAATTAAGATCAACTTTGCTGGTGAAGATGCGTTTATTCAAGGTGAAATTAGAAAGCTTGAAAATGATATGATTGTTGTAAAAACACTGGAAAGTGAACTATTATATATTGATTTTGAATATTCTGGTCTCCTAGAAAAATATAAAATTCGTTCTATTGAGATCATCAAAAGTTACAAAAGTTACCAAACCGGCGACTATGATATTGTGGATGATGGAATAAATACTGGAGACAAATTTATGTCACTGGAAGACGGATTAGGAGAAACAACATATACAATTGAACAGCAGGTCAATGATTACATTGAAAAAAGTCTGTCTACGTCGAAAAACAAAAAGAAAGTAATTTCAGAAATTGGCAAATACAAGCTGCTGTTGGAAGAATATACTGAGTTAGATTCTGGAATCAAGATTAAACAGATTCCCAACAATCAAATTCTCTATTCTATATTTGATTTGAACCCTAAAATTGTCAACCTTTTTTCATCTTATCTACACAAGGATCTGTATTACAATTCTGAGAAAGTTGGAAATTATGAACTTGATAGTATAGACACAGAAATTTCAAAATGGCAGTACAGTGTTACTGAAAAGAGTTACGAGAACTCTTCTTTAGAAGAATTTTCCGAACAAGATAATATCATGCCAATAAATACAAAAATAAAAAATTATCATAAAAAAATCCGTTTAGAAACAGAACAAAATATTGCACTGGTTAATAAAGTAACACATTCTAACAACAGTCCGTTTTTCTTTGCGATTGGGAAAGAGGGCGAAATTCAAGTCATTCCATACGATATGGTTCATGCGAACAAAGGAGAAAAGGTAATTTTGAATGGAGTTGTATTCAAGAACTTGCCAACAATTTTCAAGGAAATGAATATTCATCATTCGAGTAATATTCTTTCTAAATCATTACAAAACATGTATATTCGGTATGAAAAAATACCCAAAGTCAAAATGTTGAATGGTGATGTTATGAAAGATAAAAAATATTTTGATAACAAGCGTGTTACCTTCTATGAGTTTCAGGAGGACAAAACGTTTAAAGAATATATTGAAGAACTTGATTTTGGTTTGAAAGAGATTTATGATAAAATATTTGACAGAAAAGAAGTTTCTATGTTCCAGTGTTTAAAAAAACTGGCTTTATTTGATGTTTCAAAAATGAATGTTTCGGAACACTTATTTATTCAAAAACTTGTGCGAGAGAATCTTAGCGTCACGAAAAAGGAAATTAATGAAAAGCGCGCACATTTTGTCAGAATGAATAAAAAACAAGATGACTATGAATATGTTCCATATGAAAGCATGTATGAAATCGTAAAAAATTCTTATTTATCGGATAAAAAATCAAAAACAAGCAATGTTCATTACCACATGGGTGAGTTGTTGAAGATCGCAAGCATTGATAACATGGAGTTGTTGTTATTTGAATTAAAGCAAATGAACAGAGCAAATCACATCGACTTTAAAGATGAAGAAGTAGATAACTACATATTGGATTTACAAGCTCAATTGAATGGCGAGATCTCCAAAGATAGCGACAAAAATCGCGTTGATTACTCCAAATATTACAGAACCAAAGGTGAAATGGTACGTGATTTAAATAAAATAATACTGAAAAATATAAATAAAACAGAAGAAGGCAAAATAGAAAAATATGACCCAATTCAATATTGTTATGAAAATGTGATTAACAATGCGAAATTTGACGGTGACCTCAATAATTTTGTGAAAGAATTGGATAAACTATTACAGGCCATGCACGAAGAAAATGAAAATTATGCGAATTTTGACGTTATTTTTGAAAATGAACCAGATAATGAAAACATTTTAAACGTTCTCGTTAAACTGATCCAGAAAACACAAATACGCCAAGATGATAAGTGCTACGTGGAAGAGGAAAAGAAGTTTTATATATACGATGGAACTCAATGGAATAACTCCGAAGAGTCAAAAACACAATTAAATAAAAAGAAATTTCTTCAAGTAAAGAACTCTATTGATGAATTTGAAGAAATAAAAAATAGAATTATCAATGAGTCGGTCATTAAATATGCGCAAAAGTTTGAAAAAGATGACGATGAAGACGATTATTCTAGTGAAAAAATACGCAACAAAATGATAAATAAAGTTAAAAATACGAAAAAAAGTAAATTGCGTGAGTTGCTCAAATACAACTCCCAGAAATATGATTATCAACAGTTATTTGATAATCTAGGTTATGAAACTCTTCAACACTACTCACCTAATACAAATTTGTTGTACATTATTCTAGGGATTGATGAACTAGAACGAAAATACTCGTTAATCCAGAGGTTTATATCTCTATTTGCCATTGATAATGGTGATGAAAAATGGCTTTTTTGCGTCTCTGAAAATATTAAATTAATCCCAAAATATTTACAAAAGTTAAGCGAAGCATATTTGTTGTACAACACCCATGAGAGCGTGATGAAAGAAATTTGTCATCTTGAAGGAGAATTGAGTGAAGAAGGCGATGCTTGGATCCACAAAGAGAGTGGCTTTGTCATTAAGAGACTAGACTTTGACACGAATTATGGATACGATGATAATGGGTTTAAAATAAAACTGGATACTATTGAAGGTGTTGACAATGTTGACAATGATGAAGAAAATATCACAATTACTGAAAACACTACTGTAACTAGTGTTAAATCAAGACACGTCAAATCTAAACCAAAACAAAATAAGCGGATGATGCGTCTTTTAAAAGATTTAACGTCTGTTATGATGCGCGACTTAGATGTAAAATTTAGACATAATGATGATACTAGTTTATTATACGCAACTATGGAAGAACTATTTCAAGAGTCTTCGTTACATCCAAAGTATGAAAGTCTTGGTATGCTTGGTAGCATCTACGTTGTGATATCAATGATTCTCATATACAAGCAGTCTAAAAATGTCGCGGTCGTAAATTCATATTTGCCATGTAATATGTCATTTTCCGGATTCCCGTATGAACAAGATGAATCATCTTTAGACGGGATCAAATACCTGGCTTGTTATCTTAAAACCAGGCTCGAACGGGACAAGCAAAAGAAAGTTAAAAAAAATCAATTGTCAGAAATGGTTTTTCAAATTTTCCAAAAATTTGCGTCTATGAAAAATACAGAAGAAAATATTGCAACTGACATTCTCAATTATATAAAAATATTCTTTTTGAAAAATGATTTTGTGAAAGATATGATGCAGCAAAAGCGAAACTTTGAGAGTAAAAATCCAAAAGCGAACTTCCTCTCTGATCCTCCGGCAATGTTCAAACCAGCGCTTGTAGAAATTTCAACACAAAACGCAGACGATGAACATGGGTTCAAGCACAGAACAGATAATTTTCTGTATAAACATGAGAAGCGAAAAAGAGAAATGGAAATGATAAATCTGAAAATTGAAGAAGAAATAAAAGCATCAATCAAGAAGGAAGAGCCGCTACTCAAAAGTCATTATGAAGAACCATTCTTAGTAAATTATTGCTGCCAAGATAAAGATATTGTGGTAAATTCATTGCTGAAATCTGAACTTAACAAATCAACCATCTCCAAGCTAGTGAATAAAAGCGATGAATTGTTTAAGAAAGTATCAGAAGAAGACTTTAATTGTTTCAAATGTACATCACTGTTAATTCCTATCCTTGATAAAATGGAAGAAGAAATTAACGTGACACGCATATATAATCAAGAATTGTTGTATTCCTTCTTGTCGTCATTACTACAACTTGAAAATAAAGACAAAAACCTCCCTGAACACTTGAAAATACTTGCTAAGGAATACAACATTGAAGAGTTAGACGATGAATTTTACACTGAAATGGGAGAAATTGGTAAAAATGGTAATGTATCCAAAAAGATTGAATTATTGGAAAAATACGACATTGAAATTAATTCCTCTTTTATGGAGAACGTCTTGACACGGCACCATAAACATCTTTATGATGAACAAAAAAAACGTCAAGAGTCAGAAACCGAAAAGTTGCGACTAAAAAAAACTAACAAAACTAAAGTCTTGTCTGATTTCCAGTTTGAGTATATTGATACAGAAGAAAAGGCTAAAAACCAACTTGATCAAGAAAATGTATCTAACAAATTTGAGAAAGAACTCGATATTTTGTCCGGTAGATACAATAAATTTATGTCAAGTAATTTCAACAAATCTAACCACCGAACTGTCAAAATCAATATGAAGACGCTCTTGATCAATTTGAAAAATGGCGTTTATTTAGAGGAAAAAGACAATGAACAATTTGAATTGTATATTAAACAATTATATAATATCAACTACCAATTAATTTCGTTTGTTCCAGGACTTTTGTTCAACAATAATTTCCATAATGACACCGGTTTTGAACATTTCAATTTCGCCGATGCTCACGTTGATGATTTGAAGAAACATCGCCAAGATTACAGAAACGGATTTTACAAACTTCCAAATGCTAGTGAAGAAACAGTTAATATTCTGAAGTCAATTTCTAATTATAAGGACGTGTTGTGTATCAAAACATTTAACAAGAAAAGAACGAATCAATATTCTTTTTTGTTATATTTATTCTACAAATTATTAAACTGTTATATCGAGTTATCTGAATCAACCGATGTTGTAGTAGATGTAAATTTTGAAATTGTAAAGATGATTCTAGAATACACTAAAAATACATCTTATAGTTACGCGAAAATGGTGATAAACAATAATCAATCAAAGCAATCCGAAAAATATGTGAAGACAGAATCATTAAGAAAAATGAGGCCACAAGAAAGAGAAGCTGAAAAATACAAAATGGCAGCAAAATTGGGTGACTGGTCTTATGGTAATCAGAGTAGGGTATTCAAATATTACAAACAGTTTTACCACGAAGATTCCGAAAAGGCAAATGAAATTAAGAACATTGCGAGAGAACTATATGCGGAAACAATAACAGATGGAAATAACGAATTATACCACGATTCTCAATTTGAGAACTCATTGACAGACATGATCAACGATGAAGAGGCGCAAGACATAACAATGGTCGGAGATGAAGACGGCATTGTTCTTGATGACGAAGGCTGTGAATTAGACGATTACGAATAAAAGAGTAAAAAATTATATAAATATATAGTAAAATGCTTGTAGATAAATTATACTTGTCCATATTTCTCTTTGTTTCGTTATATTCAATTGTCAATATTATACAACCAAACGCCATATACAACCATCAACAAAACTCGTTGAGACCGTTCGGCGTCGGATATAAAAACACTACAATTATTTCGTTGTGGCTTGTCAGTATTTTATTGGCAATTCTTAGTTATTTTGTTGTAATATATTACTTCAATATCATGAATATGTGGTTTTGAAATAATGACACTGCTATTTTTTACAAGACCTGCAAAGTGGGCAAGTATTTACTGGGTTTGCGCGTTGCCAAGCAATGTAACAAGTTCCACAAATACCGTGATGATTCCTTTTGTCTTTTATATCACAGTTGTAGTAATGCTTTAGTTCATTTATTTGATAACAAACATTACATTCCCCGCGAAATGTAGTGGTTGTTATCAAAGAGCGTTCAATATCATATTGTCTAGTATTTTCGAAGCGAATGTGAAATGAGTAACACTTTGAATGAAATTGTTTGTAGACAAAATCGTCTATTGTAGCATTATTTGTATCATTCAACTTGATAAGATTCATAGTATGTTCGCGATCATTCATGTGAAATATTGAAAAATCTAAAGTCGTCTCCATCAACGATTTCAAATACTCAATGTATAAACTGAAATAAGCCTTAAGTTCAAAATTATAATGAGGAAGACAAAACGTTTCTCCACTATGTTCAATCTTGAATGATGACGTGGCATTATATTTGCCATGATTTTGTATCATCACTTCTGGAATAGAATGGATCAGTCCACGCAAGTGATTGATATTTTCGGACATGGTTCTCTGAACTTTAACTCTGTTCATTCTCTTTATTTTTTATATTGATTTCAATTTTTTTGGAATTTATCATTCAAGTATTTTCGGAAATTATCTTTATTTACCGAAAATGCGTTACAGTTTTCCGATAAAATAGTATTATAACCTACCAGTATGGTGATAATACTCAGGATAGCGTGCCAGATGCCTTCGCCAATTGATTCTTTTAAAATAATATATTTCTTGATTAACATTTTATTATTTGAATTATCAACAATACCAGCACTTTTTAATCTTTGTAATAGATCAACAGAAATTTCACCACTGTCATCAAAATGAATTTCATTCAAAAGTATTTGCGGATTAGCCTTATATATTCCGGCCAAAACTGAATCTAAATTATCACTGGCATTTGTCATATTATCTACAGTTTTAAACTCTACACCACAAAAATTCAAAAAGGACGAACCGAATGTATTTGAAAAACATCTAATCCATCCGGGGAAAATTGATATCAGAAATATACCAACTGAGTAAATAAGTATAAAGGGTATTACTGTTGCATAAAACGCAACCAGGTAATTTTTTTCACCACATATTATTTTTTCTTCAGTTGCCGAAATATTTGTAAAATAACTGAATAAGAAAAATATAACCATGAATACGAAGGTAGAAGCAATTCTCAATGTTTTATTCTGTTTCTCATTTCCTAAATGCAACCCAACTGTTCGCAATATGAAGAAGACAAGTGTTACTACGGAAAAGAGCATTATTGAACTGTTCACGTGATCTTTAAATGATTGTTCGTCGATTTCACTGCTCATAATGAATATATAGTATATAATTATTTTAGATTTTCTATGTTTAAAAATATAAAAATAATATATGTATCCTAAATTAGTTGAACATAAAATCAAAAATATTGTAAACACAAATCTCCGTTACTGTCACAATATAAAAATGAAGTATTACAACTTTTTTTATAATATTTTTTGCTTTCTCTTGATTGCATTTACAATTGGTCTTATATTGTATTTTAAATATGAGAAAAAAAAGGACGTCTATAGCGAAAAAATGAAAGAAAACCAAAAGCGAGATTACATTTTGTACAATTTAAGAAAATTCCAAAATATGAATAATAAAGAAATAGAAACAATTAATTCCTATTGATCATTTAATTCCTATTGATATTATATAAATGATGAATGAAAACAAAAATACTACCGACCATAATGCTAATTTAGAAATGTTCTTTTCGCGAAAAATGGCTATTGACAAAATTAACCGAAAAATCAAAAGAAATCAAACAGTATCCAAGAAAAAGAGAGAGAAACAACTTTCCTTTGATTTTGATAGAAAGCAGTTTCGTTTAGTAGACGCAAATTATGTTGCGGTAGTTTCTGTTTCAAGAATAGACAAACAAGATACCGAAGACCTTATAGAAAAATACAAGTCTAAGATCCAGAAAAACCAAAAAAACATTCTTAAAAAAAAATATGAACTTTTGTTTGAATATCAAAATGTAGAAGATTTCGAGGAAATATATAAGAATTCAATTCAACAACAAGAATCTTACATCAAAATGCATGAAAAGACGCTTGAAAATTATAAGAAGGAAAAGGAAGAAAAGAAGAAGGAATATGAAGAAGCACGAGAACAAATTTTGAAACAACAAGAACCATACGAGATTGAATTAAGAAGTAATGAAGGTGATGATAAAAATATTAACAAGGCTGAAAATATGAAGATGTACATAGAACAACAAAAACAACTTTATGAACTTGCGTGTAACAACATTATTGATAGTGTCAAAATTAACGAAAGATTAGTAACCCGAGTTTAATAATATTCAAAATGTCTTTGTTTAATATCTATTATATTGTTTCCAAATGCTATCGCGTGCATTGTCATATGTATTTTGTTTACATTTTGGGTCTGGCTCCTCGTTATGCGCACTAGTTCTATATATTGCTCGTTGTTGATTTTTCTCCATAAGTTCATTTTTTTTATCTTTTAATGGTTCATTTATGACCAATAATTTTTGTGAAACAATATCATAATCAATAAATGTTAGGTTTGATGATTGATTGTGTGCAAGTTTCAAAAATTCGTTTGCCAGGTTCATATTCCACGACGACTCATAACTTTCAAACGCTTGGTGTAAAACCATTTTTGATTGGTCATTTTCGGAGTCGCTATTACCCATCGTGTTTCTCAAGTAATAATGTTTCATATTTTGTTCATAAAACATTATGAGCGTATCCATATAAATTTCGCGTTCCAATATTTTATCTACAAAATATTTAAGGTTCATCTGTTCTAATTTTTTACCGGTCTCTTCTTTTACAATGGAAGCCAATGACATCAATGATTCAGAAACAAATATTGTACCCTTCATCATATCTATCTGACAAGCTATTTCATACTGTTTAGGAACTTCATTACCAAACATCATTAACAAATTATTATAATTCGGCATACTTTTGTCAACAATGCTCTGGACTTCAACCAATTCGTCTTCAATTTCTTCAATGCGGATTTTTCGCTCCAAGTCCCGCTTCTCTTTTCCCTTCTTCATTTTGTTTAACTTGTTTTCATGAGAGTCTTCTATAAACGAAAGAGAATATTTCCAAGAAGTTTTGGCACCTTCAACAAAATACGAAACTCCGCTTTCAAGTAGTAATGCGCTTTGATTTGTAAAGTTATTTAATTGGTACAAAAGAAATGATGACGAGAGCAGTAAGACTGACGACGAAAATACCTTCATCTTTTAAGTAAGTTGGGTGTTTTACAATGATGTTCATTTTCTATTTCAATTTTATAAAATAAACCTATTATATATAAACTGAATGAAACTTACAAAATATATTAACTTCAAAGCATTTTTGGTTAGTTTTGCAGTGGGTTTGTTGTATATATATTTGACAGACGATTATAAAAAGGTTATTATAGTTTATCCGACACCAATGAACAAAGACAAAAAACTATACGTAGACAAAGCAAATAACTGCTTCAAATACGGTCTGACACAAGCGGAATGTTTGTCAAATAAAGAAGAATATGTCAATGTTGGAGTGAATTATTAATATATACTTTATTATATATAGTTCCAGTCTCAATATGAAGGAGATAAAACAAATGTTGAAATCTGATAAAGGAGTATTCCTATTTTCAATCGTTTTAGGGTTGGGATTCGCCGGATTATTCAAAATGAGTTGCGATTCTAGATCATGTTTGATTTACAAGGCACCAGATATGAATAACAAAAAACAAGTCAAAGTAAATAATAAATGTTATGATGTCTCAGAAGAAATGGTTGATTGTGACAATGAATTAGAAAAAGTTAAAGACAAAATTTTGATGTAATGAGTTTGTAAATATTTTATAAATTCATTACTAATAATATAAATATATATAGTTTCATACTATGGAAAAGACAACAAATATTAGCGAGTTACCCATCAAATCCAATATTCCACCAGTTGAAAGTTCTGAAATGGAAAACAAAATTCAACCGTCAACAGAACAGTTTGCGATTGACCAAGGCGTTGTTCACACTCAACCTGAAAAAACCGTCACATTTTCAGACGAAGAGTTGGGGAAAACATCGTCTGTTAATAATGAACGAGTTACACACAAAAAAGAACCAGACTTATTTGCGATTTCTAACGAGTTTAAGTTGATTTCATTGGCTTCGCTGATGTTTTTTATTTTTATCGACAGTAAATTCAAAAAATACATTATCAACGTGTTAACACAAATCTTTGGAGAATTCATAAAGACCGAAACTGGCGGAACAAGTAACATAGGTAATTTGTTTTATTCGCTCACATTTGGCGTGTTATTATATTTGTTTACAATATTTGTAGATTATACATCGCTTCAGTTTGATTTTTTCTTGTAGTTATGATAAAACAATATATACCCGATAACTTTTATCTGGATCCATGGATGATGTATTCTCAAAGCTGTTTCCATAGTTAATAGTATAATTTATGTAAACAACTACCGCGTCTCCGGGAGAAAACTTCAAATTTACCGTTAACTGCTGAGAGTTGGGGTTATTTTGTTGTGCAAGTGATATATCTGTTTCTAGAACATTTAAACGGTCTTGATTTTGGATGACTATTTCAAACAATCGTTTTCCAATAGAATAATAGTATTCGTAAGTATTGCCACTTATTTCAGAAAATAATTTTGACGGTTGTTGAACCAATTGATCGAATAATGTTTGAATTTGTGCTTCAATATATTCATTTTTGGAGTCTGTATCAGTGAAAAATTGGTTACTTCTAGGTACAGTATCCATGACTAAATTTTGTCCTACTTCCCAAAGAATATGGCGATAAACATCCAGTTTTAATGATTGGTCAATATAAAAATTGTGAGGCTCTTCTCCAGATTTTCCAACAATTACATTTGATTTTGAAAAAATTATATTGTCAACTACATTATTATTTTGCGAAAATCCATAGTAAACATTATCCGCAGTTAAATTGTTAATATTGCTTACATCAAACGTGATTTCGAATAAATGATTGAAATTTGAAACGTCTGTTACAATGTACGAAGCAGCCTCAGAACTGGGTAATATAGATGGTATACTCATTTATATTACATAGATTTTTTATCCTCTTTCTTTTTGTCAAAAGATTCAAGCATTTTTTCAATATCTACTTTTTTTAAGGAAGAGATAATTACCTTGTAAATAGAGTTTAATAGTTTGCGTTCGGTCTTTTCGTTAATAATTGGGATATCGATATCTTCGTTCAACTCGCGTATCAAATGCTTTTTAAATTCATCGTTATCCAATAATTCAATGTATAATTCGTAGTTTTTAGAAAGCGTTTCTTTCACCAAAGCGTTCATTTTATATTGTCTATATATAAAATTTATTTTCGATGAAAAATGGGCTATTTTTTTTACTTGTCAACAAATTTACACTATTATGAATTAACATTACAAAAATGGTGTTCTGACTCGTATATGATACATGGATTATCTCCGCACCCTACATATTGCGAAGAAGTTGAATACAACGAACCCGACGAAGAATTATTGGAATCTATGTAGCAAATATTGAAGGGGTGCGACGATAGTTTATGGAGCCATGAATGGAAAAAGCACGGTTCAAGTATGAAATCTCAAAACAATATTACAGAAAATGATTTTTTCAATTTTACGTTACAATTATTCAATTCTTATAAATATTTATTAGATGAAAACTGTAACACTAAAGATGATAATTGCATTATGGGTTGCTTTGACTTGGAGTATAATACATTAGATGAGTGTTGATTTATTTTCAACAAGTATATATATAATATTGAACGATGAAGACTAAAGTCAGAAAGCATAAAAACAAAAGGAAAAGTTTGAAAAGAGCGACTAAAAACGCAACAAAAAAGGCAACAAAAAAGACAACCAAAAGACAAAAGAAGTCATTGAATTACAAAAATAGAAATACTAGGAAAAACAAAAAGGGGGGGGACGCGGCAGTTCCAATTGTTGCTGCTACCGTACTTACTGGAGCAGTGGCGGTAGCAGCATATAGGAATATAACAAAAATAAATAATAACAACTCTCCCAGCGGAACAAAAAATAATCGTAAGACTAATGGGACTAATGGGACTAATAAGACTAATGGGACTAATAGGACTAATGGGACTAATAAGACTAATGGGACTAATGGGACTAATAATAATCCATCTTCAGAAGATGAAAAACTTGATTTTTTTCTAAAAAAATATAATCTAGACAGAGAAGAAATCCCTGATGATGGTAATTGTTTATTTACAGCATTTCTGAAGTTTTTAAATACATCTGATCAAGATCTATACGAAAATGCGGATAAGTTGTCGGTCGAGGACCCGAAGCTCTCACAGAAGGGGCTGAAGAAGGTCCAGAAATTAAGAAAAGAAATGGTTGGATGGATGCAAAGTCGTGAATCCAAAGAAGAAGAAGATGGGCAAACTTTTTGGGAAAAATATGGAGAGATCATCATTGAACAAGAGCCTTATTATGACCGTGGTGAACAAGAGCCTTCAGTTCCTTTGCTTGAACAAGAGCCTTCAGTTCCTTTGCTTGAACAAGAGCCTTCAGTTCCTTTGCTTGAACACATGTATAAGGATCTTAATGATTATGTGGCTCAAATGACAAGAGTAAAATCTGATCCAGACAGACCACGGGCTCAATTTGGCGGTCCTTTTGAAATATTAGCTCTTTTTGAAAAGCATAAAGAAGACTTAAAAGATATTTATGCTTCAAAAGAAGAAAAGGAAAAAGAAGGAGCTTTGCTACTATATATCAATGAGAATAATGATGGTACATTGTTTTTACAAACATATCCTGACGATGACACTATGAATTTGAAGACGAATATAAATACTAATTTGCCTATATTATTACTTCTTAAAAACGCGCATTTTGTCATATTAAAACCGAAAAACACAACCGAACTCTGACATCTAAATTCTCCCAAAAATAAGAATGGATGATTTTTACATAATTATTTTTTAACCTTCTTCTTTTTTCGCGTCTTGTTTTTGATGCGCGGCGAATATTTAAAAAACCATTTTTGATATTCCTTTGATGTTCTGTTTTTACTGAACTTTCTGAATTTTGAACTCCGCTCCTTCAACACGTCTTCTTTGTCTTGTTGTTTGCCATAGCAAGGCAAATTGAAGCGCTTGAGTTTCTCTGGTATTGCGGAAACATGTTCGTATTTTTCAATAATGTCGCTGTAATGACTGACAACATATTGTAGTTTATCAATGACTTCTTTGATTGCGGTTTTATTCAGAGGTAGGTCATCAATTAACAAAAGACTGAAATAGAGGTTTAGTAATGTATCAATATTACCCATATGTATCTCACGCCTCTTGAACTTTACAACGTTGTAAGCAAGACAAGAATTCGTGGCAAATATTATCCCAATCACTTTACCTTTAAAAGACAAATAGCAATAATTATCTATGAACTTATAAACCGATTTTATTTTTTTAATTTCCAACCCATCTATTTGTTTGTCTTTTAAACCCTTGATTGTTTTTGGTAAGTTGTCTGTGTACAATATGAACATATCAGTAAAATCTTTTTTATATTTCAAACCAATTTTCATAAATTTGTGCATTAGACGGATGGTGATATCAAAATTGCAAAACACCATCTTATTTTTCCGGAAATGATCGAATAATTCTTCATATGTTTTTTTCGTCTCTGTATCTGTCAAGTCAAGTTTGGTTTCATAATATGTTGACAACTTATTTTTTGCCAGAATCGGGAAATAATTGTTCAACACTTGGAGTCGCGAATACACTTTTTCCCATCTTGAAATATCGCCTAAAGGGCGCGCCAATTCTTGATGTAAACTCATTCGCAGAAACTCCGGAGGGGTGTACATAATTTTGTCTTTTTGAATGTTATGTTTCTGTAAATGTTCATAAAATCCCTTGTCCACTTGTGTAATATCCGCAATTGCCACGAAATTCACAAACACCTTGTATGTTCCATGTATAAAAGCGTTTTTACTTTCAATGCTATGAACATTTTCCTTCGTGAAGATGTTACACAGCTCTTTCGCGTGTTCCATTGCGTTTGGCGAAAAAAAGTCGTAATCCGGAATATCCGTTTCATAATTGTAGAACTGCTGCTCTTTTGGTAGTATGTCATTGATTGCGGTTCCTCCATAACAAATCAGTTTTTTATCAATTATAAACTCACGAACAATGTTGAGTATTTTGTCGTTTACATGGCGTTTTTTCTGAATTCTTTTGCGTTCTAATTCATTTTCTTTAATTGAATGCTTCAAATATTCCGTGTTCATTAATTAATATAACAATAGAAATTAAAGAAGGGTCTTGTTTATTGAAAAAATGGATGCTTTGGAGCTATCATCTTCATCGCAAGTTATCTTATTTTCATTACTACTATCTGTTCTGCAGAAGAAATTATTTGACACATCGCTTATTTTAAACTTGTCAGCACCAGTTCGGGTAAATTTGAAGAAACTAGATTTTCCTGGGGCGTTGGCATCACAGTAAACAAGATCATCTCCCGAAAGGTCGCATATTTTTTCTTGAATACTTGTTTTAAAGTAATATTTCTCCGTGTCATCTGGACTTTGAATAATGTTAAACAGTTTGTAGTTACTGTTTGATACATCCGTATAGTTACTATCTGACTTGTCAATACAAGCCATTGCGCTCGTATCATTGCTTGACGAATCGTGACATATTTTGTTGTTAGGTCCGGTCATTACTTTATAAGTCATGCTAGGAATGAAAAACGAATCGCTCGTACCTGTCGTATTCAATAAAATGTCCGGCTTTTTGATCATCGGGGAAGTAACATTGTCCGAAGAGGAGCCTATTTGAGAAACAAAAAAGTCGTTGTAAACACTCAAATAATCATCAAACCTTTGATAATTCATACAAACAAATTGAACACCATTTGAGACCGCATTTGAAAAATCATAGTTGTTATTATTCACTTTGTCTTTTTGGGGGAAAGATACCACAATTTTCCTTTGACTAAGTCCTTGAAATGAAATGTAATTATCGTCCACAATTTCATCTGAATGGACATCCACAAGACTTTGTTCATCCTTGGAAGAAAGTAGGTCGGTTATTTGATTCAATTTACTTTTCTTAAAATTTTCGCTTGAAGAACTATTATCGTTCAATGTGATAAATATAAAGACCTTGCCTTCACAATCTTCAATTGGCAGGTTCGCAATAATTTGCTCTCGTGAATCATCGTAATCATTGTAGAATATTCTCTGATTTTTGGTGAATAGTTGATTATCTTTGTCAAAAACATCAATTAATGTATCGTGGACTTGATTGTAAAAGTTTTTCTTCTCTTTTTCCCCATCATCTGTAATTTTCGAAGCATAATTAAGTCTTAAATGCAAAAACAGTGGAAAAGTATCTTTATTATCTCCTCCTTTTACAAAGTTTTCTTTAATGGTATTCATACCATCATCAAAATCAATATGATTGTATGTACTTTTCTGGTCATATCTGTCATCATGATTGGCGGCGATGATTGGTAGTTTATTCAGAGAAAAAACTTGCATGTCTAAGAATCTTACACCCATTTCTGCGCAATTTATGACAGCGCAAGGGTCAACGTAATCATTTACAAAAATTCCGCTACAAAAACAATTATATGCGCTTTTGAAGTAAAAATCCTTTAGTTTACAATTGTAATTGTTGGTAGCCCCGCTTTTAAAATAGTTTGCATTTCTTAATTCATTGAATGAATAAAATGTTGAAGGTTTGTTTTCTTTTTGTAATTTTATAGTTGTACAGTTTTCTTTTTGTAAGTTTACCTTCCTCGATATGTATAGCACAGATATGAAAACCAAAAATGTAATTATAATGATGGATCCATGATTCTCAAAAAAGGATGTCACATTATCTGAACTCACCATACTTAAAATATATGTATAAATAAAAAATTAAAATAAATATCTTATAATATTAATAATAAAATGCCTGGTGGATTATTAAATTTGATAGCATATGGAAACCAAAATATTATTTTAAATGGCAATCCTAAAAAGACTTTTTTTAAAAGTGTTTACATGAAATATACCAACTTTGGAATTCAAAAATTTAGATTGGATTATCAAGGGACGCGCGACATTGACCCAAACAATGACTCTGTATATGTATTCAAAATACCAAGAAATGCGGAATTGTTGTTAGATTCTCATTTGTGTTTCACATTGCCGGATATTTGGAGTCCTATGTGGCCACCAACTCAGGTGGGAGACATATGGAAACCATACCATTTCAAATGGATCAACAATATCGGGACATCATTGATTAAAACTGTCAAAGTTATGATAGGTACTCAACTGATTCAAGAATATCCGGGGGAATATATTCGATGTGTGGTGGAACGAGACTATAGTGAAGACAAAAAGAAAATGTTCAATACAATGAGCGGAAATATTAATGAAATACATAGTCCGGAAATATATAATATTGATTTTGTAAATAACTATCCGAACGCAATTTACAGAGGAAGTGAACAAGAACCGTCTATCAGAGGACGAAAAATATATGTCCCTCTAAACCCTTGGTTCATGAACAATACTCAAATGTCTTTGCCGCTGGTCGCACTACAATATAACGAAGTTACAATTGAAATAACTCTCAAACCCATTAAAGAAATGTTCACAATCAATAATGTTGAAGAAATAGTAGATGTGAGTACATCGTATTCTGTCAAAACAGATAACTTATTTACTAGAATTCAACCAAACTTTAGCGATGAAAGACATTTATTGTACCGTTTTCTTCAACAACCACCCAATTTAGACCTGAGCGAAGAAAACTATAGCAATAAAATAACTAATTGGAACGCAGATGTCCACTTAATAGCCAATTATTGCTTCTTAACCAAAGAAGAAAGTAGTGTTTTCGCATTGAATGAACAAAAATATTTAATCAAGGATGTAAAATACAACATTTACTATAATTTGGCAGGTTCAAATAAAGTGAGGAACGATACAAATGCCCTTGTTTCTTCGTGGATGTGGTTTTTCCGGAGAAGTGATGCATTTAAACGAAACGAGTGGAGCAATTATACAAACTGGAGTACAATAGAAAAACCTTATAGGCTGTCGAATTCAAATGATATAGGAGCAACAGTAACTATCTCTGGCGAGTATGTCCTTGGGGTTTCACCGAATCAAAATATAATGGACTCTAATAGTACCACATCTACCCATGAAATACAAGATGTAAATAACCTATTTACACCTGCATATTCCCAAGAAAATGAGAAGTATATATTACAAAATTTTTCTATATTATTTGATGGAAAATATCGCGAAGTCAATATGGAAGCCGGTATATACAGCTATTTAGAACCCTACCGGGCATCTAGGTTAAGCAATGATATTGGTATTTATTGTTACAATTTTGGTATAAATACAACCGACAACCATCAACCGAGTGGGGCTGTGAATCTGAGTCGTTTTAAAAAGATAGAATTTGAAGTTACAACCATAGAACCGCCAGTTGATCCGTCGGCTGAATTTTTCACAGTTTGTGATGAAGCCGGGCAAATCATAGGTGTTTCTAAAGATCGCACCCAATACTTGTATAATTACGAGATGCATATTTTTGAGGAACGCTATAATATTCTTAGGTTCATATCTGGGAATGGGGGTCTATTATATGCCAGGTAATATCAATAATAAATAATAATATTATATTTTAATATGACCGATTCTTTTAATGAAAGAATTTTTGATGACACAATAAATGAAATTACGAAATCTTTAAAGGTTATTAAAAAAAACGACGTTAACAAACTTGGTATGAATGACGTTGAAAACTCAATTAATGGTTTATTGAATGATGAGGCAATATTGAGAAAAATTCCTCGTAATGAACTTATCAAATATACAACACTTCTCAAAAATGAAATAAACAAGAACATTTTTGGACTGGCTTACTTGAAAAGTCGTGTTGAAATTATTAAAAAACAAAATAGTGTCTTTTCTTTTGTAAGAGATATAAAATATAAGAAGTCAAATCCATTTCGTAAGTTGAATTTTGACATCTTTTTTAAAACGTTTTCATCTTCAATACTGGATTTGTCAAAAGATTTAGTTTTATTGTTTTTTACTATTTGTATAGTTGCTCATTTAAGAATAAGAACGTTCATAAATTCTTGTTATTTATATCCAAGTAATCCAAATAGATTCCCGTATGTATTCTACAACAAAGAGAAGAAAGAACAAAAACAAATTCTCAGCATTGAAAACACTCAAGTTGAAAGTGAAGTAGACCCGGCATTTGAAGACGTTAGAATATTTTATGAAAATGACGGAAAGCCTTCTCACGAAAAAAATATTAAAATGAACGATATGTGTGGTGGCAACAATGATGGTGTAACAGATGAAAAAGATTTGCTAGAAACCGCGACAAAACTACTATTTGGAGAAAATGATGAAAGCGATAAGGAAAAGCTTTCTTCGTCGATTGAAAAAATTATTCAGGAACTTCACGGTTCTAATTTTGCCGATAAGCTTGAAAGAATAAATATATCCTCAAAAACTTTTATGGAAGAACATTATGAAAAATGTTCAGACGAGTTAAGTATTTATTCTCTGGTGACGTACATGTTTTATTTCAATACACTCAAAAATCGTGAAAGTATTGGATATTTGCACAATAGTCTATTTAAATATTTGACATCATCCGGGTCTTCCGCTCACTTTGGTGTTATAAGTATTTTGTTGTACAGCTTATTCAAAAATAATGTTAGAATTTCAGAAAGATTTGTCAACAATCTTTTAGATAATTATAAGGAACGATATCATGGTGGTGGTGGTGGAAAAATTCATCATATTTTTACAGCCCTATTATCTTGCGTTTTAGCGCCCTTTGTAACATTTTCACTGATGTTGATGATAATCATGTATCCGTTGTCATTATATAGTTGTATGAAGTCTTACTTCAACTACGTCGGATTAACAAATCTGATTTCAACCAAATTTGTTTGCTATATTGGAATACTTTACTCTGTTTTTGCGTTAGCATTTTACTCGTTTGGATTGATGACCGCGATTTTTCCAGAATTTTTTGCATACATGGCTAACGAATTGAAATATAATTTCGGAGGTGGAGGCGGGGGTGGAGGCGGAGGGTCTGGAAAAAGTCGTGAACAGAAAGCGACAAAGAAAGCGAAGACAAATAAAATGAAAGATAAAGTTTCGCGACAACAAAAAACAAGAAATAAACGTAAAAATAAAAAAAATGATCAAAAACAAAAACTCAAAAATATGAAAAAGGGTAAGTCTGGTAGCAAAAAACGCAAAAAATATGATAAACAACAATCAAGAGTGAGAAGAAATCGGAAGAGAGTAAAAAGAAAGGACAAAAAAATTAAGAAGAAGAATAGAAAAATTGGAAAAAGAGAGGGATTCTCCGGAGAGAAAGGCTGTTCCAATTCAGGATTCTTTTCAGGATTTTTTAAAGATTTTAATGTTGCCAAACTATTCGGATTAGTTCTACTCTCTATCCTGGGAATATTCGTTTTCATGCCGGTGGTTATGCCGTTCATTTGTGCATTCATGTCTAGTTTTGGAATAGCATCTTCCTTATCGTTCGATGCTCTCAAATTTATGAGCAGCAATTTATGCTCTATTAAAAATTACTCGTCAATAATCAAACTATTGGTATCATTGGTTATAATTCACCAAATAATCAACCATTATTCATATAGTCCAAAACGGAAAAAGTGGATTACAATTTGTATTTATCTTGCGGTTCTTGTAATATATCTTGGTGTTGAGTCATTTTCGAAACCAACAGAGAAATATTTGAAAGAAAGTTGCGAAAATAATGATTAACGTTTTATACCATTTAAATACTTCCCCGCATTTTGAACAAAATACATATGGGTAAAAATAAGAAAAACAAGTCCAAACAGAAGAGTGGAGACAATATGCCAAATGTTTCCATTTGTACGCCTACTTTTAACCGACGTCCTTTTTTTGAAGGGTTGTTGAAATGTGTCCAGTCGCAAGACTATCCTCATAGTAAAATTGAGTGGATCATCGTTGATGATGGTACGGATAAAGTAGAAGATATTTTACTAGACGAAAAGACCCGGTCAATGCTCGGCGAAATTACGATAAGATATTTCTATGTTGACAAAAAAATGGATTTAGGGAAAAAGCGCAACATGATGCACGAAAAATGTTGTTTTAAAGGTGACGAAGATATTATTGTATATATGGACGACGACGACTTTTATCCATCTGAAAGAGTTAGTCACAGTGTTAAAAAACTTACACATGATAAAAAAGCATTATGCGGTGGAAGTAGTGAACTTTTCTTGTGGTTCAATGTCTTAAATAAAATGTACAAATTTGGTCCATATGGTCCGAATCATGCCACCGCCGGAACATTTGCGTTTAAACGCAAATTATTGAAAGACACATCGTATGAGAACGACGCTGTACTGGCAGAAGAAAAGCATTTTTTAAAAAACTATACAATTCCATTTGTTCAGTTTGATCCATTTAAAACAATATTGGTTGTTTCCCACGAACAAAATACATTTGACAAGAAAAAACTTCTAAGTTCTAAAAACAAATTCGTAAAAGAAAGTTCTATTGACGTCAAACAATTCATTCCAGATAAAGAACAAAAAATATTTTACGAATCAAAAATAAATGAACTGTTGAAAGATTACACACCAGGAGATGTGAAAAACAAACCAAAGGTTTTAGAAGAAATTGCGAGACGAGAAAATCAGCGAGAAGAACAAATGAAGAACATGCAAAAAGAGCAAGATAATAAGGCATCTGGTATTTATGTTACAAATAACAGCGACCCTAAAAATCCAAAGCATCAAGAAATGACCATGAAACAAGTTAAAGAATATATGAGTTCAAAAACGAATGAATGTTTGATGTTGAGACGGGAGCTACAGCAAATCAAACAAGAAAACGAAAATTTGAAACAAAAATTAAAGAATGCGAATATTTCTTAAATTATTAATAATACGAATAATATATAAAAATGTCTATCAGTCGTATATACAACTCTCATTATAACGCAAAATCCATTATTGATAGTAATAATTTCAAATCAAAACATTCTTTTGATAACCGTTGTAAAGAATCAAAAAATATTATCACCAAATACCCATCCCGCATTCCTGTCATTGTTGAAAAACAAGAAACTTCCGATATTGTTGATATTGACAAGAACCGGTTTTTAGTCCCGTGTGAATTGACAGTTGGTCAATTTGTATATGTAATACGGAAACGAATGAAAATGCCGCCTGAAAAGGCAATATTTGTTTTTGTGGATAATCATATTCCAATGCAGTCATCTCTTATGTCGGCTATTTATGACCAATCTAAAGATAAAGATGGGTTTTTATATATAAAATATGCCGGAGAAAATACATTTGGTTCTTTAAAATAGTAATTTGAGCAATCTTTTTTTTTCATTATCTAATAGTTTCACTTGACAAATGTCTTTTTTCAGTTGTTCAATGAGTTCTATTTTTTGAAGATTAAATTTGTTGCAGATATTGATAATAAAATTCTGGTTTGAATATTCGTTGCTGTATTTGGTGAGTATTTTTGTAAATATAATTTCAGAATTATATTCTTTTTCCCACAATCTATTGTGCAAATTTATATAATTGTTGATAACTTTTAAAAAAAATGTCATTTCATTGAACTGCCACAACTGTCGTTGAAAAGAAACGCGATCATAATAATCCCCATTAACAAAACTTTCAAGAAACTGCTCATAAAATAATAAGTCTTTGTTTGCGTAAAATAAAATATTTTCGTGATACATGAGCGAAACGATTGTCTTTTCACATATTTTGAAATAGTCTACATTTTTGTTAATAAGTAGTTCTTTACAAATCTCTTTGACATTTTTGTCGGCTTCAGTATATGAAACTTGTGTTTCTATATAATGAATATATTCAACTTGTGCCTCTAATTCTGTAACTTTTTTGTCTTGTTCATTTATTCCTATGAATATATACTTAACATCATTTTGTGCGTTGGTTTTATTTATTTTTTTCATATGTTTCGCGATAATACTTAGCACCTTCTTGTCGTTATTTTGGAGATAATCAATATTGTCTATTACAATGACGCGTTGATTTTTTTTCATTTTCATCATATTAAAAATGTTTTGGTTCTTCAAAAGATCAAAAAAATAAGATTCGTTTTTAATATTTTGAATTGAACAATATTGATATTCGTAATCTTTATTTTTCAGATAATTTATAACTCTACTAGTTTTTCCACTATTTGTCTTTCCATGTACATACATACTATTGTATTTTGAAATGAAATCCATATTTATATAATTAAAAATGAATTATTTATATAAATTAGAATTACAATCAAATATTCGTTGAGTTGCAAATTTGAGGATTATTTGTCAGTCCATCCCAATCTACGCTACAATCTTTAGCCCACTTTTTCTTGGCGCAAGCGCCGCTTGTTGAACCTATACCTGGCATGTTGTAACTTGAATCTCCAAATGATTTATCGCTGCACCCAGATTTTACATTTGTTCCTGTGTTTTTACAAGTATCAAATTCGCCGTAATCATCATACACTATTTCATAGTTATCGGGGCATTTGGATATGTTCGGAGGGAACTCTATATTCTTGGATGAACTTGCCAACGCACTTCCAATAAAAGCCAAACTAATCACCAATATAACTAGAGCAACAATACAAACAGTTTTGTAAAAGTTCATTATAATTTAATAATAATATTATATATATTGTATATAATAAATATGGATAAATATACAAGAAATGATTTCGAAGCAAATTATCAACAAAGCGAATTGTTCAAAGACGCCGCTGTGGGGCGAATAGATCTCAGTCCAAATGAAAACGGAACACCGTTTTTTGTTCAAGATAAAATACACAAAAACGAAAAGACAAACTATTCCAACGCAACGCAAGGACTGATGGAAAACTCGTTGGTATCTATCACATTTTTTTCATCTAATAATATTGAAAATATTCAAAATACATTGCGCTCAAAAATATATAATCTAACAAATGGTAAATTCAAAATTGACGTCCAAGACAATGATCAATTAAAAATAATTATGAGATCTGTATTTTTGCAGTATTCTTCAAATAATAGTGATAATATTGATGGACAAATTGAACAACTTAACCAAATAGTTTTGAATTATGCCATTCCACAAGTTCATAATGAATTGGTGAGCTACATCAAATACAAGAAAGATATTTCTAGTCCACCATCAGTGATGGCATTACCGCAATCTTTGGCGATTGACAAAACTATAGAATTAAATAATTTCTTCTAATTCACTCAACTCTTGTAGATATATTTCAGTTATCGTTTTTTCCAATAATTCTTTAAGTTTTTCATTTATTCTGTCATGCTCGTTTTTGAGCTTCTGAACATTTTCTTCATTCAAAGAATCCATTGGCATTTTAGTCAAATAACTATAACTATTTTCATATTTGTCGTAATCTTTTTCACTAAGCAGCTGAGCAATTTCTTTTGACTTTTTTCTTCGCAAGTCAATCGTGTCTTCCAGAATTTCACAAATGAACTTATATTTATTTGAACATACCTTCAACTCTTCTTCCATTTTTTTAATTTGATATTCTTTGCGAATATTGTAATACTTTAATCGGGTTTCAACAAAGTCTTCGATGATTTCATACACACTAACATAGTGTTTGAGTTTTTCGTTTTCATCGAACAAATACATGTTTGTTAGTGAAATATTTGACGACAGTTTGAATTTCTGACAAATATTATGAAGCGTTTGTTTGTTATCCAAATTAATATCATTGTCAAATTTTAGTGTAATTTGAATGTCTTTATCAGTTGACAAATCCTTATAATCTTTCAAACCATACTTTTTTTCTTCAAGACATTTTTCCAAAAACACAATGTAAGGTTCATTCCATACACCAATTGGCAATTCCGTTATAGTGAGTGTATCATTTTTTACAACAATATTTCCATTGGTGGCATATTTCATATCGTCAACATGTTCAATCGTTCCTTTGAAATGGCGATAATATGGAGATAGAGTAATGTTGTTTTCCACATGTTCTTGCAGATGATTCTTGATGTATCCAATAATTTCAGTCGGATTGAAACAAGGAATATTCGTAGAGAATCCTGTTCCAATACCAACGCTTCCATTCACCAATACCATTGGAATGATTGGGGTGTAGAAGATTGGTTCAACAGAAAGTCCATCATCATCCAAATAATTCAAGATTGGATCATCTTCTGCGCGAAAGATACCACGCGAAATATTATGCAGTTTTGTAAATATATACCTTTCAGATGCGTGATCTTTACCGCCTTGAAGTCGTGTTCCGAATTGTCCACTTGGAACAAACAAGTTAATGTTGTTCGAACCAACAAAATCTTGCGCCATATTGACAATCGCGCCATTCAAACTTGCCTCACCATGATGGTATCCGGATTGTTCCGAAATATAGCCACTGAACTGCGCGACTTTGATTTCAGAATACAACTTTTTCTTAAACGCGCTAAACAAGATTTTACGTTGCGAAATTTTCAATCCGTCCATCAAATTCGGAATAGACCTGTCGCAATCATATTTTGAAAAGTGAATCAGTTCTTTATCAATAAACTCATTATAACTTATTTGTGTATTTTTGATATTCAAACAATTATCACGGTCATAACCACTTAACCAATTTTTACGCTCATCCGCCTTAGATTTGTTGAAAATTTTATCAATCAACACCTTGTCATTTTCTTGCAATTGAAAGTGGATTAATTTCTTCTCTTTGAAATATTCTTTGAATTCTTTCGCCGTACTTGTACCCAATCCCTTGTAATACTTGATCTTGTAACTCTTACAATTGTCATTATTTTGTTTCCAATTTTCATATTCTGCGTTATTATAAAAGCTAATTGATTTGTTCATCTTAGTCGCTTTCAAAATTGGAGTGTTCATAAACCCAATAAAGTTTGGAATCTCCAACAATGAAGGCCATAGATAAGAGAGGAAATTTACACAAAGTCCTTTAATGTGACTCCCATCCAAATCTTGATCTGTCATGATGATTATCTTTGAGTATCGCAATTTACTTGTATTGGAATAAGTCTTGCTAGTCTCTAGCCCAATAATCTTCTTAATTTCGTTTATCTCTTTACAATCATTGATTCTTTTCTGTGTTTCACCGCGAACATTGAAAATCTTACCTTTCATCGGATATACACCAATATAATTGCGGTCATCATTTGTGAGACCTGAAATAATACCTGCTTTTGCCGAGTCTCCCTCGCATATAATCAACATGGTATCTTTTGATTTGGTGGTTCCTGCGTAGTTTGCATCAACTAATTTCGGAATTCCGCGTATGTTTTTACTTTTAGAACCATCTGTTTTTTTGGCATTTTGTTTATCTTTGATATCTGACAACGCACAAGAAGCGTTCATCACACCCATTTTTGCCAACTTATCAATAACATTATTTCCTACTTCGCAAGTAGAACCAAATTTGGAAGCACCTGTATTCAGATAGTCTTTCGTCTGACTATCAAAACTAGGGTTTTCAATACAACAATTTACAAACACGAATAGTTGTTCCTTGATAATAGATGACTTGACTTCTACCTTTTTCTTTTGTTTAATGTATTGAACCATTTTCTTGGTAATCTGATTGAGAATATATTCAACATGTTTACCACCTTTACTTGTGAAAATGCCATTAACAAATGAAATTTGTGTGTATTCGTTATTGAGGCATACGCCATAACTCCAGCGCTCATTACACTTCTCAAATACAAATTTCTTCTTTGAATATTCATCCAGATACATTTTAATATATGACTGGAAGTCGTTTACTTTTAAGAGTTCGTTGTTAAACTTTACCTTGACATCTTTAGGAGTGATTCCCGCAATATCATAAACGCGTCTTTGAAATAATTTTACCATTGAATCTGAAAGATTTGGTAGCCCCAAACGCTCATAGTCAGGACGAAACATTACCTTCGTGTATGGCTTAGATTTGCTTTTGGTGATTGTCGGCTTTTCAATAATGTTGAGATTATCTTTGAAATGTTGCGTGTATTTCAAACCGCGATTGTGATCTATCGTCTCAATGTAACCGTATTTTGACCAAATGAGAACAAGTTTAAACCCAAATCCATTCTTACCGCCTGTAATCTTTTTCTGTTTCTTGTCGTAATTCGTAGATGTGCGAAGATGTGCGAATATCATCTCTGGAATCCATAATTTGTATTCTGGGTGAATCTCGACATCAATTCCATTGCCATTATTATACATTGTAATTTCGCCATTATTAATGCTAATATTTATTTGGGTCACTTTTTCATTTTCAGGACACTCTTCTTTAGTTTGCATGCGAATGTAATGATCCCGACAGTTTACAATACCCTCATCAAACAATTTGAATAGTCCGGGATTATATTGCTCCATGTTTATTTCCTTGAAAGAACTTTCATTCTCGTAAACATATAGTTTTTGTTCAATATTTTCAACAGAACCAATATAGGTGTCGGGGTTATCCAAAATATGTTCTTTGTCTGTTTTTTTCTGATATTGTTTGCTGATTTCGGCCATGATGATTGTTTGTAACTTTACTTGAACTTAGTTGTATTATTCAATTTTTTTTAAATGTATATATTAATTTGTCTATTACAAAATGACACAAAATATGTCTTCAAAAATGATGCAATCATACATGATTCAAAACCGGGTGGGTGTAAAATATAATACTTCGGCAACAACTAGTATCAACAATATTATTATAGGCGCGGAGTTTGATTCTAATAAAAATTTGCTATTTTCTCTTGGTTATGATGTGTATACTACTTATTATAATTCTCTTTTAAGGTCTTCGGGTTTGACTTCAACACAAAAATATAATATTCAAGACACATTTAATAGTATTATATCAAATTTGAGCGATGACGAAGAAAAACAACTTGGTATCTATGAAGAAGACGAGAACGATATTGCCACCGCTCAAAAAGAATATGAAACTTCCATTATACAAAATCCGGATTTTACATTTTATTGTACAGTTTATGACAACAATAAAATCAAATCACTCGTGATAAATAATATGCAATCTCATTTCAAATTATCATATGGAAAAAAATACATATTTAATCTTGAAGATAAAAGTAATGCTGGTACAACTCTATCTTTTTCAAAACAACAGCAATTATTTGAAGATATTGACGGCATTTACCGTGTAGGTAATCCGGGAAAATCCGGCGCATGCCTTGTATATATTCCAGAACTACCCTCGTATTATTATGCGATTCATATTTACAATAAGGATGATTATACGACTGGTTCGTTTAATGATTTTGGTTATATTTACAAACAATTATACTTGGAATATTCTTATAATATTCCTTATCCAAATAATGTGTTGTTTTACAACGCGCAAGAAAATACTACCAAAACCCCTTTATTCGGAACTTCTATTTTACACACCGTAGAAAATCATGGTCCGAAATATATACTGTCTAGTGACGCAAGTTATACCGAAATTATTACATCGTCCTCTTATACGAGTTACTCTTGGTTCAATCAAATTTCTGACGTTAAAAAATCATTTGGTATGTATTATGGTTACTATACTTTAAAATATAGGTTTAGGAATAATAGAATTGCGCTTATCAATAAGGGCGTCAACTCGTACGGAATTTCAATGGAAAATCTTATTCAGGTCGCCGGCGATGAATCTAGTGTGGAAGTTCATTATTTGAAGGGTCTGGATGAAACCGGGGAACTCGACGGTTCTTATAACTTTTATAATACACCGCTTACCATCAAAGTACTAGGTGATTTTGAAAAATGCTCGCTTTACACAAAAATTCTGGGTTACAATAAACTAGAAGATATACTTTTTTTTGATGGTGAATACGCAAATTATTCAATTACAAAACCCGATGGTTACACAGATGTATCGGATGGGAATATTATTGGTCTTTACCCGGAAAGCGAAATCCATTTTCACGATATAAGTAGCGACATTTTAAATTTAAGCAATATTTACAACGATGTCTCCGTGAATGTCGACGATCGTCCTAGAATCTCCTTGAATTATGATGGTAGTAATAGTAGTTATGATTCTTCTGTTTTTTATGGATTATACAAAGGTCAATACATTATCAAAAATATTCCAGAAGACAGACCTATTGCCATCATCAACGAAGACGTTAGTTTTTCAAAGACGGATTGTATTAAATATTTTGGTCCTGAGCAATACAAATACCGAAGACTGGGTCCGGACGGAAAAACAATGTTTGATTATTATTATCATACGCTGGTCATTCAAGTATTTGGAGATTTTGGAAAAGTATCTATATATGAATACAACGATGGATTTTGCGGACGTGAGAATTTGTTGATGTATTACGAAAGTTTCAACGACATTTCAAGCGAATTTCAAAGTTGGTATGAATTATACGAACATGCAAGTTTCCAAGCGAATTGTAGTTCCATAAGCGTTTCAGGAAATACAATCGACAATATGTTCACTAACATATACCAAGTGGAATCTTACATCAGTTGTGATATAAGTCTTGACAGCAATCAAGACAATGTGTTGTTGTTCGACGATATTAGCGATAGTTCAACAAAATATTGTTTTGATACTGGAAATTTTGTTCTTATGAATATTCCTTCTGATTACCGTATTGCATTTTTGAATTATGGTCGCGAAGATTTATTTTCTTATGACGGATACTACGCATATTCCAAAACTAGCACAGCTTCTGATGGAAATACTTACACGTATTATTCTGGTAATATTAATATTACCGTGACGGGAGATTTTGGGCAATTAAGTTTTGAAACGTTAGATAAGAGTTATATGGGCGGCTTTCGCAAGTTAATGTTTAACAGCGGCACAAAGGGAGAAGCGGTTCATCATTGGGGCGGCAATACTTATTATAATATGTTGACGAGCGATTCGTCCGCCGCGCCGCAAAATTATTATATCAACGTGCGAACCAATGCTCGCGCTGTACACTACAGCGAAGATTATGTGACATATCGTTTTGCAGGTTACGATCGTAATGGATTGATTGACGATGAAGACGATAATCCAGAACTCACTTTTGCAATTGGAGATAATATTTACTTTACGTTTGATGACAATTCCGAACACCCATTTGGCATTTATACCTATCATAATCTTCTAACCGACGCACAATTGATTACAAATAATTCTAATAATACTAATTCTCAAATAGTGTGGACCCCGAATCTTATAGTCAGCAACTACTATTATTATCGGGCGGAAAAATATGTCACGAATTTTATGTCAAATGGTATCAATATCATCAATAATGAAAAAGCAGATATTATATTGAATATTAGTAATGTTTATACAGAACCGCAGTTTGATATCAGTTATGACATCAGTTCAACTCCTATGTTTGAAGGTACAACGCCTTTTTCAATACTATTAACATCGTTTAATATTGAATTTGATGAAGTTATTAACATTAACAGTTCTAGAAATTTATATCTGTACAATCATGATAACGATACCATAGACTTCACAATACCGGCAATTCAACTTGTAAAAAACGCAGAGGAAAATACCATCACTTACGGTACAGGTTTTAGCATATATCATGCTAATGTAAGTAGTTTAGAGTTTGACACTAGTTATGCTTTATTGATGGATGAAGAGTCATTTGAAAATATTTATTACAATACAATTAGCGGAGAAATTGAAACATTTGCCGATATATCTGCTTACAACTTAATAAATTTTACGACAGAAACTAGATGGGATTCGCCCGTGTTTATCCGTATTAATCATCCTGACTCTTCAGCATCATTGATTGATGTTTCGGGATATATTGAAATTGAATTTGACAAACCTGTTCATATACCCGCTGACGCCGACGTGCCAGGAGGAAACAATATTGCGTTTGTGGATAGCGATGGAAATTCAATAAACGCTTATGATGATGACAGTAGTGGGAACAGTATTCTTATTTATTATAGTGGATTGAATTATAATACTGTTTACTCGGTCTCTTTTGATGATTACAGTATTGTTGATTCAAGTAATATTAATTTTACAATAACAGATTCTTCCTTGAGCGATTATTCCATACAAACCATAGAAGATCCAAGACCTCAACTACAATATTTTATTCCAAACACAGATATTGACGTTTCTAATATATACGTGGATCAACCTATTAGTTTGGTATTCAACGAACCCGTTTACTTGGATACGACAAGTAGCGGCAGTATTCAAATAGATGCTTCTAGCTCTTCGGGCTCTTCGGCTTTTAATCGCCTTGATATTTCTGACAATGATGATGTTTCAGGAATCATATTTGGAAATAGAACAAATACATTGCGAATCTATCCATTCAACGCAGATGCGAACTTCGAAACCAGCACAGTATATGTACTAACTATAGATGGTGACATCATCAAAGATATTTGCGACAACTATTATCCGGGAATCAGTACAAGCGATTCAAACCCAATTACTTTTACTACCGGAGATAGCGCGGGTGATGCACAAGAAAGTTTAGCAAGTGAGACGAGTGGAAATATTGTCAGTGACGATTTGGGAAATAATTACATCGTCTTTAACAATGACACCTCATATGAGAGTAAACAGTATACTCTTTCGGTAAGAAGTTACACAATAGACATATCTGAATCATATCCGTTTACAATATTGAACAGCGATATCAGTAATATGGTTGTTATTGGTATCAGCAATGAGGTCATTGAAATAGATGTAAGTGGTGGTAGTGAACAAGTAGATGCTACTACAGGCGATTACTTTGTCTTTACAAATAGTGACGGAGAAACCATATCTCTCGCGAATGGCGACTTTAAATTTATGCGCGGACAAAGTTACAGATTTAAAGGGGGTGATATTAGCAATAACTATAAATTTGTTATTTATTATGGCGATGTAAGCGCTTCATTGGCAAGTGGCGACGTGTCATCTAGTTTTACCATTCCAAAAAACAAGTCAACAGATGGTAGTTCACTGTATTATCGCGCAACATATAATACCACAAATTACGACGCATCTTTAACGCTCTTGTATAGCGATGTGTCGGAAGACAATGAAAATGGAAATGGTTCTTATGATTTCTTTTACGGAAATGTAACTATAGACATTTGTAGTAATGATTTCGGTTCATTCAGTTTTTACACATATAATAATGGCTATATGGGAGGTAAATATGCGTTTACTTTTGAAGACAACTATTCATGATAACTTTTTTCTTTGTAATATATATAATTCAAAGTATGCCTAGAAAACAAGTATTCAAAAAAACAGTCGGCTCGAGAGCGGAGGTGTTCCATGGAACTGCCAAGAAAACAACCGGTGGTCTTTTGAAGAAAGATTTAGCGAAAAACAAGCACGGAGAAATTGTTTCCAGAAAGAAGCAAATGACTGCCAAGAAAGAGAAACGCCTCGAAAAGCACGGATATTTTGCCAAGAAGGGCAAATTCGGCTACGTCAAGAAGGACGTGGCGGGTAAATCAAAAAAGAACAAGACTTCAAAGAAGACAGCAAAGAAAAGTAAAAGAAAAGGCAAGCGTTAAGTAGTTGAAACAAGTAATTACAATATAATATAATTTGTTGAAATCTTTCATATTATATTGTCATTATGAGACCTTTATTTTTGTTCACCATTTTTCTATTTAGTTTAGTTATGAATATAAATATGTTTGAAGAGTATTATAATCATATGAAACCATCATGACTTTATCAAAGTGCGATTTATTAATGGTCGGTATGAAGAAAAATGTCAGCTCGCAAAACTTAGCCAACTATGAAATGTCTGCAATTAATATTGAGAAAAATGAAATATCAAACGCCGAATCTCCAAAACTAGACATTAATAATGATGAAATTGCGAACGACTATATATACGTCGTCTCTTATTTTTACCAAGTATTTGTTCATGTTTTCATATTTTCTATTTTTGAGTCTTTGTTTTTTTGGCTTTATATTACCAAAGAAGAAGACCAAGCAATTTTAAATCAGATTGAAGATGTGGTTTTAGTTGGCAATCTATTTTGCACAAACATAAACGATGATATTGATTTTTCATCGTTATATGATTATCAAAAAGATAAAAGAGATAATTACAACCAGGAACTACCTTTTAACAATACTATTATGCTAAACACTTATTTATTGTGTACAATTGTTTTACTCAACATTTTTCTTAAATTTAGTCGTACAAATATTGTGATATTAAATTACAACATATTAAAAAATCAAAGTGTAACTTTTCTCTGCTTGTTTGTGTATGAATATTTATTTTTCAAAAATGTGATATACAATTATGTCCCCAATTCTTCAAACAAGATTGTTAAAAAAATATTTGAACAGTGTGTTTAATTTTGTCTTTCAACAAACGCTTTAAATATATTATTTACACATTTGGAACATTTAAAACCCTTATTACCCTTTATTATAAAAATGAATTAAATATTATAAACATTAATAATTATACAAAATGATTTACATATACACGCTTAAATTAGATAAAGGGAAATACTATATTGGAAAAACCAGTAACCCACAATTTCGGTTACAAAGTCATTTTGATTCAAATGGTTCATTTCATATTGGACAAAAAAATATAAACCATTAAAAGTGATAGAGATTATACCAAACTGCGATGATTATGATGAAGATAAAATCACGAGGCAATATATGGACAAATATGGAATAAATAATGTTCGTGGTGGTTCATTTGTTTCAGTAAAATTGAACAAATCAACAATAGATACTTTGAAACAAATGAGTAATGGAACAAATAATAAATGTTTTATTTGTGGAAAAACAGGACATTTCGCAAACGATTCTTCAAAAAATGAATATTGTGATTCTGATAGTCATGAAGAATGTGAAGTATGGTCTTGTTCTCATTGTGGTAAAGAATTTGATACATATAAAGGTGCTACATTTCATGAAAATGTCCATTGTAAAAAGAAAAAATGTAGTTATTATGAAGAATCTGATGAAGAATCTGATGAAGAATCTGATGAAGAATCTGACGAAGAATCTGACGAATATAATGATTTTCAAACAAATAAAAAATCATCAAATTGTTATCGTTGTGGTAGAAAAGGGCATTACTCTTCGGATTGCTATGCTTCAAAACATATTAAAGGTTATTATCTCAAATAATCAGCGTTTTACACCCTTGAAGATTTAAAACCGCACATTTCGGTGAAATAAAAAAATTGAATAACAATAATTGCTTAAACATATAATACAAAACAATGCCGAATTTTTGTATATTTCAAGACAAATTAATTACACCAGAAGATATTTATAAATTCAATATTGATAAAAATAGCGAGTTTATATGCTACACTTGTGATAAACGATTGCATTTTAGACAATCTCGTAATGGAGACAAGGATTATACAGAACATTTTTATCACCAAAATAACATAAAAGATACACATATTAATTGTGAAAATGATACATATCAAAGTGTTAAGAAAGAATTAAGTGATTTCCATAGTATGTTTTCAAACTTTGTGAAAAATGATTGTAAAGAAATTTTACGAAAAATAGATTTAAAAAAACACATTGTTGATGGATATAGTTTTACACATTTTACGAAAAAACACATTGTTGATGGATATAGTAAAGAGCATAATATGGGAATAGAATTTCAAAATTCTAAAATATCGGTTGATGATATAATTAGTAGAGATAAAACAACAGAAATTGACTGGATATTTAATGTTGATAAACAATTTATTAAAAAAATAGATATAGGCAACTTAATTGTATGTGAGATACCTCACGACAACTGGGAAAAAGCAGTTAAAGTTGTAGAAAATAATGTATTCTTATACACAAGTTTCAAATCGTGGATTTGGTTAGTTGATAGAGAAAGTTATAGAATTCAAATTGATAATAAATTAAGAAATGTGTGGATTGGCGAAGTATGTAGTTTCCAAGATGTATTAGATAATACTTGTCTTCAATATATTATAACTGCAGAAGGATTAAATACTTTTCGTTGTGTAGAAAATGATTGTGAAAGTTCTAAAATAATTTACGCAAGATGTAAAAAATCAATGTATTTATTAGACGATATACATAGAAAATATGTTTGTAATTATTTATTTAACAAGAATGATATTTTAGCGATAAAATCTGTTGCTGGAAGTGGAAAAACTACTACATTATTAAATATAGCAAAAAAACATAACGATAAGAAAATTTTGTATATAGCATTCAATAAAAGTTTAATTACAGAAATAAAAGATAAAATAAAATCACAAAATATTCATAATATTCAACCATTCACATTTGATGCCTTATTGTATAAGTTATTCATATCTCTAAAAGGATATGAACCTACTATTGTTGATTTAAGACCACAATTTATCGGCAAAATAATACCATTTTTAGAAGGAAAACCTTATAAAGTTAGAGAATATTATTGTAAAAAATTTCTTCAGTTTTGTAATGATGCTAATAACAATGATATTCGTCAATTTTGTTTGACTAAATTAGGTGATAAGAAACCACTAATGGAACAAATGTGGGATAAATCTAATCAAGACAAATTAATTACATTTGAAACAATTAGAAAACGAGCATATATAAACAGATGGTTTAAGGGTTTTATTGATAATACATTTCATTTAATTATGATTGATGAGACACAGGATTTTGATATGATTATGCTAAAAATGTTGTTGAATGATACAAAAATACCTAAAATATTTGTTGGAGACCCAAAACAATCTATTTATGATTTTAGAGGTTGCATTAATGCTTTCAATTATCTACCAAAAGAAGCATTAGTAATTGAATTTTACTCAACATTTAGAGTTGGAAATCCTGCTTGTGAAATTATTAGAAGTAAATTTGATGATTGCTGGATGATTTCAAAAAGTATTAATGAAACATATTTTGTTCCATCATTTGAAAATAATGACAAGTATGTTTATTTATTTAGAAGTTGGAGAGTTTTACTACAAACTGCCGAAAAAACAAATAATATATGGATTTATAATTTTGATAAAAAAATAAATGAAATTAGAAATCTTCATAAAAAACTTCAAAACATGAACAATTTTGACGATGACGATGATAAGTTTGAAGATGACTTGCCTAAATTTCTTACATCAATAAGTTCATATCAAGTTGAAGAATTGCTTAACAATATAAATAAAAATGTGGTTTGTTTTGAAGATAGCATAATTCAATTTTATACAACCCATTCATATAAAGGTATGGAAAATGACAATATTAGATTAGCAAATGATATTGATTTAACTGATGATGAAAATATTTATTATGTTGCTATTACAAGAGGTATGAAAAAAATTGTTATAGATGATTGCTTTCATGATTAATTAATATTTCAGAATAATTTTATCAAAATCGCTTGAATCCAAATTGCGCTGTTCGATAAGCAGTTGTGTCAAATTATTAAACGCTCCATTATTTCTTTCCAATATACTTCGCGTTTGTTCATATGCCCACTTTACCAATTCCTCAATTTCACAATCAATTTCTTGTTTGCTATATTCGCTCAGCCTATCGCTATTTGTTGCAATATTTCGTCCCAGAAACGGCTGCGTTGAATCGTTTCCATCGTAAATCCCTATATTTTTACCCATACCAAACGTGGCAACATAACGCCTCGCAATGCTATTTGCCTGTTTTAGGTCGTTTGACGAACCTGTTGTGATTTCAAGGTCGGGGATATTTTTGAAGATTGCGTCGTCCATTTGACTTGGACTGCTCTTATAACTATAATAGACCTGCTCTGCGGCCCGTCCGCCCAACGAAATCATCAAATTCGCAAGCAGGAACTTCTTAGTAGGAAACGATTCATATTTGTCTTTTGGAGTAAACAGAGTATATCCACCAGCCCCATTTTTATTTGAATTAATAGTGACCTTTTGGATTGTAAACATGTCCTTGAATAAATGGGCTGTGAGCGCATGTCCAACTTCGTGAGCAGATACAAGACGAATCACATCTTCGGGGCGATTTTCACTTGCGCTGGGCAGTCCTATTGTCATTTTTTCAAACGCATTGTAAATAGTGGTATCCGTAATGTATGACTCATTGTACCTTACACTAAGAATTGCCGCCTCATTTGCCAAATTCGCAATATCGGCTCCTGAAAATCCACCTGTCAATCTCGCCAACTCATCTAAGTATCCAGTTTTATAGACCTCGTGAACATTCTTACCATTGAAGTGAATATCAATTATTTTTCGGCGCCCTTCCATATCAGGCAAAGGAACAATTACTTTACGATCAAATCGTCCTGGTCGTGTAAGCGCGGCATCCAAAATATCCGCACGATTTGTAGCCGCAATTACAATAATACCTTCATTTTTGATAAATCCGTCCATATTTGTCAAAATCTCATTCAGCGTTTGTTCGCGCTCATCATTTCCACCCGCAAGTCCGGCACCGCGCTGACGCCCAATCGCATCAATTTCATCTAGAAAAATGACACACGGCGAGAGCTCCTTCGCCCGTTGGAAAAGATTTCGCACGCGAGAGGCGCCAACACCCACAAACATCTCAATGAATTGAGAACCAGAACAATACAAATAGTTCACATTTGCTTCTCCCGCAACTGCTTGAGCCAACAATGTCTTCCCTGTTCCAGGTGGTCCTTCCAATAATACACCCTTTGGGATCTTCGCACCAGCTTTTTCGTATTTCTCCGGTTGTTTCAAAAAATCAACAACTTCCATCAACTCAAATTTGGCTTCATCGCATCCGGCAACACTACTGAAATCAACGTCGATTGACCCCGATTCCACTTCAGTAAACGCACCCCCCCCACCCGCACCTGGTATCATATTCATAGGATTATTATTTCGCAACTGAGGTACAATGCCCCGAAGTAAAATGCTACCAATTAAGTAAAGTGCAGCAAATTGAACAACGTTCGAAACAATAGTACCCAGTTCAATCGGTTCAGGTAAATACAAAACATCGTAATTTATGTGATTTTTATCCAGGTTATTCAAAAGACTTGATACTAATGATGGAATCATTTTAGTAACATGGAAATTTGAAATATCATAACTACCAATATTATGCATTTTATCAATTGAAACAATACCTTTAATTTGTTCGTTTTGAGTCAAAAGACTTACACCTTCCACTTGGTTATTTTGAATGCTTGCTTGAAAATCATTATAGCTTTGAGCAACTCCGTATTTTGATACTTCGTCATAAATATGTTTTGTCAAATCTGCCGGTGACTGACCACTATGCTCTCCAATTGAAAATTTGTTAATCACGTCTTTACGCGCAATCTTCAATCCGGTTGCGCGCCTTTTTATATGACTATTTGGTACATTGAAACCACTCACACACAACAACAAGTTTGTACAAATAAAAAAACGATTCATTATTATCGCGTATTCTATAAATAATAGTCAGAGCATATCTTTAAACTTTATTCGCTTTTAATTCATCCACAACTTCCCTGACCACGTCACCCCAATCTCCCAAGCGTTTTTGTCGAAATAATTTCACATTTGGATACCAATATGTTGTTTTATCGCTTCGTGACCATCTCCATTCACAGCCAACTGTCAACAGGGCGTAAGTATTAACATTTAAATTCGCGGACAGGTGTATTATAGATGTATCTGTCGAAATAACACCATCTACATGCCTCATTATACAAAGCGTGTCTATATATGTTCCGTGCGAGTCTAAAATATTCCCAAAATAATATACATTATCATATTCGTCTAATATTTCGGTTTCTTCTGTTGTCAGATCTTTTGTTACAATGATCCAGTTTATATTTTTCATTTGAAACAAAGATCGCGCGTGTTTTAATTCCATTTTTCTGTTTTTTAACTCTTGCGCATTATTATTACTACCCTTCCAATTAAAAATGTAACACTTTTTGTCTTTTTTTTCACATGATATTTTCCATAATATTTGTCTACATAACAAAGAAGGGTCCAACGTTATTGTTTCAAATAGCGGTGTAAACGGCAATGTGTCGTATTCATACCCCAAGTATTTTATCAAGCATATCACATTACAATGGTAATCAAAACACACATTTTCATCACTATAATCTTTGATAGTAACCGACTTATTCTTTTCAAACGTTTTTTGGTATATCCACGAGGTTCTTTTGTCGCTGATAAAAATGATATCATTGTTTGGAAATCTTTCAAGAATAATGGGAATGAACCTGGCATACATAAACCCATCGCCTATTCCTCCACCGTTATACAAAAGTAAGGTTTTTCTGTTATCTCCCTCTTTGAAAAAAGACATATTATCGTGTTTCACCATTTTCCCATTTAATTCTTTATTTCTTTCGGCGAGATTCAATTGATTCAAATAATCATAACTCTCATTGTATTTATTTTGTGACAAACAAGATAGCGCGTAATTTTCTTTACAGAATTGTTTTTGTTCTTTACTTATATTTAGAATATCTATATTTTTCATAATCTCGGTAATCTTTTCATAATAGGGAAACTCGACATTGAAAATGGAGCAAATATTGTTGTACGAAAATAACAAATCAATATAAAATTCGTCATATTCCTCGTAATTTTTGTATTTTGTCATTAATGATTTTAGAACTTTCATAGATTCTTTATATTCGCCCTTTGTGTACAGGATTTTCCCGCGTTCTAATTGTTCGTATTCAATTTTGATGTTACAGTCGTATATTTTTTCCTCTTTAATGAGTGAATTATATTTCTCATTGATTTTTCTCTTTATTTTGTAGCGCAAATCATTGATTGTGTGTATTAATTCAGCACATTTAATATATTCAGAATCATATTCCTTTTTAGAACTTTTTCCCCGGATTTTATCTTCTAGATCCCACAATTTCAAATTGGTATCATATAGGTTACCGAACAATTTGTCTTTTGTCTTTATTTGAGGGTTGTCATTTTCAATCAATCTCAATTCAGTTTGAATATTAAACAGCGCCTCTTGATTTGTCGCTTTTCTCTGTTTAATATTCAAAATTGTCACCTTGTCTATTATTTCTCCAAAACTACAACTTATTTTACAATTCATTTGATGATTTACATTGTATTTTTTCGTTGTATTTAAATATTCATATTTTTATTGAATTATATTTTACAAAAATTAACAAAAAATGAAATAGATTCTCAGATATGTAGAAATTGAGATTGCATACCATGGACGAAAAAATGAACACAAACTCCAAAAAACAAACAATCATTGTCAAACGAAAGAAACGCAAAAAATCGCCAACAAAAGAACAGATCCACGACAGAATCGAAAAACAACATAAGAAGAATATGTCCATGACGATGACAACGCTGTAACATTTGGAACTCTCTCTCCAATCGTTAACCATTTCAGAGCATTGTAATTATTTAAATTCAACCACATTACCAGGCAAGACACCACAGTCTATCTCATTTAAGTCAACATTTACTTTCCAATGCAACTCAAGAGGAACATCTTGTGAAAGCGGCGATTTTGACGTCCAACGTTCCTTTCTAAATATGTCGTATAATTTTTTTATACGACATTTTATACCCCCTTTATTCCGAGGAGGCGCGTGTTTTACAGCCCATTCAAATTGTAGCGCTTCAATCTTGTTGCGAAACCCACAAACAAGACAAATATGTGTCCAGCCAGGACCTTTGCTGGTTGTGTATTTCGCACCACCTTTAATTTCACCGTTATGCTGGCGCAATCGGCGCTCATAATATGGAGACACCCCGGCATAAGTATAACCGCGATTCTCTATGATATAAAAAAACCACGGAACAATTGACTCTTGTTCTGCCATTTGTCTTTTACATTACACGCGGAAATATATTTGCTCATCTACCATAACGTTGTCCCAACATCAAGGCTTCTCCGCCACCACTCTTCCGATAAGTGCAAATTAAAGTGTGTCCATTTCGCGGGAAAGAATGTCCGCGGCTGCCAGATATTCGCTTGCCGCGCTCTTGATCTTCTTGAACTTATTGCACCCACCACATTCACAGCCTACACAAGCTGAGCGTTTTTTAGACGCAGGTGGCTTGCTTGAAGATGATGCGATGACTTTTCCATCTACCACATCAGTGGATGTGCTAGATTGTGGTTTCAACACCCATCCACCCCTCCCGGTGGTTCCGCCCGAAAGTTCCCATACATGAGTAGTTTCTTTCAACTTGCGAGCAGAAGAACCTTTCTTAGAACGGTCGTTGATATATGAAGACCCATCGCGCGAAAGAACCTTTCCGGTAGGAAGACGCCCGCGAACAATCGCAGTTGTGGACGACGAGGATTTGTTATCCAGGGTCGTGACCGATGTGGAACCGAGTTGTTTCGAAGCGAGCGCAGTTGCGACTTCCCTTTCGTACAAAATGTTGCGAAACATCTTTGTCTCGAGACCAAATGACTGGGCTGCCGCAGTGGTCTCGAAATCGCTCTTTGTCCACGTCACCCCCGCGTCTGTGAACTTCATAGGGGTCGGCGCGGACATGATGGCGGGTTCAACAAGAACCAATGATTTTATGAGACCCTCCATATTTTCATGATGACGACGCTCAAAGAGCTGGCTATAAACATTTTTCCACCAATCAGCATGAAACTATAAAAGAAGATATAAACCTTGAGTATTCCACGAATTCAATCAGAATTCTGAATGCAGTATTTTCAGAATAGAAAACACCATGGCTACCGTAGCCGCAAAGAAGAAGAAAGGGCGGGTCGGCTCTCAGGAGCGTCTCGCGTTCATTGAGAGCAAGATGGAAATGACGGATTGCATTAAGGAAGGTCTCGACGCCGGACTTGAGTACCCAGCTAAGCTCATATGGGAACTCGAGACCTTGAAGGCAGTTTCTCCAACCTCTCTTGTCATCGTGAAAGATGATACCTACGGTTATGGAGGCAAGGGGTGGGCAGTTGCCCCATGGACACCACCCGGGATCGTATTCAAATTGTATAGCGCAACATTCGAAACATTTGACCCACCGAATATCACGGAGCACACCGATGAAATGTATGCAGACGAGTACGAGCGCAGGCAGGAGGTCAAGAAGGAAATCGAACAGAAGCGCGAACAGAAACGCCGAGCAACCGAACAGAGGCGTCGAGATGTCGCCGACCGGAAGCGCCTTCGTGAGGACGCCGCAAACAAGAAATTCTGGGAACAGTCCGATAAGCGCTACATGAAGTTTAAGTCTACGGAGCTCGGGAAGCGGTTGCTAGAGAATGAGACTGAGGACCAGGAGGAGAGCGATACCGAGGCCACCCCACCGACCATATCCGAAGCGAGCGGTGGAGAGGTCGCCGAGACCGGTGGTGGTGGTGGTAAGTCAGTGAAAGACCCTGTGTGCATTGGATGCTTGACCAACCAACCTAACCAAATGGCGCACATGGGTCCAGACGGGTGCCTCGGCGACGAATGGTCTGCTATCGCGGACGAGTAACGAGAACAATTGATTGATTGTCAGTACTCTACACTAAAAGTCCAACGCCCACAAGGCATGGGCTCGCGAAGGGGTGTATGGTGGCATTGTGCACTACGGCGGATATCCCGCTCACAATAATTGGGGCGGGGGGGGGTCGATGTGTCACGAGGTATCATATATACCCTAATAACAGGGTTTGTCGGGGGGGCAGGGGCGCTAATCAGCCGAGAACAACGTGGTGTAAAAATATATTTTTATCATTGTTCATAATACTAGCATTATTTGTCAGTCATGCACCCAGTGCTGATTTCGGAGCGCATTTCATTTGCTTCAATTCCTCCCCTAAAAATCAATTTGGAGAGAGAAGCGCATTACTTCTTATACAAATTGTATTAGTTCGGAGAAACCCCCCGGTTTCGCTCCTCAGATGCGGTCTCTTCGCGAAGAAGGGCACCCCATAGTCCAATGCGGAGCTCCATCTCATACTCCTCTAGAATGCACCCGAGCGCGGCAACAGAGACATTGTTCTCAAGAGCGATAAGGCTCGCCGCCGCCCTTGCTCTGCGAAAGAAGTTATTGTTGCGATCTGTCACCTGGTGGTGCGTGTGAGGGTGCCGTGGTAGTTCAACAACTTTGAACGTGGTCACTCATTTGTAGGTCACCTCCGCCATGGTAGTGTTGCCCTCGATGTCCTCAATGACCTCCGCCGTAGTAGTGTTGCCCTCGATGTCCTCAATGACCTCCGCCGTAGTAGTGTTGCCCTCGATGTCCTCAATGACCTCCGCCGTAGTAGTGTTGTCCTCGGCGTCCTCAATGACCTCCACCGTAGTAGTGTTGTCCTCGATGTCCTCCGCGGCGGAGAGGACCTGCTGCCGCATGTCGAGCCTGTTGACGAAGAGAACAACTGCGTCCCGAATGGCACAACACCACCGGTGAATCATGTCCATGTAAGACACTGCGAGCAGGGTTCCCCGAAACACTACACAATTTGGAATTGGCGCTGCATAAAATATTCCGTGTATCCGCAATGAATTTAAATATGAACAATTAAATAAGGACAACACCCCCTAATATTCAATGGCATTTTTCGAAAGTATCTGTACACAAACATGTAAAGATGCACAAACATGTAAATTATGCAGCAGCTTCTTCAGAAAAATTGAAACGGGTTTTGTGAAAATGTCCACGAGAATCAAACAAAGTCAGACAACTTCAGAAAACAAATTGCGATGCAAAAATCAGAATATTATGGAGGTATTCACAACCTTCTACGAGCAGCCAGCATTTTGGACAAGGTGGAAAAAGGGGGATGTGAACGGATGAGTGATGGTCCGTATATGAAAACACAAATAATCACGTACATGGGGAATAAGCGGAAAATCATAAAGCATATTGATGACGCAATTGCCATAGTGAAAAAAGAATTGGGTGTCCAAGAAATTTCGGCAGGCGATGGCTTCTCTGGTTCGGGGATTGTATCGCGACTTTTAAAAAAACACTCACATTCACTATATGCAAACGACATCTCGGGCTACTCGGAAACCTTGAATAAATGCTATTTGGCGTCACCCGACGAGGAGTTTCAAGAAGAAATAAAAAAACAAATTCAGCAAGCGAATATAATCGCCGAAGAGAAAAATCATGGAAGGTCGTGGATATCGAGGCATTGGGCGCCCAAAAGCGACAAAATTGAACCAGGCGAACGAGCGTATTATACACATGAAAATGGACGGCGGATTGATGCTGTGCGAAATTATATCGACACGTTGCCTGAGAGGTTTCGTCCATTTATCCTCGCACCACTGTTAGTAGCATCTTCAATCAACGCCAATACCAACGGACAGTTTTCAGCATACTTCAAAGATGAACAAGGGATTGGTTCGTTTGGTGGGAAAAAAAAAGCGTGTTTATCACGAATTACAAAACCCATCAGCATACAGACCCCTATATTCTGCGACAAGGATTGCGACGTGAATATAACAAAAATGGATACAAACAAATGGGTAACTGAATTACCAGAATTAGATTTGGTTTATTATGATCCCCCGTACAATAAGCATGCATATAGTGTATATTACTTCATGTTGGATATCATAAACAACTGGGACTTGTATGTTGATATTCCGGATACAAACCGAGGGCAGCCAAAAAATTGGGTAAAATCAGACTATAATAGTTTCACAAACGCAAAACAGGCTCTCTTACAACTCATTTCAAATACTAAATCAAAATATATATTACTTTCATACAACAGTTGTGGGATCATTCCTATAAATGAGCTTGATGTCAGCCTTCAGCAATTTGGACATGTTCGTAAAATACCAATTGAACACAAGACGTATAATCGTCTGAAAGGGATGGTTGAATATAAACGCAAAGAAGAAAAAGAAAAAAACGAAGAGTTCTTGTGGTTGATCCGGAAAATATAGGACGCGGTATTTGTACGTGTCGGTTCATATATTCATTACATTTTTATTGTTATAGCACATACCATCACAACGCACAACGTTCACCGTGAAAAGAATGCGCCATTTTTTTAAATAAATCAGCAATTGACAGGACAAGCAATCGTCCATGCATTTAGACATATTTGCCCTTGTATTTGAATGGATATCGGGGTAACTAAAAGATAGAGCGTCTTCTATTACTATCTTTTTTCTGTTTTCTTATGTTTAATGTTTCTTGTCTTCTTCTTTTTTACTACTTTTACTTTTCTGGATTTTGTTTTGTTGTTGTTTTTGACTCTCTTTCCACCTGATAATTAGTATCTTTACTGGGCTACTACTGGAGCGAGAGCGGCGAGAGCGGCGAGAAAAACCACCATTCCGCCGATGACCCGCCGATTGAATGGTTTATAGAAATCGTCTGGGTCGCGGATCGGCGGATTTTGTCCATTTAAGTTGAAGGGATTGCCTCCATTACTATTACTATTATCAGGTTTCGCCCCTCCGAGTTCCTTCGCCCTCACCCCCCTCACCTTCGCATTCACATTCGCATTCGGATTCCGAAACGTATCCCCCTCGGGGAAATCGTAATTTGCACTGTCCGCGCTGCTCAACCATCCCCCACCCTCACCACCTCGGAGATGTCGTTTACGTGTCTTTCTTTTGTCGGACGATACAGGATTTGATACCATCTTTATTTTTTTTCGTTCAAGTTTTCTTTTTGTTAGTTTCCTCTTTTTCTTTTGTTGCATGTTGTATTATATCATAATATTATAATATTTTGCCGACATGGCTGAAAACAGGTCGAGACGATTGATCGCACCCATCTCGTCCCAATGGTTCGTGATCGTTGCCACCATAGACGAACAACTGTTCGGAGTTCTCAACGGTGACCATGTCGGCAATGCCCCCGTCCGATACCTCGTCCAATACATCGCACACTTTGGCGCAATGTGTGTCGGTGAGTGACGGTAACGTCAGAACCCACGCCAGCCATGCGGACGGGTCGGACGGCGATGGCTCCTGCTCGCCCTCCCTCATGATGAGCTCATTAGACCGACCGTCATGGACGTCCGTTGCGTAGACAGTGGATGGCTGGACGACAGAAGAGGATAACGAAGCCATGGTGCGGCGGCGGTGCGCTGGGTCAGTGTCGAAACTATGCGTGCCGGGTTTTTCGCGACAATAAAGTCTCTGCCGGCGTCTTTGTCTCGCCTCGCCGCCCACGATGCCTAAATTGATGAGTGCCGTTAAAAAGGAGAAGACATCCGAGGAAGCGGATGAGAGTGTCATGGTGAAGGAGGAGAAGGCATCCGAGGACATGGAGGGGGACAAGGACAATGACAAGAAACAGGTAATGCGCTATCCGAAACTACACGCCGCCGTTACGCCCCCACCGCCGCCACCCACCCCACCAGTCGAACTCCAATTCGAATGCGAAGAGATCTCGCGAGAGGTCGGCAATGGGAAAGAGAATGGTCAATGGCTTCTGGGACGACGATTGTCATTCGAAGAAGTTGGAGATGGACACTGAGTCTCCCAAGAAGAAGCCTCGCGGGCGTCCGCCGAAGGGAAAGGTGTGGAGTGGCGACGGGTGGGTGAGTCTCCGGTGAAGACCCCCGTCACTGACTCCGCCACGAAAAAGCCTCGCGGGCGCCCGCCGAAGGGAAAGGTGTGGAGCGGTGACGGCTGGGTCGATGGGTGAGCCTTGTGCAATTGGCAGGGTGTTTCAGGCGAATATATTATTGCGTGATGTGTGGCGGGGTGGTATAGATTTCACTTAGAAATGTGTTCGACAAATACACGACACGGGGTGGTTGACTCACAATACCACTGTCATATAGTTCATTTCACAAATACCGCATCATGGTGTTGTTTATGAAGTTCTCCATTTTCGCGCGCGTCATTGAGATAGTGAATAAAAGAAGAGTCGCAACAATGTCGGCTATTTGCTATGCTGTATTGCTCTACGGGAAAAACTCCGTAAGCGCCGTCTGCTTCTTCGTTTGAGTCACGGTTACCTCCTTCTTTACCGTTTCATTACGGCTCTTGGTGGTGGTCTCCGTGTCGGCGGCGGCGGGAAGGTCGCCAGCAGCGTTCATCTCCATAAGAGTCTGCTGCGTGACGAGTTCGGTCTCGGAGAGCGTGTATTTCTCCGCGTCTTCTTCCTCGTCGCCCTCGATTTCAAGGTCAAAATCAATATCGTAACACTTCACATAGTCCGTGGTGGGCGAGATGATGACCGTAATCGGGCGGTGGTCGCTCCACGTCATGGAAAGCAGGCGGTTGAGGGTGTGCTTGCTGGCGCTCTTGAACTTGGTGTTGCCGATGCCGTCGAAGTAGGCGCGGGTCTTCTTGTCCCACTCGGTGAGCACGTAATTGGGAATCTTATGAACAACGCCTTTGTGCACGCCGGTGTCGAGTTTCCCCTCCTTCAACGTGATGTGTCGGACCTTCTCGTCGACGTCGGGGAGCCAGATGTCGTCGTTATGCTTGGGCGTGGCACCACCGCCTGCCAAGAACGGGAACAAGTTTGTGGGCAACCCGCTCGGCACGCCTCGGTAGAACTTCTCCAAGAATGCTTGCTTGGTGGATGCGAAGAGGTCGTTTTCGATCTGTACAGTGAACGGAACATCGGCGTCCCACATGCACACCGTCTTGTTGTATTCCTCGTCGGTGTTGAAGTCGCCCAACAGGACGACGTACTTGCCTTGCTCGACGGACTGGGTGCAGATGCTCTGGACGAACGCTGCCTCGATCATGTTCTGATACGGTGTTTTAAACTCGCCACCGGTGGCGGCATGACAAACGACGATGTGGATGTCAAACGTTGATGTTGGTGGCGAGAATGAGAAGAGAACTGGTGCCCGGTCGAAGTATAGGTTTACTTCTCCATCGCGGTCAAGTGTCGCCCACGACTGTTGGACCGTGGTGAGTTCTATGGTGCAGCCGGCGAACTGGATGGTGGTGCCGGCGAACTTCGGCGGGTCATTGGATAACGGGTCCTTCTCTTCGCCGCCGCCGGACGCGGGAGCAGTAGAAAGTCCGCCAGTCTCGCTCGCTGTGGTACGCCGTCCATATTTCGGGTAGAAGCCGTCGGTCATGATGCGGTGCCCGTTCTCCGCCGGGTCGGCGTGCAAGTCGCCCATCAATTCTTGGCGCCAAATGACGGCGTAGAGTTCGCGCCGCCGCCCCTGCGGGTTCACTTCGCCAGAGAGTTTGTAACGCCACGAATCGTCATATGAATTTTTGTTAAGGTAATCCACGATGAACTCGAGTGCTCGCTTCCCACCACCGCCAGTGCGAACCTCCTCGAAGATGCAGACACCTGGTCCATTGTTTCCATTGAATTCCTTGATGGTCCGCGCGACTTTCGTGGAACGCTCGACAGATTCATTGTATCCGTCGGCGGTGGCGGCGAGCAGCGTGAGGTCCTTCTGGTTCCACTGCATAACCGGGTAGGTGCGATGCGTGAGGTACAGGCTACTATCTTCTTCGACAGACGCCATGGCGCAAGTTTTTAGTCTCTGCACACTGAGGGTCCCCTCCCCACAGAGCAAACAAAGAAGAACAATTCGGAAAAGGGAATTCGGAAAATAGGTGGGCAAATGTAGAATTCAAAGAGCCAGTTGTTTAAATGTATTCTCTTAGCTACATTCCCTAGCGATCGAGATTTTCGTTATTATTTGCCTCACACGTAGCCTTGTATTTTCTTTGCTTCCTGGCTTCCGTGATTTTGTTGCGACAATCCATTGGCGACCGGCTTTTCGACAGTCTCTTTCTGAGAACGAGTTGGGTTGTCTGTACCATGACCTCGGTAACAAACTTCGACAACGCACCGAACGCCTGCTACTGGGCGAGCAACCTATCGCAATACCTCGCTCGCGGGATCATGGTACACCCAAGAGCGGTACGAATGCTTGTGTTGTTTATCGGATATAGAGAAGGAATGTTTGTATCGAAAGAATGGTATTGTATATGCGCAAATGATGTCAAGCGGTTGCTGGAACACGACGACGCGAAACACCACGTCATTTCAGTATTGATGACGCTTATGAAAGTTTGGTCCCGGAACGAAGAACTTCTGCATATTCTCCGACATCGAGGGGAACCTCAGTTGATAAATCACCGCTCGGACAACGAAACATTTCACACAATATTATTTAAAGCAAATGTTATGATGCAAATGGATAGGTTCGCACACTCATTTTCGGAAGAGTTCATTCGGAAGATAATTCATACCTACATCATATCATTTCATGTCGACAATGGAGTGTCGGGGTTACTTGATAACTCGTTTTATTACGAAGACGAAGAATCTCAGCCCACTATTTGGTTTAAACGGCTCATGGGAAAACTCGACATTGTCTCAATACGAAAGCAAGATTGGCCACAATGCTTTTTCTCGAAAGAATGTATTGGAGCATTCCGTGAATGCCATGGGAGTAATATCGAATGTGTAGGGCAGGTAATGGTTGCTATGGGGCAGCTGTACCCCGAACTACGGTCAATTGCTCTATGCGGAATTCCAGAAACAGAAGATTATGATCATAATTGGGAAAACCCCAACAATCTGGTTCAATACATCTTTACGCTCGGCGCAACTTGTCCCAATATATCATACATTGACATGGGCAATACACCAATCAACGATAGTGTTGTCAACGCGGTTTCGTCAAGCTTTGGTAATCTCACCTCGTTTTGTGCGAAAACTGGTGTATTTGGCTACACAATTAGCAGTTATGCGCTGGAGGCGCTTCGTACAGTTCATCCAGATATTGCTGTTACTATCTGGACGTCAACTCACCCGGACCAGACATGAGAGAATGGGATTGCCCGGGTGAAGTTACCTTGGCGGTACAAAAACGTGTTGTGGAAATATGAAATAATAAAGAAAGCATTTTCCTTTAAATCCCCAGGCAGGAAATACAATAGCACGTGCGCGATGTCCTAAGCACATTATTTTTACACCGGCGCTGAAAATGCAGTGATTATTTTTATACAACATTCATTTATAATGCGCTGCTGACGAATGTATCCGAAACGTGTCTTGTCAAATATACTAATTTATTTCATTAGAAATTCAAAGCAGTCCTCCAACGGCTTTATGAATTCTTCACATAAAATCCTCCTTTTCCAATAACAGCCAAATAGATTATTCACCCGGTTCATCCGCATCATGTCCTTGCTTGTGTATCTGTTATTTACATTTACAACTAGACACCATTAAGTTTCATCAAGTTGTCGAAGCCGTTCAGGGCGAGCCGAATCATCTTTGTCGCATCTTGGTTTTTATTAAGCCATTTTTTCTCTTGGTCTGTCTTGAGGATGTACCACACGTAGAATTCACTCTTTACCGTGTGCATAAAATCTTCGGCGAAGTCTTGCTCGTCGAAGTCATAGTTGTCATCACGAAAATCGATATCATTTAGTCCAGTCACGAGTAGTTCGATTGCTTGTTCCGAAAGACTACGCTGCAGAGAAGGTGGCGGGGTCTCATATTTGAACGCCGAAAACCGGGTTGACGATGGAACCGACGCGGCGTATTTCATTATAGGAATCGGAAATAGCGAAGACATATCTTTTGCGCGAGTAGGCGATGAAGCCGTGCGGTCCAGTTTGAACCGACACGGTGGCAAGTACACTTTCGCCGGTTCTTTAACCGATGCAGTTGACGTAGTTGAAGTGGATTTCGTCCGCCGGACCTACAATGATGGCGGTGGGGGCGGGTTTAAATGTGTGTGCCACATTATATCTTGGGGAATATCAGCACCTGCGCATAGTAACCATCTTCATATTGTCCGGACACATCTCTTTGTCCGCGAGTACAGTTGCGGTATGGACCTTGACGACGACCTACATCAAGTACTGCATCTTCAAAGTCATCGGAGTCCCACGAAAACATCGGCGGCGGAGGCGGTAGAGAGGAACCACCATCATCTTTAGTGGAAGCATTCTGCGATTCATTGTTATTAGTTACAGTACCCCATTGCAATGGCGAGGGGTGCTGAGACACGGACGAGGTAACATATTTGCCGAGCTCGTAGTTCCAGACACAGTTCTTAGGCGGACGCCCTCGTCCGGGACCAGCTCTACGGCTCATGGCACAAGTTGTGTCCGCTACCTGGGACTTGGCGAGGATTTCCGCAAAATTGTCCACCTCAGAGAATGTATAACACTGGCTTGTACTGGATCTATTTATATTCAAATTATAAGGGAAATAGATATCTTGTTCACTTAATAGAAATAAAGTCAGTATGATAGTGGTATAACAACTGACAAAATCCACCAAGGAAATTTTGTACAAGGACCTAATTGGTGGCTCCGCGGACACTACAACAAATTGACAATTGCATCACAAACAAGCACCGCCAGTTATCATGGGAGAAGAGGTCCGACTGTTAAGGGCGTTCCATAAGCGGTTGACAAATGTAACGAGGGAAGCAACCGCGGTTTTTGCCAATCGAATCGAAGATATCGAGAGAATTAACGCGGCAGAAGAATTGGCGGAAAGGACCAAGCCACTCACGACCGAGGCTGTCAAAACTATGGACGAATGGTGTCAGACACGAACCGACGATGAAATATCATGGTTGTGTGAGCAAAACCTATCAGGAACCATCATCAACGCACTCGAAGATATGCTAGACACAATGCCGGTACATGAGACAAAGGACTGTGTTGACGAATTGTCATCTACTATCAAAGAGACTATGATAAGTGAACCGACCGAGAAAGATGAACCGACTAAGGTATCATTGTATATATAGATTACTTGCACTCCTGCACCATTTCGCGCGGCTATTATATAAATAACTACTGCATCATTCCATGTATCAAATGCTTAGAATAATGCGAAGACGATGACCCGTATTTGCACTGGTTTGGGGGGAGGGCCTCGCGATGAAGTTGAAGTCGAGGCGTTTTTCTCTCTAGACATCGAGTATAAGATTGATGAAGATGGATTTGTTTACGACAATGACACCGGAGAGGCTGTTGGGAGATACCACAAAAACACTGGTCTCTTCTCAATGCACCCGGTTATGAAATCACTTGTTGCCATCGAGCAACCAGGTGCGGCAGAGCAACTAGTCGCCACCGAACAACCGGAGTTCGCAAATACATACCGCGGGGATATGCTGGACGCAAAGAATAATACGAACACAGTGACACGTTTGTCCGCTTTGGGTAGGGGTGCGCAGGACGAAGTTGAAGTCGAACCGTTCTTCTCACACAACATCGAGTATAAGATTGATGAAGAGGGGTTTATTTACGACAAGACCTCTGGAGAGGGCATCGGAAAATACAACCAAAGTAAACGCATCTTAGAGTTCTATGAGGTTGGAAAAACACTTGTTCTCGCCGAGCCGCCACACGCTACCGTGTCATCGGATATCCCAGAGCCACCAGGCGCGACAGAGCAACCCGACACCATCAAGTCACCATACATGTTCCCTGAAGTTACTGAAGAGCGGATCGATGAGTTCGCAAATAAATACCGCGGCTCGGAAGGTGCGCTCACATTTGCAACGAAAGTCTGAGAACCAGCGGAAGAACTAGCAACGCATGCATGCGAACCATCCAATCACCATACAACACCCCACTCATTCGCGCTGTCAGAGGAAGTGCGTGACGTCATGGCGGCGTACGAGGAGCATAATGGCGACATGGGGGCTGTGATTGACCGCGTCATGCTCGCGACGGATGACGACGAACCGCGCTTCCGCGATATCATCAACAAAGCAAACAAGCGGGAGGAGACAACCAAACCACAAGACGCTGCCGCGCCAACGAAAATTACGACAAAGAAAAAACCCAAGATGTGCGGACTATGTGGTGAACCCGGACATAATAAACGCACCTGTAATTTTATTAAAAACGATAACTAACAAGAAAACGAGGGTAAGAAACTTCGTTAGGTAAACGAAAATGAAGAGAAGGTGATGTATGGGGCGGGGAACGGATATACTTATCCCGTGTGATGGTGCGGCGTGACTGCATGAGGCATACTATAATGAGTTTAGAAAATCTATTTTTTGCAGATAAGGAAGTTTTTACGATAAAAAAAGACAAAGTGGGAGGTTAAAGGCATATTTTTATTGCACCATAAAAAATTGAAATACGCAGTACACAATCATCCATAGAACAAAAACATACCTTCCAAGGGTCCCGTATGAAGAATCACACATTCGATCAGGCTTCGTGGCGTATCATCAAGGAGTTTGTCGGAATTTATGGCGTCAAAATGGACTATTCTACCATCTTGAAACTTCACGTGAGTGATATTCACGACGCAATGAGGTGGTCTGATATTATACCACCGACCCTTATACACAACTACCACCATCCAAAATCATGGAAAGCGCGCATGTTAAAGAGGGTGACGCGGGGATACAAAAGTCGCCAATTTTACGAAGAAATAAAATTGAAAATAGAGATTTACAACCAGTTCCACAACCAAAACAATGAATAAAGCACAAAATGTTACAGAAAGTTGGAGTGAAACGGTCGGGTAATAGTCATTTTTAATTTCACAAATAAAATTGAAATGGACTTCAGTTCGTAATGCTACATACATCAATACTAGGATAGTTTCCAAGTTTCCACCCCAACATTTCCAACATGTCCGCTCCACAAACGCACAAGTTTGCGCAGGGTCCTTGGCTTATCATCCGCGACTTCGCTGGCATTTACGGTGTTAAAATGGATTATTCCAAGTTCGACACCCTACGTGTAAGCACAATCGAAGATGCGATTAATTATAGCAAAATAATTGATCCTATCTTGATGGGAGGCACTCGCCGCGACCACAAATACTTTCGTGACCCTAAAGCGTGGAAGTCCTTCTTGCTGAGACGGATTTCGTGTGGATACAAAAGTCGCAAGTTTTACGAAGAGATCGCGCAACGGATAATATTTAAAGATATAGCATGGAGGTCGCAAAATGCCCACCTGATAAAATTAAAGGAAGGTGCTGAGGAACGCATTCGGGAAAAACGGTGGGCGCGCATTAAAGCAAAACAGGCAAAGTGGGGCACCGCCGTAAACAAATAGTCTATCGTTACATCAAACAAATTGCAAAATATATCCAAGAATATACAAAAAATACATGTTTACCATCATCCATATTTTTGTTTAAAAAATTGAAACGAAACATCCCTGATAACAAATCAATAATATTCATTGTGCTATGGACGTTTCGCACACACACTCCGATATGTCCGTTCCATCGCTCAACGAGCTATCCACGACGATACTTCCGATTTCAACCCCGGAACTACCTGATGGTGCCAAAAAACAACTCAAGTATCTAGTTGAGTCTCGGTCCGCTTTAAATCGATTGGAGTTTTTGAATAAAGCACATCATTCGAACAACCAGGATATTTTGTGGCATACTCATATATATCAGGTAGATATGGACACGGAGTTGCCCTCTTTTGCACAGTTCATCTATGAACGTGTGGAGAGGGAGACAATTCAAGAAATCCACGATTCTCTTCACAAATGTCAGTGTTGCAAAAGACACTCGGGCGATCCATTGATACCTGGATATGGTTGGTCCTCGCACCAGCACCTAACGAGTGATAATCTAGGCGGCCGGTGTCCATGTAAATGTAGACATTATCGAAGACAGTTGCGCGAGGTTATCGATTTTATTGGTTCCATATAAACAAAAATCAAATTTTGTCTTCTGAATTTATATATTATTTGACGCGGAAGAGGGAAATACGGAACATCAAGAAACCCGCACAGCTAAATATGAAATTCATATTCATTTCGAAGTCATCTTAAAATGACAAGATTTCTCTTTTACTTTTTAGACAATCTACGTATTCTACTACTAAATATTTTTTGTCTTCTTTCTTTTTTTATAACCAACGCAGATTGGTTCTACAGAGTATACGCACAAAAATGCGTGGCGACCTAACATAGCATGATCAATCTGTATCGTGTTCCTCTCCCTCATAATCCCCTTGATGTCGTCGTTCCCGTCGCACAATTCTTATGATCCCAATGGAGACTTGATAGCGCATGACATCGCTGTCTTCACCCGACGATGGATCACTTCCGTCAGTGTGGGACATATTATCATCGCTATCATATTCGAAATTATTAATTGGTCCCGGTATGCTAGGTGGCATGGTAGGTGCTGCCGCGGTGGGTGGCGTGGTGGGTGGCATGGCGGGTGCTGCCGCGGTGGGTGGCATGGTAGGTGCTGCCGCGGTGGGTGGCATGGTAGGTGCTGCCGCGGTGGGTAGCATGGTAGGCGCTGCCGCTTCTGACCCGCTCCACATCGCGCCGCCATAATCACTTTCGCCGTATTCGCTTTGGTTCGGACTAGGTGGCGTCGCAATGGCAACAGTGTCTAAATGGTCAAATGTCTCCACTGCGACCGGAATATTGAATGAGGAAATATAGTCGTCGTCCATATAGTCGTTATCAAACTCGTTTTCGAACCCTTCCAAGCACTGTTCATTGTAGCCACTGTTGGTTGATTCACTCATCCACCTCACCCGAGCGGAACACGGCAACACGGTTCTGGTTATCCCGAGACGGGTCGCTCGCTCGGCTCGGTTCCGCCGAATGGAATATTACTACTATCGATTTCGAGACCATCCCTCACAGCAAATCCCTAGCAGGTTGTGTTTAATTCCGAAAACTAGGAACCATATTCCTTATGAATTTGTCAATGAAAATATCAGCGCAGAGATTAGACAACTAATTAAAACAGTGATTGCATAGAAGCCGCGGTACATCTATATTCGAACTGACTATAATTGATATTTTCACTTCGAAGCTGCAGGAAATACATAGTAAATAACAATTCTTAACAATCAATCACACTCGGCGACCAAGGGTCCACACAACCGAGGAGGTGTTGTTGGTCTGCAGAACCCGAGAACGTGGCAAATCGTCTCCACCGCTGTTGCATTTCTTAGATAAGGTGTTACCACATCATTGAATATCTATACCTAGACCACCGCAAACATGTTACGAGACGGGTCGTCGCTGCTAGCCACCACACAACCTTCCGCGACGGCTACGCGCCACCATGCCGCCATCAGATAACCACCAACCGAAATTCTACCAACCACAGAGGACGCCGCAGGACCCGCCGCGACAACACCCACCATGCCGCCATCAGATAACCACCAACCGAAATTCTACCAACCACAGAGGCGACGGGATGGAAGTATTCCTCGCAGAGGGCAATGCGCGCGCCGCGACGAACTACCTGACCACCCACAATAATATGTGCGTTTTCGACATACTCGGACTTGACATCGCGATTCACGAAAAGAGCAAGGTTATTCGGCGCTGGAAACAGATATCGTTGCTCGTTCATCCCGACAAGAACCCGCACGAGCTTGCCAATGTAAGAAACGGTATAGTAAACATTTATCGTCGTGTTTGTAGAACAAATTAAACAAACATCCTCACCTATACCCACATGTCAGGATGCGATTATCAGACTGAATGACGCGAAAAACGACATACTAGATGTT